TGCTGGGTAGCATGCTGCCCGAGGAGCTTGCTGGCGCGCTGCGCACCGGCGGCAGCAATGGTCAGAGCATACTGTTTGACGCCATCCGCAGCGGTACCATCACAGCGTTTACTGGAGTGCATGCAGACATTGTCAACACTGTGCGCGAACACAGCACGGGCAACACATTGCTTATGGCAGCTGTGATGACAAGAGACCTGCTCATCATTAAGCATGTTGTGGAGAACCTGGGCTACAACACATTTATGGGCATGCGACTGAGTGACCATGCAACGGCACTTCACCTTGTGGCGTGTCTGGCCGACCCCTACCACGGGTGTGTGCGCTACCTGCTGACGCAGTATGGCGCGCAAATGGCACCTGCACTGACAATGACCACCAATGAGGATGACATGAACCCGCTGCACTATGCGTGCAAGTACGGAGGCGTGCAAACCATGGTGCTGCTGGCCACAGTCATGTCCCAGTACGACAGCTTTGCACAGGCATGCTTCGCCCTGAACGCAAGCCTAGCACAGCCGGCGTTGCTGGCACTGCACTACGACGAGCTGGGCGGTGCGCAGAAGGCGTTTATACTGGACAGCGTCGCACCGCTCCAGGAGCGCTGGAATGGCCACAACGTTGCACGCCTAATTAGAGGGGATCATAATTTGACATGGTTTCTCATGGCCCGGAACAATAAAGACTTTTTCGCCTAAAGAAAACCATGGTGGATCCTATTGTCATGTCTAGTGCCATTGCCATGGGCCTGGCGCTCATGGTGGTGTACTATGAACGCTCAAAGCGTCAGGTACAACAGCCAGAGCGCAAAGGCGTCACGCCGGACGGCGTGAAGCTCTTCAAGTCTGGCCATGTGCTACACGACCACGTTAGCAGTGAAACGGACGCCCGCAAGATGATCAAACTGATTACGGTGGCCTCCAGCAATCGGCTGAAGCAGCTGGGCGACCCCATCCGAGGCGACGTCATCATCAAGCCTCGCACAGAGGGCCTGTTTTTGCCACGTGGCCGGCCAGAGCATTCCCTGCAGCCGGGTGCTGTGCACTTGCTTACGCCACGCCAGCCTTGTAATCCTTAAAGCCAAAGCCCACATCGGCGTCTGTCAACAGCGGCGCCTTGTAGTAGCGCACCATGTCTTCCCATTTCTGCCTGGTGGTTGTGTTGTCAATGTATAAGCATGTGTGATCCTGTGTAACCTTCTCCATCAATGTGTGAAATGTCTGCTTGGGTATGTTGCCCCCAAACTGTTTGTAAATCTTGTCCACACATGTCTGGCTTGTTTCTGTAAATAAAAAGACACCGTCTATACAACACCTCAGGCTGGCGTTCAAGTCCATGATGTACTGTGAGGCTATTATGACCAAAACATTCCAATGACGCCCGTTCTTGAACAGGTCCATGACGGCCTCGTGATTAAACATCTTGGCGTTATCCATGCAGTCGTCAAAGATCAACATGAGCCACGAGTGCTCGGGGTCCACGTTCTTTAATGCCAGCTGTCGCTGCTTGACACGTGTGATAATGTCGGCGTCAAACTTGTTGTACACAAAGCAGTTAGGCAACAGCTTGCTGTAGAAGTGGTTGGCCTCCTCGGAGCCCGATATCACGACGGCCGCGGGAATTATGTGCCGCTTGGCCGCAATGATAGATTTGATTAGCACCGACTTGCCGCGCTGTGGTTTGCCAAGCACAATGAGCTTCATCCCACCCATTTCGTCGTCTGGTTTCACAGGCCGCAGCTCCGTCAAGGACAACTCTTTGATTTCCATTTTTGTAATATGTCCGACTACGTCAAGCTGTATACTACCAAAATACTATGCCACGTCGATGCGCTGCAATGCAATCTCTGCGATGCGCTATACATTGGCAGTAAGGGGGCAAACATGCTGCGCCATCTGAGGACTGTGCACAAAGACAAATACACACAGGTGGTGCAGGCCAACGGGCGCGACGAGGAACTCATTATGTCACATATGACAACCTGTCGTGTCATTGTGTCCAACAGCACCAGATGCAATATATGCGATATTGTGCTGCACAGCCAATGTGTGAGCAACCTGTCCCGACACCTTCGCATCAAACACCCTGAGACGTGCGACCCCGTGTGGATATCTCCAACGCCGGTGACCACCTCGGGGGTGTCCAGGCGTTCCAGAAGACCGCACATGGCCCTGGTACAACTGCTGCGGACAATGCACTGGCCTGTAGATGTGGTTGAGGCCCCGGCCTTTGTGCAGTTTGTCACCGCTGTGGCCCCCAAGTATGTGTTGCCCAGCAAAGAGGTACGTACATACAAATGCAACACACCCCGTGTGTTGTATTTTTGGCGCTTACACTACTGTGTCTATTTCCCACAGGAGCTGGTGCGGTATTTCATCACCATGGATTCTGTACAGGACGCCCCTTTAGACCTGTCGTGTAAGATGTGATTATTTTGGGTAATAAAGACATACCTTGCGCACGATATCATTGGCTGTGTGTGTGTCGTACTTGTGTTTCAAGATCCGACCCAGTTTCACATATGTTGGCGTTTGTACGCGAAACATGTTACAGGCCGCATGATGGTGGTTTATCAGGTACTCTGTTTCCACTAATGTCAATATGCCGCTGGCATGCAGTGCTTGCAGGGTTGCGAGGAGCACGGTGGTGCACTCTAGATGGGACACATCGACACGGTAAAACAGACCTATACGTTTGTGCCGCCGCTGCCTCCTGAGGTGGGCATACCACCAGTCAATAAGCCACTTGCGGTCCAGATGACGCATGGCCACCATAAACTGGTGCTGTGTTCCCAGGGCACACGCTTCGCGAGCCATTGTCCTCAGGTCACCCTTGGCGCATATGGTACGGTCAACACAAAGATCACCCAGTGCGCCACACATCGGGGCCGAACAGTGTATCTTATCACCCAGAGCAAGCAAAAACGACGTCACAGACATGATGATTCAGGTAGCACCATTTTTCTTTATTTCAGTCAAAAGTGAGTCTGCGGCGGGCGCTGCGTATGCGGCCAGCATCGCACTGCGGCACCATGGCCCACAGGGGCATCGGCTTGGTTCGCAACAGGCACTCCTTGGTCACGGGTTCAGTGATGTGGCAGTCAGACGCTGCCATTGTCTTGATAGGCTGCTGGCAAAGTGGACACGAGGGCCGTTGGGATATCCAGGTTGTCAGGCACGAGACACATGCCGTGTGATTACAGCAGTCGATGATGGCATACTTGGCGATGGTCTCCAGACAGATAATGCATTTCTCCATGGTGTCTGTTGATGCCTGTACATGGGTGTGTTGTCACAAAATCAAATAATGTGCCCCAAAAAATGGCATCCCATTTCAGCTTTGCGGCGACCGGAGATGCGGACCGGCTCCTATGGGCCATACGCTACGACACCAGCATGGCCCTGACAATGCTCCGGCAGGGTCAGAGTCCCAATATACACAACGGCGTAACCACAGCGCTCATGGCAGCCGCACAGCACAACAACACTGTGTTCATGGCCATGATGCGGCATCCTGGCATCGATCTGAATGCGGCCGACAGCGACGGCAACACCGTGCTGCATATGTGTTGCAGGTGGGTACAATACACCCGTGTGAAAGCGTTGCTGGCGGCCGGTGCCAATGTGGACCCCGTCAATAAGGAAGGTAAGACACCGTTAATGTATGCATTACATTCCAAAAGTTATGTGCACCTCCTTATACAACATGGCGCTGACACAAACCACAAAGACCACAGTAATCACAGTGTTCTATATCATTTATTCTCATCACCAGAGACACGCAACAGCAATTTCAAACACTTAGTGACATATCCCATCATGGCACAATTATTGTACTCCCCCACAGGTTTGGACAGGATATCCACAGACGACCTGCGGGCAGTCATTTCATGCGAAGACGTCGCACCCCAGTGCCTGTCGGATATCCTGACCGCTCCTCACATCGACATGGGCTATGGCAATCATGATACAGATGCAGTGTGCTGGGCCGCCGTCGTGGGAAACCTGGAAGCCATGAAAACTCTGATACACCAATTCCAGTACGATGTCATGGCCAACAGCGCCTCGCTGCTCTCTGCCGCCATCACCGACGACGCGACTGCGCCCGCCGTGTTCCCCTTTGTGCTTGAGCAATGTGATGTTGATGCGTTGCAGGAGAACGGCGACAGTGCCCTGAGCTTGGCGCTGCAGCGCAACTGCATGTACTGTGCAAGGGCCTTGGTCGCAAACAACGTTGGCATCCATGTAGACAGTCCACAGGCCCTTGACAGGCTCCTGAGGGCAATCATGACATGTCAAGACATTGAGTTGGTGCGCAGTCTAGTACGACACACTGACATCGACCTGGTGCACAGAGCCATCCTGCCAGATGGCCTTACACCACTACAATTTGCCGCCACACATATCCACGGTGTCGATGTCGATTTCCTCATGGCATTCATGGCCACTGTGTTTCCTGCTCAAGGTATTGTTCCCATGTCCACCATACCGCCGCTGTTTCACAATGTGCCGTCGTTACTGGTGGAATATAACAGTCATAACAACCTCAGGTCCATGGCAGCAAGGTTTGTCTCACCAGAAGATATGTCTCACATCACCACGGAAATGGTGTTAAACACAAAACAGAACACAAGGCGATGAGCTGATGAGACGCAGCACAGGGGTGCACATAAATCCAATGTTGCTGTCCAGACACACAGATTGTAGTAAGTTGTTGTAGATCCCGGTGGCAGCGTCACTGGGGGGCAACACAACACACACCATAAACATACCTGTCCTTAGAGTGTGTTGCGTTGCAGTCTGTAGCGCGGTAGCCACATTGTGGTATCCGGAGACGGTATCCACATGCGGCTGGCGCATCAACATCTCCATTGTCGTCGTCACAAGCGATCTTTCCATGTATTATAAAAAATTTGAATATCTCCACCGCACGGAAAATACTGTAGACATACACGAATCAGGGAAACAATGGCATTCGCTACTACAATGAGAGTCAATGATGTGCAAATGGACAAAGTCGAATTTTCCATGGGTAAATACAACGAAGCTCACAATGCTCATCGTATCATGATCAAGTATGACAAGGGACCGCTTGTTGTCAAGACCAATGTGCTGTTTTCGTACGGCATCCAGGAGAACACAAAGGATGGCAAGCTTGTGGGCTACTCGTTGCCATTGTTGTGTGACGAGCCCCTCAGCACGTTTGTCAACCAGCTCGAGGCAAAGTGCCGCGAGTACATTGTGGGTATAAACCGTGTGCTGAACAAGAAACCTGACTATGCACAGGGCCTGGACACGCTGTATTACAAGCGTGTGGAGGGCATGGTGGATCCGGCATCCAAGCCCAAACTGTATGCACGTGTCAACACATGCTTTAAGGATTGCAGTAAAATTACCAGCCACATTATGATTGCCAATCGCTTTGAGGGCCAGGCTGTGATGTTGCCCAAGACGCAGCCATACCCCACCGGCCCCATGAACTGCATTACGGGCTTACAGTTTGACAACATATACTGTGGCACCAAGCCAAGCATGCAAGTTAAAGCCAAATGGATCATTGTAGGCGAACAGCACGAGGAGGCATGCGCCCCCATGGAGGAGTTGTCACAGGCCACACTGGAGGACCTCTTTGGTCAAGTGTAAATACACAGATGGCATCATGTTCACCTGTTGTGAACATGATGTCACTAAGTACCTTAAGCATCATCATCATCATCCATATTCATCGCCATGCGGCGCGCAGACATGGTGTTCCGAATTATGTCTGTCATGTCATCATCTCGCTGCATCTGTGGTATAGCGGGCGGCTGGTAAGGTGGTGCCGGGGTGCGTGGGGTGTAACTGGCAGGTGGTTGTGGAGGAGTGTCCGCAACAAACTGTAGTGACGACACGGCGTATGGAGATGCATCGCCTGCACGCAATGGAGTTGACACTGCATATGGCATGATATCGCTTGGCAGCACATACGGTGTTGTGTACGATGCTGCCGGGGTGGCCACGTCATAGGTTAGATTTTCCACCTCACCCGGTGAGGGTATATTACCACCACGGTCCTGTTGAGGCACCACATATGTTGTCCTTGCGGGAGTGGGCACGTCATAGGTTAGATTTTCCACCTCACCCGGCGACGGTATATTGCCACCACGGTCCTGTTGAGGCACCACATATGTTGTCCTTGCGGGAGTGGGTACGTCGTATACCGCTGCGTCGGTGCCAACGGCCCTTTCACGACCCTCTGTAATTAGGGCTACGCGGGCGGCGTCCGTTCCGGTGCGTATGGTCAGAGCGGTTGCTAGAGCTCCCGTGGCCGCCATGATGGTATTTGGAGCGACTGGGAACCCATACAGGCCGGGGCTGTAGTATGCGGTGAACTGCAGACTGTCCATGTCGTCGAGGTCGGCCCATGTGACCTGTGTGGCCACGCCGTTTGGCGTGGCGACCTGCACGCCGTCGTCGTCTACGTATATGTGGGCCATGACACCAGGCTGGTTTGTAGTGGCCTGGCGCCTGCCGTTTATGGTATACGCGAAGCATGATGCCATGTTGGTTGGCACGTCGGTGTCCGAGGACTTGTCTATACATGCGACAATTTCATAGCGGTTGTCGTGAAACATCAGCACATGCATGGCCCCTGAAAGCTGGACGTCGGACAGGGCCAGCTCCAGGAGGCGGTACAGCTGGCCATGGCTGATGTACACTTGCGCGGCCGTCTGCTCGTCGTCGGGGCCGCCGTCGTTGTAGATGAGCGTACTGACGTTTTGCGTGACAACCCGAGCGTGCGGTGCGTTGAAGTAGCTGGGACAGAACCCCACCCGGTCGGGTGGTTGGAAGTTGACAAAGCCGTCGGCGGCCATGGTGTGGTGCAGGTGCCGAATACGGGCCACCAGACGAGAGCCGTAAATTTGACCGGCCACTACCATGCACCGGCGCACCCGCTCAGAGTTTGCCGACACCGCTTGCACGTGCACACAGCCCTCGGCCGACTGAGCCAATGTGATAGAGTGCTCAGGGTTACGGTCGTGCATCAGTTGCACCGCCGTTCCGTCGGCCACGGCCAGTACATCTCCAATCTCGAGTAGGCTGTACATTTTCTTCCAAGATACTACGAAAAAATAATGACATGGCCCGTGGCCAGGCCCTGCCATTGTAGCTACTCTGGTGTTGTCGTGATGGCCAATAGGCGGGCCTTGCGGGCAACAGGCAGACGCATGAAACAACGGGCGCACACATCGTGCACGGTGTCGACATTGACGTGGCGTCGCTTGTTAAGAGCCCAGTGTACCCTGTTTATGAAGTCCCTGTCCACATGCATGTCATCACAATATGTAGCATAATTCATTACGGTGGCCACGATAGCCATGATCAGACGCTGGTACGCGCTCATGCATGCCAAGGCATATTCGTACAGGTGTGGGAAGATGGCCGTCAGCTGGAAAAGGTCATCCGGCCTGTGTAGGAGCTCCAGTACACGGGACCTGATGTTAGGCACGTTGCCGCGGATTTTGAGCATCTTGGTGTATTGCGGCAGGCTGAAGCGGACGGTGCGGTTGTCTGCCGTCCGCGCCAGCAGTCCGCTGCAGTGGGGGTGCGCGGTCAGCCACGCGTGCACTTCCTCAAGGCTGTGGGGCGTCACAATGTGGGGCCTGGGGAACTCAAGTAGTTGTTCGCTGTCATTGAACATAAAGTGCCCAGGCGCAGCGCACGTAGCCAGAAGCAGGGCGCCCGCCGCAGATGTGTCTACGGGCGCCACGAGGCGCTCCTCCTCCGTGGCCATGACCAGGAACACGTAGCTGAACTTTGGGTTCAGCTTTGTGGTCATGAACCATTCGTACACGTCCTCCTGAAGTGGGTATATGCGCGACAGTGCAGCCTCAAATGACTGCTTGAACGTGGTGTGACGGGAGGCCCAGCGCGAATTTTCACACGACAGCCGTTTATTCGTGCCCAGTATGAAGTGTGTACCGGTGTACACCGCATGCAGCATCGTGCCTTCATGTGCACTCTGCATTATCATGCCATGTTCAAAGTCCTCCGGTACGGCGGCAGACACATAGGGCAGACCCTGATGTAACACAGTGTCCCCGCGCATGTATACGGCGCGTTGGCCAACGCCATCATTGATGATGCACAGGTCGTCACTGACATCTGTCTGCTCGCCCATTTTTATATATACACCTCATTTGGGGCATCCAAATGAGGTGCTTATGCCGGCGGCAAGTGCTACCCGGCGATGGCGCGCACCACATAGCACAAGGCCTTGGTCGCCGAGCATGTCGCGCACGCCTGTACGACCTGGCCTCAGCAGCGCTGCTGCCGTGGCTGTCCCTGGGCACATCGGCCCGTGGTTGCCGGCGCTATGCCTTGTCGCAAGCGGTCACAAGCGAAGGCGCAACGTTTTTGAATATTGTAAATGCTTTGTAGACACTGGTTGTCCGTGTATATATACCATGATTGTATACACTGACAGGGATTTCTTGGCTAACCTGGAATATGGCCCCACTGACAGGGAGGTGCGTCGCGATGGCATGTACGAGTGTACATATGACACTCTGTGTGCTACATACAACTATCTCTGCACAAGACTGCCAGAGTTTTTCTTTGTGCAGGTGCGACACGGCGAGCCTGTCACTATGCTGCACATAAAGAACAGGGGCTACTATAATAAGGCGCTGGAGAACATCGACAAGGGGGACATGCCCTCCGACGTGCCACATCCCACATACTGGTTTGTCACAGACGGCCATGTGCACTTTGTGGACAACGTCATTGTACGGCAGGACCACACCTTGTGGTTTGAGTACATTGCCGATGTGTGTCGTGCATTCAAGGTGGCGGACGTTGATTTTTTTATCAACCCATACGCCAAGCCATGTGTGTACGACCACATGCTGCTGCCTGTACTCACGCCATATCATTGTAACCCAGGCCTTTATCAAGATATCCCTGTACTTCTACCTCCTGGACACAACTTGAACATCTCCGTTAAGCCCTCCCTGGTAGGCACAGCCATGTGGATTGGCTGCATGACCACCGATGCTGCTATGGGCCTTGCCGACTACGAAGACGGACACTCCCTGGTAATATGCAATACATCGCCGTGTGACAGGCCGCTGCTACTGCATGACCGAGTGTATGTAAATGCACACAAGAGGGCCGTGCGTGTCGACAGCTGTGACACGCTTCCACCCTTTGACTACATGGTGCATGTCTGTGATACTGTGGACAAGTACACGCTGCTAGACAAGTTTATGTACATCAATGTCCCTGTGTTGATTGTTGGCACATGTTCAATAGGCCTTATCAGGCCATGGCAGCACTTTGTGCCGGTATCTGCGACACTGCATGACCTGGCGGACGGCATCGAATGGTGTCGCTCACATCCCAAGGAGTGTGCAACGATGGTGGCCGCGGTTAGTAGTATGTGCCGGGAGAGGTTGTTTGAGCGAACATTAAGCGACACCCTGAATGCAACCGCAGCACAGTGTCGGCGGACCCACATTATAAACCCTCTTTACCACATGGCCAGGTGGCAGCACGAGTACATGAGTGTAAACACACATCGCACCGACACAGATTCAATTGAGCCCTTTGGCACACACAGCTTGTCCAACATAGACATGTCACGCAAGTCGTACGCGTTTGCGCGCGGCATCCAGGACATGCTGAGCCACAAGGCCTTCTCGTATGACCAGCACTGCCGTGTCGACAAACGGACCCGCATGCCATTCAGTACTGGCAACGGTGACATGATTATTGACTACACAGCAACTGTAAATGGGATCTCGATTGCGGCGCGTGCCTACAAGCGCGTTGATCATCTGATCCGAGACTATGTGTTTTCAAGGCTGTGTACCAACCCACTCAGGCGGCATTGCGCCAACTTTCAGTATGTGTACAGTGTCATCACCGCTGTCGACGGTGGTATGCGAGTGTTGTGTGAGGATGTTCAGGGGCCCACGCTTGCACAGTGGATATGCAGCACCGCCTTTACGTGGGAGACACTGTTGAACGTGCTAGCTCGCCTGGTGCTGGCATTGGACTATGCCTTTGCCGAAAAGTCCTTTATGCACTATGACATGACAGCCCACACGGTGGTCATTGTCAAAGACCCCGACGACGTCGAGGTGCATCACACACACGGCCGGGCGTATGTCCTGCCAACCATAGGCATCCGGCCAGTCATCAAGCACATGGGCAATGCAGCGGGTGCGGTGTTTCACGCCGGCTACGGCGGGGTCATGCGACACTGTACACACGACATGTTCAACCCCACCATGCGCCAGTGTCTGGACACCGTGACATTAGTCGTCAGCTGTCTGGACGTGGCCAGGGAATACGGCCATGACACGGGGCCATACTCGCTGCTGCTGTACGATGAGTTTTTTGGCTATAAAGTGTGTTTCATGTCCAAGGTGGGGCCGTATGGCGCGCTGTGGCGTCACATCAGCAGCGAACATCGCCTACAGGACTACGCCACATACGTTGTACAGAATGTGCTTAAAGTGGCGCCGGTGGCACATGCCCCCAACCCATACGTTCGCATTGGCTACTACAAGTATGTCAGTATGTGTGCCAGGTATGGGGTCGGTACACTGTCTGCGTGGAAGGGCACCCTGGATGAGTTGGAACGCACTGCCATACCACCCAGTAACAGTATGTTGCACAATGCTCACCACCGCTGCTGCGTCCTGTTGGGTAGTTGGTTCCCATTCGTGGACAACCGGGTGCCGCCCAAGCTCAGGAGTCGCTGGCAGCATATCAGGGGTATGTTGTTGGACAGCATGCCCGTTAAGCCTGTGCCAATGCACGCCCAGAAGAATGATGCATACTGTCGCCTGTTGGAGGGGACCAGCAACACCAACGTCGCCATGATCAACTGGCTGCTGTGTATTGAGGCTGCCAATGACATGTCTCGGTGCCCACCCCCAGATGCACCGTTCCATGCCGTCATCATGACTGAGAGACACGATACTGGCATGTTGTTACACCAAGTGGGTTGTGGGAACCTAGTAAATCATTTGGAAAATTGACATTTGTCTGCTTGTGGTCATTTAAAAAACACATCAGTATGAGTTACATTGGTTTTGTGAGGCGGCTCGCGGCCGACTGTGCAGCAGGCAGGGGTGTGGGGTGTGGCGGGGGGGATGTGTTGAGGAGTGTTATAGATCCGCCATACAACAGGCTGTACACACCCACGCTAGCGTTCTTTGATAGCGAGGAGGAGATCACCATACCGTTCAATTTTCGCAAAATAACTACACATTTCGACAGTACAGACATTAAGACCATTGCGTTCACGCGGCAAGACATTAAGCTGTCATTGGCCACGGTGGAGGATAAGGTCATGGTTGCGGCCGGTGTCTCGGAGCTGTACAAGGACCGATGCCTGGCCGAGTTCAGGGTGTCTGACATCAACAACAAAATCATCCTGTTGCATTTGAAGTTCCCCAACACGTTTGACACAGGCCTGTACAAGTGTACACTAACCCTGAATAACAATCAGACGTATTCAGCGCAGCTGGGCGTGCGCATCGTCGACAGGGACCTCAAGTACATGTTGACTAGCGAGTGACAGCCACGTGCACCTCTACGGTGCCGAGCGTGCACGTTGCCACAAACCTTAGGCCCGCGTCTCCCACAGACAGAAGCACGCCTGTCTTGGTGTCGGCAAACGCCGCCATCTTAGCCAGCTTCAGGATGCGGTCCGAGGACACCTCCGCGTGATACTGCGGTGTCACAGAGCCGCCACCGGTCCCGAAGCGGTATGTTTTTGTCTTGAAGCCCTCGATGCACATGGACATGCGCACCTCGGCGCCCAGCACGGCGTCGATGGTCATTGTGCCGGGCTTGAAGCCCCTACACATGCTTGAGAAGTCTGCCGTGCACAGTGTGAACGTGTCCATGTACGTGTGTTCGGCTGGGCGCTCAAAGGCGGCCGCGTATGTTTCCACCGCCGTGATGAATGTGACACTGCCCCCGCCTTGCGCACCGACTTGTACCTCAAACTGCATGGGCTCAGCGCCATGGAGCTTGAAACTGACGCGCGAGCCTTTGCGCACTGTCTTGAAGTCGCGTGCGGTGTGCTGGCCCAATCCCACGTACACAGCTTCGGTGGGGGCGTCAAAGTGGTACGTGTCAAACCCCGATGCGTGGAGATTGGCATAGATGTGCACGTCGTGGATCACGTGCACAAACTGCATGCCTTCCTTTGAGATGCGAAAGTACACCGTCTCTGCATTGGCGTACAGCAGCTCAATGAGGGATTTGATTTTGTTGGGATGGGAGCTCTCAGCGTGAAATAACATTGTGTAATTTTTTAATACTATGGAACTGTGTCAGCCCAACAACCGCCTGCTATGCGCCACATGCAAAGGCATCATGCGGGGGCCGGTTCAGGCAGCCTGTGGACACAGATTCTGTGAGGGGTGTCTGACAGAATCGGTATGTCGGCATTGTCTGTGCACGACGGCACCCGTGTTTCGAGATAATGCTGTGGCACATGAGCTGGTGGCGGCCGTTGTCAGGTGTGTCGTGTGTCCGTGGGTGGGCACAGTGGCCGAGTATCGCGAGGGCCACGTGATGGAACATGAGGGCATGCAGCCATGCCCGTTTGCAGTCCTTGGGTGCAACACCGATGACTGCGATGACACCGTCGAGGATCACCAGGAGCTGCTCGTGAAATGCCTGAAGAGGGCCACAGATCGTATCAAGGCTCTTGAAGCCAGCGTCAACAACCTTAACATGGAGAGACAGGCAATCGCGGCCAGGTTTGCACATTTGGAGATGGCAACGCAGAATGGCACCCTTGTCTGGCTGGTGGCCGTGTCGTCGGACTGCCCGCTACCCATGGTTCTGTCTCCGGTGTTTTACACACATCGCAATGGGTATGCCATGTGTGTGCGCATGTATCCAAAGGGCGATGGCAGTGGTACGGGCACGCACGTGTCAATGTACTTCAATGTGCTGAAAGGGCCGGCTGACGACACACTAGAGTGGCCGTTCAGCAAACACGTGACAGTGTCTCTGGTGGGCCAAGAGCCTGGTGTGCCTGACATCGTACACTCATTTAGGTCCAATTTTGACTCTGCCTCTTTCAAGAAGCCCGTGGGGGCCAACATACCCATTGGGTGGCCGACGTTCTGCCCACTGACGTGTGTGCCGATGTACACCAAGAACGGACAGCTGTGTATCAAGGTACACGTGTGCGATCTCTAGAGTGGGATGAGAGCGCCCACATTGTAGCCCACGTAGTCTACCTTGATGTATACTATCCACATGTAAAACGGCCACAGGGCCACCAGTAGTGGATTTGACAGGACTGCATAGCCCGCCAACAGTATTACAGTAAACCATATGTTCTTGCTCATTTTTGAAATTCAATAAAAAACCGCCTTGTGTCGGGCATATCAAAACATGTCTCTGAGTGGGTTTTTGGCCGCCGACCGTCAGCAGTTTGGCGATTCTGGTGGTAGCACACACGTGTCACTCACAGGCGGGTCCTATATTATTGATGATGACAAGGTAACACAGCTGTGGGCGTATCTGCAGGACGCCACAGAGCCACTACACCTGGCAGAGTGCCGCGCACATGACACCATGCTCACTATCGACGTTGACTACAGGGCCCCGAGTAGTGAGCAGCAACTATATGGCATAGACAGCCATGTGATGCCACTGCACCGTGAAGTGATGCACCTGCTGGGCACGTGTGTGACCGGGGGCATACGCGCAGAGGACTGTTCGTTTGTGTTACTGGAGAAGTTAGACGGCCACGGCAACGTTATGCCTCCGCAGCAGTGCGATTCCCTCGGCAATGTGAAGCAGGGTTTCCACATGCAGTACACCAAAATCATAGCAAACACACATGCCCTCACCGAGTACATCATCAAGCCCCTGAACGCGGCCTTCCCGGATGTCGACCTGCTCAGCTGCAGCAATGCCTGGCTGTTGTACGGTGCGTGCAAACCCGGGGGCGTGCCGTACACTGTCACTGGCCACTATGGTGCCGACGAGCAGCCGCTACCTGGCTGCGCGTGGCAGGACTACTGTTTCCCGGCGTCCGGCAACCTGGCCATTACAGGCCTGGAGACACACGATACGATGTTGCGAAAGATGTTGTCCGTCGTACCGTATGGTCGCATGCGTTACAAGAGACGTCTCAGGTGCCTGGAGCACAGCCGGGCACCCGGGCCCTCCATTACGCACCAGGGCCAACAACAGTTGATGATACAACAACAGCCACAAGAGCCGATGGACGTGTCGACGGCCGCAAGCACCACCACGCCCGCCGACGTCAGGGCCCTGGTCGACATGCTGCCGGCATCCGCGGCCGCCGACCGCAACACTTGGCTTAAGGTGGGCTTTTGCCTGTACCAGGTGATGGATGCGACAGAGGATGGCCTTCGCCTATGGATGTCGTTTAGTGCCAAATGCCCCGAAAAGTTTAACGCCACCGTGTGTCATGACATGTGGGAGCGTCAGATGAGGCCCAACACGTACACTGTCGCCACTCTGAGGTACCTGGCAAAGCAGTACAGCACAGAGGCGTACGATGCGTGGACGCACAGCCAGTGGATGTCGGCAGAGCGCCTCAAACTGACGCACGTCAGCCTGGCCAGCATTATGTACAGTGCGCTGAGCACACATTATGTGTGCGGCAACATCAAGGGCGAGCTGTGGTACAAGTTTGACAACGGGGTGTGGAATGAGAAGGGTATGAATGTCATACGTAGTCTGATATCAAACGAGGCGGGCCCCATACACCAGGTGCTGAACAAATTTCTGGCCGGCGTCGCCTCGGGGCAGGTGCCAGAACCAGACGAGACGTTTCTCAAGTGTCTGCACCGGACCACATTCATGTTGGGTTCGTCGCCATTCAAGTCCAGTGTTATGCGCGAGTGTGCAGAACAGTTTTACCGGGATGACTTTGTGCAGCGCCTTGACACCAACCCGTACATGATAGCCTTCAGCAACGGAGTGTATGACTTTAAGACACGCACATTCCGTCCAGGGCAACCCGAAGACATGCTGTCACGTACCCTGCCGGTGGCCTATACCGTGGGGGGCTATGGCCGCTATGTCGACGATATCCTGAGTGCGGCCACACTCGACCCGCTCAGCAACACCTACAATGTGTGCGCCCTGTTGGACAACATTGAAACAGTGGGCAACACCATGACGGCCAAACAGCCCCTGTGCGACGTCATTCGCTTCTACAACACCACATTCCCTGACCCCGAAGTACGTGAGTATTTCCTCAGGCAGGTTAGCCACGTGTTTGTTGGCGGCAATGCGGACAAGGTGTGTCTCTTTTGGACGGGAAGCGGCAACAACGGCAAGACGGTGACGCAGACCATGTTCGAGAAGATGCTGGGCAGCTTTGCGGTGAAGCTCAGTACCACCGTACTCACGGGCCGCAAGCCGTGCGTCACCAGCGCCAACCCAGAGTTGGCCAGGTTGCGTAACGGCGTGCGCTGGGCCGTGATGGAGGAGCCCAACAACGACGAGACCATCAACCCAGGTCCGCTCAAGAGCATGACTGGCAACGACAGCTTTTTCGCCCGTGACCTGTGGTGTTCGGGGAAAGAAACCAGTGAGATCATACCCATGTTTAAGCTCCATTGTATTTGTAACACCCTCCCGGACATTAAGATGGCCGACATGGCCACATGGAACAGGGTGCGCGTTGTGCCATTTGAGGCGGTGTTTGTGTCAGGCGAGCGTCTAGAGGAGGCTCGGCGTGACGTGCCCGTGGAGCAGCGTGACTGTGTGCAGGTGATGGATAAGTACTTTGTGGACAAGATACCGCTGCTGGTAGAGCCCATGGCATGGCTCCTGGTGCAGCTGTGGGGCGTGCTGCAGGGCGAGCCCGCCGACGCATACAAAACTCCACGCAAGGTGATACAGGTCACTAAAGAGTATGAAGAGGCTAACAACTATGTGCGTGGTTTTGCCGATGCTATGATGGTACATGAGCCTGGAGCCAGTGTGACAGAGATGGAGGTGTACCGCGAGTTCAAGGCGTACATGACAGCATACGGCATGGCCACCACGGCAGGCTATTCCATCACCAAGGTCATGAAAGACTTGGTGCTGTACCTGAAGTGCCGCTACGACAAGCGGAGCGGCCACCTAATTGACGTCATGGTGCGGGACATGGCTACCGCAACAGGTAGATAGTCTGTGTGCCGACACATGTAATGCAGTTACATGTGTCGACATACTTGAATATAGCCATGTGAGGTCTGACTGACATCATAGCAGAGTTGTCATGGCACAACTCATGGGCCGCGAGGCGGCCAGCGATGCGTTTGCCAGTCTGATGGAGCCATACGGCGTATGTGCCAGAGTGCTGTGGTTTGACACATATGGTGTTGATGTGTCTGAGTGGGGCGGCCGGGCTTATGCGTACCACCGTCATGACATGACATGGTGGTATAACATGAGCCCAATGCTGCTGTTGCCACAGCGCGACGGGGACGACTCTGTGCAGACGTTCAAGCTGGCACACCGTACCACCACGGGTAGCGTGTGTGAAGATGCCACCTTTCAATGCGACGCACCCGACACAAAGCAAGTCCTCTTGGCTCATTGCAAGCTCTTCTCCAGACGAGCCATGACCACGGGAGTGACGGGCCTGCTGCATGTGGTGCGCACCAGTCGAGTGACTCGGGTCCATATGATGATCGACACGACGCTGGCCAATTACAGAGTGCACGTGCAATATGCGCGCCAGTGCCGCATTTACAAGACACTGTGGCAGCATGAAATGCTTGCTGTGGCTGAGCCGTATAGCACTGTGTACATGTCACCACGCCGGATGTCCCCAATCGTATGTTTGTATGCCAGCGATTTGAGTCTTCATGCATAGTGCAGGCGCCTGTGTGTACGGTGTCCGTGGGCCTGCAAGCACCGCGTGTGGTGCTCACAGGCCCATGTGTATGGTCTACACAGGCGTGGGAAAATTTGAATCGACCCAAACGACTGCGGCGCATGGCAAAGTGTCATTCACCATGAAGCGAGCAGCGTCCGACGAGCCTGCTGGACCCGCAGCCAAGGCGTCCTGTGACATACCCCTGGCTGGTCAGGCAACTGCGCACGCCATGTTTAGTTCCCTCATGGAACCCTATGCCAACCATACCAGGGTGTTGTGTTTCAACAGTGCTGTGATGTGCCCAGCTGCATGGGGTGACATGGGCCCCATACTACATCGCTACAAGAGCACATGCTGGAAGCACATATGGCCGTGTCTGGTACTGCCCCAGGATGACGGCCAGGCGGACACTGTACAGACGTTCATGCTGGTGAACCGCGCAGAGGCAGGCAGCCCGGTGTGTGTCGATGCTGTGCTGTCGCCGTGTGAGATCGTCGGCAAAGAGACTTTTGTGAGCCACTGTGAGCTGTTTCTGGAGCGTCTCGATGCTTTTCGCGAGGGCCTGCTGCACGTGGTGAGGAGCAGCAGAGTGGATCGCGTATACATGCTGGCCGAGGCGACCGCCACTGCCTACAAGCTGAGTGTACAGGTGACAAAAGAGGATTACGGCTGCCAGAGTGCGTGGCAGCTGGAAATGCTGAAGCTGTGTGGACCGTTTGAACGTGTCATACACCTGTCGGATGGCTGCAGGGTGCTCAACGATGTCTCCGGTAACATCCTCTCCATGGCCCGTCTCAAAGGGGGTGTCAAGACCACATTCATACTGTGGTCCACCTTGGACAATCCTCATGTGCCCAACAAGATGACCGGCTGCAACTTTATGGCTGTGCGGAAACAAGCCGACATGGCGCAGTCTCTGGCCCGCCTGTTGACCGACATGTCTATTGTGACGTTTGATGATATACCGGCCAATTGGCGTCTGAATTGTATTGTATCTAATAAACAATAAAGATCTTTAAAGTGCCGGCGATTCATTTATTTGTTGGTCTCTGTGGTCATGGGTTGAGGTAGCCCACCTGTGGCAGCATATGACAAAATAAAAGCACTTGACTAGAATTGTATTTTGTACTGTTTATTGTACCACACAACATTGACGGCGTCGCTGCACATTAATATAGCTCAGGCCATCTGTGTTTAACTGCAATGTAATATGGTGTTTACATAGCCACGTGTGCCAGGCGTGATGCATTGACATGTCTATAACATCCAAAGTAGACGCTATGAGGACTTGTCTGTTGTGCGGAAACCTGCCGTCATACCATAGCATTAGGCCAACAATGCGAGACAGGGCTCCGATGCTGGGTTCATCCTGCAAGTTGTCCAGTATGCCTTCGATTAAGTCCATCATATGGTTGGCGCCCGGCTCATGCTGCTGGTCACAGTCACCGTGTACATAGTTGTCCAGGATATCAGTCATCACTCTGTGTAATGTAGACATCCTAGGCAAAATAGACACGTTGCAACAGTATTAGCAGCATCTGGTTAAGGACCTTCTGTCGCCGAATGTGTGTACTACCCCGAGCGCGGGCGTACACGTGGCCGTGACTGTATCCCACCATGATGACCCGTGGTGTGCCTATGGCGATACGTCTTGCATGTGACATTGTCAACACTTGCTGTATGTTATCCAATGTCAGCACGTCGCACTCAGCCGGCATCACTTGCAACACCCGTGAAGACGCTGCCATAAAGAAATAGACACCCTCTTGACACGGCCACTTGTGAGGCACTCCGTTTATTGTGACATCAATATCCACATACATTATCGCATTGCCCTGTGGCTGTATTAGACGCCTATGGTCAGCACGTACACACTCGCACCACACCCGTTGCCTGAAGAGGCATGGCTTGGATAGAATGTCACGTCGCAGGTGTGCGGCACACAGATGTCGGTTACTGTACGACACAGACATGTACTCGTCATAGCATATAGTTACAAGGGCGCTGCAAGCGCGCAGTCTGCTGAGTGCGTCGGCGTCATGCACAAAGCAGGCAATATACACAAACACATGAACCACTTCCGTATTGTGGGATACTGAGTCCAAAATATTGGGTACATAATGGCCAAGCGTGTGGCGTACCTTGCTTGTGGTAGAGCTGGGCCAAGTGTATATCAGAATGTTGGGCGTCAACGGCACACCGCCAATAGGGCACAGTCCAATGGTATCAGAGCGGAAGACTTCAATCACAGTCCGTGCATACAACTGAAGGGCCATAGTCAGCTTTACCCAAAGTCATGGTAAGCACACACTATTCAAAATACGTGCCATTACTGTGTTTGCACCCGCTTCATATATGGAATGCCTAAAGTATTATTGGGCCCACCGATGTAATGGTCCAACAGGAGAAGGACCGATGAAAACCTCTGTTTGCTCCCAGCCAAGGAAAATTGCTTGTCCTTGTATTCAATCCTCACACTGACGGGTCCGGTCACAGAGTGATACGACAGCGTGAACAAGACGTCCTTTTGCCTGCTATCCCGAATGAGAAAGCTGCCCAGTGCCGAGTTGCGCAGCATACGATGTGCCTCCTCGACCCCCAAAGGACCCCAGTAGAAGCCACTTTGTTCCAGTTGTCTGACAGTGTCCATGATGATGTTGTAGTCCTCTTTGCAGGAAAAGACAGGGAAATGATCGCTCAGACCCTGTGCCGATGACGTCGGGGAGCACATGGCTGGTTACGTTCCGCGCACACAAGTCAATGACCAGGGCTTGCTGGTTTTACCTGAGTCGATGGCAAGCACATGATTCAAAACATACGCCGTAAACACAGCGTTTCCTTCGGCCATCTCCTTGTAGTGGTGATATGGTGTGCGCAACTTGCCGGCAAACCATACGTGTTTGTCAAGGTCAAAGCGGCGGGCGAACAGCGTGATGGTCTTGGGGTCCTCACACAAGAATGCATACACACTCATTTCATCGACGCATTGTGCACGCCGTGGTTCCAGGCCAATCTTGTGGCGCAGCATATACTGGCACACAATAGTGTTGCGATTGCGCAGAGCGTACCACAGCCCGCAGTTGCCCAGCCGGTCAAGGGCGTTGATGTCGTAGTTGTACTCTTGTCGTAGCTCCCGCAGAATTGCGCATTGGGCCTTCTCGTAGGCCCCCCTGGACTTGTGAACGGCGGCGCAGTCTGTGTACGTCATTGACAGGCAGGCAATGTGCAGATGTGGTGGCAGTCTCGGCATGTCTTGTGCGTAGCTATGAAACAGGCTGGTGTAGCCATAGCGGCACATCTCAGTCACAATGGCATCCTTGTCCGTGACACCACGCAGCAGCATGGTGTTGGCCAGTTGCGGCATGTGACGCATCACCAGTCGCAGCGTGGCGCCAGACATCCTCAGCGGCTCCATGGAGGCCATCAACGTCAGCGCCATTGCAGCACGGTGTCCGCTGTCGGGTCCCGTAAATATCATGTCCATCGGGGTGCAGGTGCCACCAACGTTGACGCTGGCGCCGCGCGACATCAGCTCGCCAGCCAGAGTTTGGTCCCATAGCACAGCCCAGTGCAATGCGGTACGCCCTTGATTGTCGGCCACGGTCACATCCACGCAGTGTGCGTACAGCAGCCTCTCGGTGACGTAAGCACACTTGTTGCGTATGGCGTGCATCAGAGGTGTAACGCCATCGTCGTCAGGCCTATTGGGGTCAGTAACCATATTCAGATACAAGGGCATCATGCAATCGAGGTGCAGCTGGTCCGCAGTGCCATACACCACAGCGATGGTACACCGATTGTGCACGTATGGCGGTTCGCACACCCATTCCATGAGATCACCATCCAGTGCCATGTGCGCCTCAGTGGCCCCAACGGCCCGTATCACACTAACACCCGCAGCAGTCACACGAAGCATGTGGGCAGGTCCCATGCACGTGCGTGGTAGCAAGACAGCCTTGAGCGCGCCCCAGCGTGCAGTGACACAAAATCGCGCACATCGCACTCCACTGATGGGCGGCACAGTAACCACACGGTACATCACATGTACAGTCCCAGTGGTCACAAACACCATGCCGGTGATGGTACACTTCCAGGTGCCGTCTGAAAAGATGACGTGCTGGAGCATGCCATTGGAGTGTTGGTGGCGTGGAGTGAACGCAATGGTCTGGTTTGCTGCCATTGTTACTGTGGTAGGTCCGAGGCTATTGTGTCACATTCAGATTTGTGTGTTAATAAAAAATGTATCGCAACGAGTTGTTTGATGCCTGCACATCTGTCGGGGTGCACCCGGCGATGTACCCCGACCATACCCCAACTAGCTATTCACTCTTGAATGCCAACAAGTTTGCCACGCCGCACACAGAGAATCAGACATTTACGGCTGCCGCGGCCGAGGTAACCCTCGCGGGTATGGACAATCAACGGGTGTACAATCCCCTGCAGGCGGGCGACAGCGTGCTCAACATGGTCAAAGCTATCATCAAAACCAAGGCCGACGACTGCAAGGTGAAAGTAGAGCTCAATGACCCAAACAAAGCCGAGGACCCCAAGAAGTTCACCGTGACAGAGTTCACCACCACACGCATCAGCACAGATTTTGTCATGATAGACAGTTGTAATCTATGGCGTGTGGAGAACAACACCACCGACGCTGTGGTGTTCAACGTTATACTGGTGGGCGGTCAGGACACATCTCAGACGTACCAGGTGCACTCCCTTGAGCATGCGTATGTGGTGTCCCGTAACATAATTTGAATTTTGTCAATCGACCGCTATCACAGTATATGGTACATCAAGAACAATGATCTCCAACGGCTATTACACACTCTGCATCCTGGACCAAGAGGGTCGGCTGGTCAACTATGTCGACAATGCTTTCCGGTTGGGGCATAATACGGAATATACCATTGTGATCACCAACTTGCACAAGAGTGCCCGGGCCGACGCCACTGTCTTTATTGACAACAAGGACATTGGCACATACCGGGTGGAGGCCAACAACAAGATCAGCATTGAGTCCAAGGATGGCAGGCACCTGACCTTCTTCAGTAGCAGCAGTGCTGAGGGCTCTGCTGCCGGGCTGTCCTCCACACACATCGGCCAGATACGGGTGCAGGTGCGCAAGGAACGGGACACCGGGCGTCAACGCGTGCCGATGCGGGTTGTTGCAGACAGCGGCGATGACGGCATTGAGGCGGACTGCTGCAGCAACGGGGGCACGGGTCTGGGCGCCCCATCCAGGCAGCGGTTTGTGGATGCGTGCGAGATAGACACCGAGTCTGCGATATACCTGTTGGAGGCACGTATGGTGTTACTTCCTGCACGTCGGTCTGTTGTACCGCTGTAGTTTTGATTCTCACACATGCATTGTACGGGTGACTGTGTATACAGCAATGGGGGAGGATACGTGTGCCGTGTGCCTTGGCACCATTGAAAAGTATGCTGTGCTGTCATCTTGCGACCACATGTTTTGTGTGCCATGTATATTGGCTTGGATGCCAATTCAATCCAAGTGTCCTTTGTGCAAGGCTAATGTGTCATGTGTCGCCGAAAATAATTGCCATGTCACCAAGTCTGACGCCAAGACGGCCCTGCTTGAGAACACTGATAGGATTGTGTGGAAGCCAAGTATCAGCGACCTGATTGCACAGGCGTTTGAGATGTATAACTACAGTGTACCTGTTGCTGTGTTGCGTGACATCCTTGACAACCAATAAACTGTATTACACCATGATTTTGTGTGTGTGTGTGTGTTATGTAATGGAAAATGAGTCATGTGGTACATCGTAGGATATGTGTGCCCATGAACATTGTGGCTCCAGCGTATGGGAATGTACAGATGACACAGTCTGTCATCGAACAATATATCATGCGCACACAACATAACACTTTGTGTAGTGAGGTGCCCAACAGTTTGGTCACAGCGGTACGCGAGGTGTTGGTCAAACGGGTGCATGCATGTGACATTATTGGCATGAATATGCACGTGCCCGTATGTTTCACTGTGGACGTGTGTGTGCCCATGGTGCCCGATGAGGCTGTGATAACTTATGTGTTTGACACGGGCGTGTATGCAGTGTCGGACTTTAAGGAGGTGCTTGTTGTCGCATCGGGCGCTACAGACAAGGGCGTCATGCAGTGCTGTGGTGTGCCATGTGTGCCAGGCCACAGCATCGCTTACCAGCCCATTGAATGGAAGCTAGGCACCAGGGCCACGCGTCACGTGTTTCTCATTGTGGCCAAACACAAATGTACTTAAAAAACATGCTGCCACTCGGGACATCGTACGTGGACACCGCCATGGCGGGCCAGCCGGGCTATGCGCTGGTGTCTTTTGTAGCGGCGGGGTTCAACAACAGCCTGTCTCAAGAGCTGTGCGACATGGCAGACTCTGGTGACTGCAGTGGGCTGCGCGCCGCCGCCCAGAAACTACGTGACCAGACGCTGTTTGCGGTGTGCAAGATCCGCGGTGTGGCAGACAGCGCAGAGTCGGCGGCCAACATTGCGCGCCACATTGTGCGCAATGTAGACAGCTCGTTGCCGGTGTACACCGTGCGCATAGGTCACCCCTTCCCGGTGACGACAAAGACCGGGGTGGCCGCCGAGCGCGACGCCGTCAACATTCAGGCCGAGATGGACGACACCATGGAAGGCGCACACCGCCGCGCCGCAGAGAAACAGGAACAGGAGCGGCAGGATGTCATGCGCCGCGAGGCCGAGTTCAAAGCGCAGGCATCCGCGGGCGGAGGGCCCGAGGACACCCCTGGGACCATGGAGCACTACATGTGCCTGCGGTACAAGTACGCATCTCTGCGCAAGGCCGAGGACGACCTGCTGGCGCGTGCGGCCGATGTGGCCAAAAAGCACATGGCCGTCCGTGCTCAGATTCAGGAGCTGGGGGACACGCCGCACCGTGACAATTACATGCAGGTGTTCAAAGAGCGCCTGGGGCCTGCAGTCGACACAGACCCACTGTTTGCATACCTGGGCCTGAACATATGAAAAGGAAATGGAGACGCGTGTCCTGGATGCGCCGACGTTGGGCTCGGCAATAGCGTTGTTACGTGAGTGGCGCGACCCCACAGTGGATGCGCTGATGAATGACTACCCCACTACATTTCTGGTGCACGTGCTGAAGGAAACGGAGCGCACTCGCCGACCCATAGCCGAGGTCTTTAGGGACCTGACCCGCATCAACCGCACGGCCTTGGACGCCGCCGCACGTAAATGGAAAGCCCACCAGGCGCGCAGCAGCGCCCTTGCACTCGTCACAGGCATCCCATGGCACCCGGTTGCGGGCGACATGGGGGTCCTTGAGAACCCTGCCACTGCCTCGTGGTGTGCTCAGCGCTGTGGGCCTGTGGGTGGGGTGTTCCATCTACTTCCCACACTGTACCGCACCCGCTTTGACCCTGACAACCCCGTGTATTACCTGCTGCCTGACCGTGTCGCGGTGCTGGAAACCGAGGCCATGTATGAGCAAGCATGTGAACACCTGGGCTACCCGGCACACGAGCCCAGGGTGTCGAAGCTGGCGGCGGCCAAGCTGATGTTCAATGCACTGTTTACAGATGTGGACCTTAGTGACTACATTTCTAGGATGGTCGACGTTGGCTATGGCGTGCAGGACTTGCCGGCCGCATGGGCCAACCTGTACCCTTTGCTGACATCAGACCACGCGCACCGTGCCGCATTCATACGCATGCAATACACTACACCTCATGAGGCGTTCAAAACCATGGGTGCGCACACCGAGTTTGCTGGCCTGACAGACGCCGCGGCAAAGGAACGGCTGGAGGACGCCCTTATTGCGTTGAGGGGCCAGGCTCGCGCCCTCTATTCCCAGATAGAAGACGATGTGGCCAATGGTCGCACTCCTACGGCGATACCCCTTGATATGGCGCGCACAATCTACTGGTCAGACGCGAGCATGCCCGTTGGAACCGACGCACCGATGCCATCTACCGTTGGAACCGACGCACCGCTGCCATCCCCCACTCATGCTGAAGACGGTCCTGAGGCGGTCATATCCACCCTCAAGGCTGTCATATGGCAGGCCCTGCGCGATGACAATAGTATATGCGCACGCTGCGGTGAACAGATAGGTGACGGTCGCCCCGTGCGCTCCATGGAGCGGGTTTTCTGCTCTGTCGACTGTGCGGCGTCGTAGGTAATTTCGAAACCGTGGGATCATATGTATTTGAGGGTGGTTGTGTGTAGTATTATGCATTGTGCCGTGCTCACTTTTGGTGACGTGTGTGTGAGTATCAACAGCGACGGGGCGGTCCACGGACCATGGGCGGCCGACATCGGTGCATATGCTGTCGCCATGGCTGCTGCTCACACACACTATCAGTTGCAAAGTAACAATCTGTGGTGCCAACAGTTGTGTGCAGGCGGCGCAGCTGTAGGACATGCGTTTGAGTGTGCGTATGCCATAGAGTGCGAGTCGTTTGGTCGCGTGGACATTATGTGCTTCTGTGACGACACACAGCACACGGCCGTGACGATACAATGCAGCGGACGCCTATGTGCCAAGGGTACACTACAGATTCCCAGCATGACCAGGATTGTCCGTGTGGTGGCTGGTGGTCACATCTCTCCGCCGGTGTGGTGGAATGCCATGGACAATACTGACGATGTGCGCACCCTTGGGCGAGGCACTCACATATGCATGCCATGTATGCATATGTGAGTATGTAAAATGATTTCGAGTGCACTGCTGACGACCAAGACGAGCTTCAGGCACGTCGAGACCCCCGCGACGTACCTGCCAAAGATACACCGCGGACCTCGACCGCAGCCATCGAGTACACTGAGGCCACAACGAGTGCATGTCGATATGGTGGCAGAAGCTAAGAGAGTGGCGGCTGTGGACCATGTCGCACTCCAACACCCCAACTACGCCAAGGTGTCTGTGCACACAGAAGCCAGGCCGACTGTGACACTGGACGTGCTGGCCACTGTGGACATTGAGCTGCCTGGACGTAACGGCATCCTCCTTGGTGATCGCGCTACAGTACACGGCGGCATTCCCGTGACATCGCATGGAAATAAACCCTTTACGGATGGCGTCAAGTTTGCCGACATTGGACACCAGCTCACTGCGGGGCATGAGGCCAGTAACAAACAACTATTCTCTAGGCATGCTATGCCCATGGGACCGCCCGCTGTGCCGGAGAGTGTCATGCCAGGTAGCCGCATTACCCCCGTCGGCACCGGCGTTGTGTACACTGCTCCAGACGGTGTGCGTCGAGCCTCCCACCGATCTTCGCTGGGCGCGGCCAAGTACTTGTCTGACAATGCCGTTGCGACGGGCCACAGTGCACCCGGCGTGGTGAGCCGCAACACGGTGAAGAGGCCGGACCATGTCAAGACGTCTATAGCCATGATAGGGCGGACAAACACGTCTAGGGTAGCGGCACCATCAGACAGCAATCGCATCGGACAAGCTACACAGCCGCATGTACGGGCGTATACACAGCAACCAACACGGGCCGACGCGCACACCATGCCCACAACCGGCTCAATGCACACTGATACACAGAGGCCGGTGGTCATCTCAGGCGGCATGACGACCGTTCCCATGGCCCATGGACAGTCCTTCGAGGGACGCGGCATTATGGCCTAAGGTGTGCATTCATCACACTCTTCTATATCGTCCTGAATGGTGCTCTTGACACTGTGCTCCATGTACTCAAGTAACTTGCGCTGGTTGGACCACATGATGTAACACCATGCTATGAGTGCAATAAAGGCAAATGATACCAGTATAGCCTGTGTGTTCATTTTTTTCATACCACTTGGCCCAGAAGCAGGATAATAAAATGACGACAGTAACACTGTATCGAACGCAGGTAGACCGCTCCGGGGCCAAAGTGCCTGCTGAGGCGCCGTGCGCATGTTTCCAATGCAGTGCGTTTAGCAAGCGCGTCGAATGCCCCATGAACAACGGTGTGCGGGACTGGGAGTTGGATCAGGTGGCGTGCTGTGGCGGCCTGTGCACCTCACAGCCTACCTGCATGCACGCCAGCACCAAAGACGGCGACATAGGCATGAGCACGGACGGCAAGAACCCTGTCACAGGGGCCGCCTTTTATGGCAGGGCGCCCCAGCTGGCGGTCACATACAACCTTCAGTACATAGATACCGTGAACCAGCTCAGGCGCGTGCATGAAATGTACGGCCACAGGGGCGACAATAACACCGGCCTGCTGTCCATTGCGTCGCAGTTCTGCAGCGTACCCGTCAAGAACGGCGACGGTAGCATCGTGTCGCGCATAAACGACCCCAACTCTGACGACTGGTGCAGCAAATGGTACCACGGCCTGTCGCCGGCCGACAGTGACGCTTTCATACAGCGCTACTGCACGCGCAACCCCACGTCCAAAGATTGTGCGTGCGCCATGCGGTCGCGCGATCCGCTGTATGACAAGGTCAAAGCCATGAAAGTGTTCAATGACGGATGCTGGTATTCACCGTGCGCCGACAGCGTTGGCCAGCTGCTGCCCAATGCCGTACGCAAACCCACATGCCCCAGCAATGTCTGTCAGGTGGCATACCAAATAATCGACACTGGATCTGTCACAATAGACGACGTGAAAAATATCATTAACTGTAACTTTGACGACTACAAACCCAAGCCCGACCCGCCTAAACCGGACCCGCCCAAGCCAGATCCGCCCAAGCCTAAACCGGACCCACCCAAGCCTGAGCAGCCGATTTCCACAAAGGTCATGGTGGCGCTCGTTGTTGTGGCCATTGTCTTGGTTATTGCCGCATTTGCCTAGTAACTCTATTGGCATCTATGTAACGTTCACATAGATATTCTGCAAAAGCCGTGAGTGTGGTGGACGATATCGTGCGCTGCCACAACCGCAGTATCACGCCAAACATGTCAGTGGGGCACGTGCAATGCCTCATGGCAGCCACCTCGCCCCGAGTGGGCGGCCTGGGCGGTGCCATTGCAGTGTAGTGCTTGCGATGTGTGCTGCACACATTCTGTAGCCAGGCCCTGACCAGGGTTGTCGTGGACAGATCGCTATCGTTTATACTAATGGGGGTGGTTGCGGTTGGAGCGTGTGCCGCGGCCATGAACGCTCTTATGATAAGGTTGTCAAGCAGGCTGTTGCCGGTTCTGCATACGATGGTCAGGTTATGCACACGGTCAAATAGACTGTATAACAGAGCCTGCTCCGACGGTGCCTGGTACTTGGCGGTAGCAGCAGCGGTGAGGCGTGCTTGCAATTTGGCGTCAAACGTCCTGTTGAATATGTTGTTGTACACCTCCTGGCGTTGCACAGTGCCTGTTAGCACCGAATACATGTCAGGCGTGAGTAACGGGTCCATGCGATAGCACACCCAATATGTGGCTGCGTCAAGTATGTTGCGCCACACCGTGCCCTTGTATACAAATGGGTCCAGTGTGTCGTCACACGACAACGACCGACGGCCCTTATTCGCGGCCGCCTGCGCCTGGTTGATTTGGTCAACGCTAGACAGATACAAAGTGGGATCACTAAGGTGCAGCGGCATGAAGGGGGCGGCCACGCCCAACGGTAGCTTCTGCTGCAGTGTCATGACCCTGAGGTCCTCTGTAAGCACGGCGGTCTCGGCTGCCCGGTCCGGGGCCATCAGCCGGCGCATTGCCTCGGCCGCATCCAGCGGTGTCCTATTGCACTGCCCGGCAGCATATTCGAGCATACTCTGTAGGAGGTCGTGGTCGTTAGCACGCACTTTGGCAGCAGCGATGTCTCTGATGTGGGTGACAAAGAGATGACGGCCTACCTCTTCGGGACACCGGCGTACCTCATCGGGCACCATGGTGACCCCTGGGCTTGCCGGGACATGCGCCAATATATTGTTCACCTGTTCCCGCGTAACGTGCGGTGACGTGCCTAGTGGCATCGCCAGAGGGTCCTGGGAAAAGAGTGTCAGGGCACGTGCGTAGAACGACAGCGCCTCCGACTCACTGGCAAACCGCGAACACCTCAAGCGTCTGGCCAGTGCCCGCTCAAGTATGTGCGGGTACTGTCCGCACGCTATGCGCACGCCGAGAGACACGCTGTGCTGTGCCATATACGCCCGGGCCACCATGTATATGTGGTGCTCCAGGGCGCGCTGGTCCTCTCGCGTGCGAACAGCACGGCAGTGGGCCACACGCTCGTCCAGGCTGCCGCCGCTGTATCGGAGGTGTTCGGCCTGAGCATCGGCCGTGAAGAACAGTCCACGCAAGGCCACATCAAACACACTGCGAGTCTTGTCGCCGGCAATTGCGAGGCCTATAACACTCCACGGGAATGTCCCGCAGCAAATGTCCACTTCCATTTTTGATTGTCGCCCAATGTACTTATATCCACAGATGTGGAAAATGGAAGACCTGAGCAAGCTGCCAGTGGTCAAGCTCAAGGAGCTGTGTAAAGCCCGCAACCTCACGGTATCCGGCAACAAGGACGCGCTGGTGCAGAGGCTCTTGGGCAACCGTAACCAAATGCAGCTGCACATATTGAATCGCAGCCTCATGCCCAAAGTGGTCAGGCCCCCGGCCATCACCGCCGTGGCCACAGCAGGGCTGTTGGACGTCCCAGGCATGCCTGGGATGTTGTACGATCGTGACAGTCGCCTTTGCATGATTGCTAACCCACACCCCGACAAGACCCTGTATACCCACCGGTACATTGCAGTGGGGGTGTACAAAGATGGCCAGCTATTGCCACTCGACAGTGCCGCCGTGGACATGTGCAGGAACTGTCGGGTGCCGCATGACTGGACCATGGTTGTCTAGAGCCGCATGGACTTGTGCACATAACCGTCTGATGCCAGCTGCGCAAGCACCTTTCCGGCCAAAACCTTCTCGAGCTCACGTTTTGACAGGTTGTTGACGTTGGCCTCCGACACCGTATATTTGCCATGGGCCACGGTCAGTGTCATCACATTGTTTGTGTATTCAAACGTAAAGCTGTCGAGGACAGAGCTGTGCATGTCAATCAGCTCCTTAAGCATGCTCTTGTTGTCTATGAGACCGTCCAGTCTCATGTTGATCAGCCCGTAGGCATACTTAAGGAAGCGATAGCATGCAATGTGGCCAGAGCACTTGACGCCCGTGGCGTTGTCCATGGTGATTGATATGGCGCCCACCATAGCCTCAAAGGTGTCCTCGAGCAGTCGCTGCTGTTCTTTGTAGCTGGCAGGCGCAACGCCATCACGGTGTGCCACCACCCATTTCAGGAAGCCCATCCTTTGAGCGATATTGCTCATGGTGGTGCCCGACTGATAGGTGATTGCCAGCTGGGACACGGTTCGTGCCACCGTGGCGGATGGATCGTGTGCCAGCTTGGGAAAACGCTCCATGTAGTACTGTGGCATCACGCTGGCAATAATGGCATCTCCGAGCTTTTCGTACCACTCATAGTTGTTCACAGGGTGTGCCTTGGAGTGCGTAAAGACGCTGTGGAACACCTGTGTGTTCTTGTCATACATTGCCTGCGCAAATGCGCGGTCCATCTCACAGCAACGCACCAGTATAAAGTCTACTATGAAGGCTTTAAACATGGCGTCTGATGTATGCCTCGATGTCATCTACGGCCACAGTGTATGGCACCACAATCAGTTTTATACCCTGCTCTTTGCACAACTGAGCCTTTATCACATCCCTGTAGCGCTGCTCCGTAAACCGATGGCGCTCGGGCCCGTGAAAATGGGGCACGTACTGATAGTGCTGTCGGCCGTTGTACTCGACGGCCAGCTTGAGCGCGCTATTGTAACAATCTAGCTCCAGGTGCTGTCCTGTCACAGGGTTTTTGATACATCTTGATTTTGCAAATTTTTTGCCGGTGATGGCCTCTATGGCCCTGTGGCACTCGCGCTCGCCGTGGGATATGCGCGGCTTTGCAGGTGCCACAGATCCCACTATGCTGGTGTATATACTGTATGCCAGTTGCAATAGGTCCATTTTCATTAGTGCAAAACAATGACACAAAGACGGCTTGAAGACATGCGTTTTATTCATTGTGCAGCTTGTCTCAATTTCTGTTGCATGCTGAGCAGACACTGGATCGCACTGGCAATTATCTCACGCTTTGTCCTTCGCTGCACCGTATGGCCACACTGTTCAATGATGGTCGCAAGACAGTCCATGTCGTCCTTGAACTGCATCCGCCGCACCCTCTCAGAGTTGTTGTGACATATGCGCTCTGACCTGCTGTACGGATGCCTCCGGCCTGTCCCTCGCTTCCTCCTGCTCTCATGGTCGGCGCTGCTACCGCTGCCGCTGCTGGTCCAGCCACTGCTGCTCTCTTCAGTGCACTCCGATGCCTTGGGTAGAGGCGAGGGTGGTGGTGGCGGCTGGCCGCCACTGCTGCTCTCTTCGGTGCACTGCGATGCCTTGGGCGGCGGCGGCGGCGGCGGTGGCATTAATTCTAACCGTCGTCGCGTCAGGTAGTCATCACACCACATCGTTTTGGCCTGTGGACACGATGGGGTGTGCTGATGACTGGAGCACGAACACTTAGTGAAAGGGTTTGTGAACAAGCAGTCAAGATGACATATACAGTCCATTTTCCGGATCTTATTACGGTACCTCATGGTACTATATAAGGCTATATTCATATATGTTACACAATAATCGAATTTGCACTATCGGACGGCGCTATGGCACATGGCACAGCAGAACCATGGCCAAATGGATTCTACTCACAAGCACCTGGACATCGTTTATCGAATATTTGGATCGCTGCTGGTGGGGCCGGTGCCCGGCCGTCGTGAGGCCAGAGGATGGGAAGGCGATTGTGTCACTACCATCTAATCGATACAGCGCAACGCATGGGGCGGTGTTCTCTGTCACGACTGCCACACACCAGGGTGATGTGCACGAACATGTCGTTATATACATCAACAACATGTTCTACGTAGACGGGGCGTTTCACTGCACGCCACTGGATTGCCTGCAAGCCATACTGGGCGTCCGTGATGTTCTCAGCATATGCATGGTGTGTACATCTCTCAGCGACTATTGCTTTTCACCAATGTGCCTAATGACAACATCCCACGGACTTATGGACCATGTTCTGCCGCTCACCGCCATGCCTGCCGTGTGCCATGGTAAGGTTGTACTCGCTCATATCATACCACCCACAAATGTGCCTGGCTACATAATGGACATATTTGGCCACGGCGGCCACATCAACCGTGTCATATACACCCCGGGGGCCTTTGTGACCACGTGCGGCACGCGCAGCCACGTCAACCTGCACGATCTTATTAGGCACCTGATTGCATACGACATAGTAGTGTCCATACCTGGCTTCCAGATAAGGACGGGCACCGACTGCACGCTGTTTGCCATGTGGCAGCCATTTACAGAATGGCTATCGCGTCGATGGTGGGGACTGGCCGACATGGACACTGTGAAAGACATACTGCTACAGAAGGGGTCGGACAAAGTAATGGTCACACAATACACAGGCCACATGGCGGGGGGTTTATTTTCGGTTCACCACGTTGAAATGGCACGACTGTGCACATCTCACGTACACTTCCAGGGCAACCGGTTTTGCACCGTTGACAGGGCATTCGAGACCCCTCAGGCCGCCCTGAGTGCACTGGTGGGGCATGGGCGCAAGCCCGTCTACAGGCGGAAACGGCGCATATGGGCATTTGCCCCTCATCAGTACAATGTCATTACAGAGCTGTTGCAACACATGACCGAGGCCATGCCTCATGTACATTCGTGGGTGGGTACCACGTGTGGTACGCCTGTGGCACCCACAAATGGCTGCGTGGCCTTCTGGGACTGCACGAACCTGTGCACTAGGGGCTACCTGATGTCCCTGGTGACTGCATCTGCTGCCAAGTTTGAGATTATCTTCACCAACGACGGCTTCGAACTCATTGACAGCTCACTGCTGTGTGTGATGTCCAATACATCGCTTGATGCTATACTGCGCTGTATGCATGTGTGGAACTAAAGTGCTGTGAAAAGTCATGTCTAGTATCTTCACCAATGACGGCACTGCTGTGTGTGATGATGTGACAATAAAGTGCTGTGAAAAGGTCTTGGCGTTGTTGTGTATACTTAACTCGAGTTAAATATAAATGCCCTTGCGTACCGCAGGATGTCCATTTTGGTGTAGCGCGGCGGCAAAATGATTTCATCCAGAAGGCGCATGTCCACTGAGCCCGATCGGCTTATGTAATATGCCCAGATGGCGCAGAGCATATTTTTGGACCTGACATGTGTAAACACACCGTCCATGGCACGTATAACCTCATTTTTGGTCAAGACGCTGGGATCGGGCAGCGCTAGCACCACTTCATCAAACGCGGCGTGGAACGCTGCCATGTGCGCCACAGACTGACCAGTACCATCGGCCGATTCTGTGAATACCGCAGTGCGTGAATAGACGTTGAACTCGTCGCGATAATCGTGTTCCATTTTTTTGAATGGTGCCCACACCTTGACATAGCCGGGGTCTCGGCAGACATAATGCTGTTTGACAGGTTTATATACAAGGCGAATGCCAGAGATGCCGGCTTGGTGATCGCTCCACATATACCGCCACCGGTTGTGCACCATGTCATATGTATGCTGACGTTGAAGGTGATCACTGTGCATAGCGAGGATGTGGACTACCTTTGCTACGTTCTTTGTTGGCACGCACTGTTGAAATATCCGCACCTGTGCGTGTGGCGAGCGCTGTCAATAGTTAGAAGGTACATCCCACCCGGGGTGACCAACGTCGCTCGAGTGCAGATGCTGTTCACCCAGTTTGCCCACAAACCGTCGCATGTGCAACCCGTGCTATGCGAGATGGCGCTCCTCCCTGAGGTGTGCAAGTGGAATGTGCCCGTAATGTTAAAGGCCGGACCCATAATACACTTGTCTGTACATAATTTACACCTGATTACCGCTCAGTACTATGTCACCGCACGGCCTGTCTGCGGAACGTCGCACACACTGGTAGTCGGCCAAAACATAGCGCATCTGCACAACACGAATGCCGGATGTGCGTTCCCAATACAAGGGCTCGGCAACGGCACAGAAGGTACCACGGTGCTGTTTGGGGAATTGCTGGCCACCGGCGAGTTTGATGTGTATGACTGTGCCACAGTCGATGACTACCTATGGATGAATGGCCGCTGCAACCACATGGACCGTATGCGTGTGTTCCAGACAAAGATGGGCACCATGTATTACGACTCCACGTGTCCTCTGCGCATAAAGTCGCGGGCCATGTTCAGTGTGGCGAGCGCCAGGATGCTTATGACCGACAAATGTGATGGTCTCGTGTTTGTGCCGCCCACACCTGAACTGCCGGCCTTATTGTGGCAACCGAAGCCTACGGTGTACCTTCTCTGCAACAACGGGCAACTGTACGCAACAGGCAGCGCCGTCACTGTGGGCCCCCTGATAGGGGGGCCTGAGTGTCAGAAACCACATGTCGTAGTGTGTGCCGTGTCCGCCGACGGATGGGTGTTTGTGCGCGATGCACCACATAAACTATATCCAGACTCGATAGGACAAGTAAACCTGACAGCATGTGTGCACACCGTCGACGCCGAACAAGTGTGCGCTGCAGTGGAGGCCCTGTAAAAAAAACATTATACGCATGTATACTGTTTTTTGGGCTCATGGGGGCACCGCAACAAGCAGTGGCTTGTGGGTTGTCAGGTATTGCTCCCTGGTATACTGTTTGCTGTGCAATATATTAATGTAGCTCTGGGCATCCGGTGTCAGCGTCAGCTCGTTGTCCACAGCCTCGCCTACTTTGAACATGATGTCAACGTGCACCGCACTGGCCTCGCCGGGATTGATCAGCTGAGTTCCCTTGAACCACACCTTGGTGCCCTCACGGTATACCGCATTGTGAAGTGTTTCCACCGGCGGCGGTGTGGGCGTAGTGACCAATACAGCTAGTTGTAACTTTGAGGTGTCGGTGAGGCCCACGTTGTCAAACCACACGGAAAAGTCCAGTAGATACCTGTCAGTTGGCGCCGTGCGACCCAGCATCACCCTCTGGCGCATTTCCTTGCCGCTGTACTGCAATGTAATGTAATCATTTGCCGCCACAGTGTCCTTGGATACTGCGATGGGTATTAAATGCACAACATCAAACTGATTATACATGGCTGTTTTTATTCAACGACATTTTTTCCGTAACGTGATGTCCTTTTGCCGGAACGCAGATGGATCGTCACCACAAGCCTGTCGTGGACCACATGGACATTGCACACAACACACATCGTGTACTGTCACGTACCACATGGACACCACAGGCCTGACATCATGGACATCGCACACACCACACCATATAACTGTAGTTTGTTAAGTTTTGCATAGCATGGTCGGAATAGTCCTTGTTCATGTGCCGATTTCATATTATGCAGCCCGGCGTATATATGAAATTGTACAATCGTCCACATAAGTGTGGTGACTAGCCATGACATCTTATTGGGACAGACGTCAAGTACCGGTGATGCGCGTTCAGCCCATGTGTCATCACACAGGGCATATGCGCAAGGACTGTTCTTGTGCTCACTGTGAGATCACCCTCGACGTGTGGCTAGAGCCGCCACAGAGACGCAGGCGCCGCCGTGCCCCGTCGCCGCCACGTGGTGTTGTGTTTGATAGCGACACAGAGGACCTGTTTGATGCCATGTGAGTTATGCGATAAGCTCTGCCTTGGCCGTTCTTTTGGTGCTTTGATGCAGCCGCGACAGGACCATGGTCACGTTGCCGCCCAACATCTTTAGCGTACCTCTTGCCGTGGACGTGATGAATATATTGACCTTGTACATACTCTCCTGGTCCTTGGCCACGCGCATCATATGAAAGCCGCTAAACAGCGACACCTTGTCTTGCACAACGGCCGGTGCAATGTGATGGGTTTTGGACAGGCCGTTCTCCGATGCCATCACAATCATGTTGTGTTTTGTGTTGACATCGGAGGTCTCTAGGACTAGTGTGTAGCACAGCAATAGGTGGTCGGTGGTGAAGAAGGGCCCTATGTTGATTGTGCTGTGGTCGGGCGGCTCCAGCATGACTGTGGCAAAGGTGTCGCCGTCTACCCGCAGGTTCTCCTCCGAGAATGTGGGCGTAAAGGTGTGCATGCGCAACTGACTAATCATAGTGTTTTATATACCCCAAAGTCAATGTGTGTCTGCGCTGAATCCCGGCTGTGCCACGGCAGCGCCCCGACGGCCATGTTCCTCAGGGTCATCATGTGAGTGTAAGCCAGTCCCACACGGCCCGTGTACATGTACGGTGGGACATGGCCTGTCAACAGTGACACCCCCTGCCGTGGGGTAAAATATGTAATAAAGTCCACTATAAAGTCCTCGTCGACTTCGGCCACGGTGGATACCAGTAAGTCCAGTGGCGACCGGCCATCTATCGGCGTCACCATGTCCAAACTGTAGTGGCGAGACATGTCCTTCACAAGCTGAAAGTTCTGTGAAACCATTAAGGCAGTGGTCAGGGCGGTGACATCATGGGGGTCCACCGTAACGCCTGCCTCCAGCGCAAGGTAGCGTGCGGATGCCACGTTGTTGTTTAACAAGGCGTTGAGCAGAAGCTGCGCACCGGGCCTCTGGTGCACATCCATCTCATACTTCTCAATCAACATGATCATAACAGCCGGGTTAGGGCCCAAGACCGCCATTTGGACGAGGCTGTCGACATCGTAGTGCAACAAGCCCACCAGAAAGTCTGTCACGGCGGTCAGGCCTGTGGCCACCGCGTGCTGTACAGCGTCGTGTCCTGTTTCGTGACTCATGCCCATGTCAACGTTGTCAAGTGTCGACATGATAGTCACTGCGAAAGGTGTGCCAAGGTGCTCAACGTCAAGGATGCGCTGCAGCTCCGTGGCTGTCATGCGTAGCCCGTGTCTCACCGCCTCTAGGGCCATTGGCACTGCCACGTCGTGTTTGTCATCCGCTGTGGCCACGTGTTCAAAGACATTCTGTATGAAGGTGTGGTCCGCGTTGTTGACAATATTGACGTCGGCGCCGGCGTGCATTAGCATAGACGCCACTTGTACGTTTGTGATGGCCGCAAACAGTGGACTGTTGCCAAGTATGTCTGTTGCGTTCACGTCGGCGCCAGCGCGCAGCAGCGCCTCTGTGGCCTGAGCGTTACCCGTGTCTGCGGCGTAGTGCAGAGCGGTCTCGTGGCTACTGTTGTGCGCATTGACTCGTAGCCGCGGGCTTTGCAATAGAGCCACAAACAAATCCCACGGCCCGCCTACTGCCGCAATAAGAGGCACGCGGTGGCCATGCGCATGGCCATCGTTGGGGTCTGCACCCATGGTGAGCAGCGCGTGCACGGCACCAGCGTTACCGGCTTCCACCGCCACCATCAGCGGGGTGAAGCCCTCCGCATTGTACTCATCCACCCAATCGGCATATTGAGCCACATCAGGCACACCACCAGCCCGGATGAGGTCGACAAGGGAATCCATTTTTATTACCAAAAAACATGTTAGCCATTCACACAGTGTGGAATGGAGCACGGCATGAGGCGCAGCTGCACGCCATGCAGACCTACGACGACTTTGTGGCGCAGCTGGCCAAGGAGCATAACACACATCCCAGCTTCATGGTACTTGAGAACGTACATAACATGCAAACACTGTTGGAACGCCGCGAGTCCGTGGCTGTGTACGACGCGCTGCCGTACGCATACAGGAGAACCGAGTTTGCCGCGCCCAACTTTACCAAGGTGGCCTCCGACGAGACTCGCGTGCTTCTTAGCCACATTTTTGTCGTCACACACGCATTGCGCGCGTCCACCCCCGACATGTACTTTCGTATGATGATACCGGATGGCATTGTACAGAATATAGACGCGGTTCTGGCCGATACCCCAAACATTACGGCGCGTCTCAGGCGTATGCTCGGGGTGCAGGTGGATAGGCACGCACCCGTTGTAGATGACGTGACCTTGCCATACCAGGCCACGGAGGTGCTCCACGAGCAGCTCACAGTCAAGCTGGGCAGCCGCCTGCACGACAACCGTGCCCCGCGCCTGTTGGACGTGGCGCAGCTGGACCAGCACGTGCCGTATGTGCAGTGCAGGGACTTCTTCAAATGCGCGCCGGGCTTTAGGCCCTGTGACGAGTGGGTGAATGTGGCGGCCACCAAGTACCCTGACAACATGCTCATGATAAAGTATAACCCGGAGCGGCCTGACCTGCGGCCCCTTGCCAATCCGTACAACAGCTACTATGAAGCCGCGGTGGCTTACAATGGCACAGAATTCCAGTCCACCATCGACATCCCGGCCGAGGGCCAGAGGCACGTGGGCCGTGACGAGTGCATCGCGCGGGCGTACGCCTGTTTAGGTCCGCACGTCTATGTCGAGGACCATTGGCAGTCAGACCTCATTGCCCGAATACCACTGACCCTGGACGCGCCGGCGGAAATGAGCACATTTGTGGACTTTGTCATGAACGATGAGTACACACGGCGCACATTTGCAATTGACGAGTCGAGTGTGCCGCACCGCGCCAGGCCTATTATTTACATGCACCTCATGGGATCGCGGCAGGTCATGAGCCTGTCGCTTATGACGGAGGGCCGTGCGGTGCTCAAGTTTCGTGTCACTGACCTGGAGGTGCTCATGTTCCTGCGCGACTGCTTCGATATTATGTGGCACCGGTATAGCGTCGGCGGCTACCGAGACGAGTGTATAGCTTTCTATCGAGACCACGACCAGGACCCCTTTGAGTGGGGCATGCCACATGGTTCCGACATCCAGCCACAGCAGGCGCGGACCACCGGACGTATCGCATCGCTCAGAGAGGCCGAGCCCGACGTGTTCATCAACACATATTCAAGATACTGCAGCAACATGCCCCGCATCGTGGACGTGGAAGAGGCCCAGGCCATACGCCGCCGTCACGGCTCGGCATATCTCATGGACTGGCCACTGTATGGCGAGACTACAAAGCGTACATACGCGTGCACGCACAACGCACGCAACAAGTTCCCCGGCGTGCATGTAAACAGGCTCGAAGCAAATAAGGACGCCTTTCCCTATGTGCCATGCTGCTACACTGTGGATCAGTACAATAAACGTGGCAGTGGCCTGACCCACTACATCAACCAAGGTGCGGCCGCCATCACAGATGGTGTGCCTGAGGACACGGCCGCTGCGGTACCCCCAGACACGGTGCGCAAATTATTGGGCGACGACGTGGCGTTTGGCGACATGCGCGGAGGCCTCTTTGCAGTCACAGGCATACCATTGACACAGGTTAAGACGGTGTTGCTCGATGACCGTGTGCGGCCAGCGTGCTACCAGGAGTTCAGCACCGTGTTTGCAGACGACATGTATATTGCACAGCCCGCTCGGTTCCTGCAGAAGGTGGTGGGATCGTCTGACATATTTGACGCAACACTGTTTTACCGCATTGTCGAGGTTATAAACGACACGTCTGTGTATATACTCAATAGACGCGGCTTTGTGGTGCCGCCTAACCACAAGGGCCATTTGAAGTACGCGCCGGAGGGCGAACGCGTCACACTGCTCTTTGACCACGGCGACAAAAACTATTCCGTGTTGCGCGGCGCCACCGAAACGGCAGCCTCAATACATGCCATGTTCCTAGACACGTGCAATGTGTTTGCCATGGGTAAACGTACGGTGGCAATACGCAAGCTACCCAATGTCGTACGTCAACGGGTCGACCGTTTTGGCAAATGTAGGTACCTGTACTTTGCAGATGGCCACGAACAGTATGTCAAGCCGTGTCCGCCGTACCCAGTGTATATTGCAGCACCGGTCGCAATGGCCGAGCACGCTATCCGGGCATTTGATAATGAGCACCGTGATGCCAGGCGTATGTTAAACAGACTGCGGCACATGTATGCGATGTCGGGCATGGATGTGGACACCTTTGAGGCACAGCATACGAGTACTAGTGCAGTGACAATGGTGCGACACGGTAAATTTCACAGCCCGCACCTTGGCGCCTTCATGGCGAAGCTACGTGTCGAGCTAGCCAACGATACCTTTGTGGACCCCGGCGCGGAACCGCAGACTTATGAGCATCCAAATGACTTCTCACATGGCAATGTGTTTTCTACGCATGCGTTCAACAGCGCACAACATGACCACAGCACCATTGTCGTGCGCGACACCCTGTGCGACACCACGCCAGAAACGGCTCCGTTTATGTTCATGTTGGACGCCGACAGTATGTGCCTTGTCCAGAACTGCGGCACATCCCTGTCCAAGGCGGCCTCTGTGTGCGCAGAGTGGCGCGCGCACAGACGCAATGCACCGGGCTCTGGCGCGAGTGTGCAGGCACAGCCTGACTACATATGGACGGGTGGCAAACTGCTGCAGATGGACACGCGGGGCGTCTTCCAAGGCCAGTTTGCCACCGGCGTGGCCGTAGTCACCGACATAGCAGGGGACCAGTTTTTGGCTCTTCTCAAGGTGTAAAATGACAGGTGCTCGGGCACCACCGCTCCGCGCTCTCTATCGCTACGTACGGCGGCTATGTGCCGTCGTACCCTCTCTAATACTACGGGTGCGTATCAGACGGCACACTGCCGGCGACCCCACGTGCATCGCTTCATTCTACATCTATGTCAAGGTGGGTGTGTATTATGTCCGGGTCTGTTGTGTGTACGCCCGACCGGCCGCGGGCCGAAAGATTGAGTTTGTGTTTGTGTGCAGGTTGAAATCAAGACGACACAGCCTCAGATAACCCTTTTATTAGCCATGGATATCAGGACACTGTGATATGGTGCCAGGGCGTTAGCTATGTCTAAGTTGAAATCGAGACGCCGGCAACACTTTTATTAGCCATAGATATCAGGACACTGTGATATACTGACAGGCGCCTGACAGGGCGTTAGGTCAGAGGAGCTATGTTTAAAGTTAAGCTTGGCATATGTGCCGTTGCTACCAAACATGCACATTTGGCTGATCTCTTGCCTGTTGATTTGCCCAAAGCGCTTGAGGGTGTTGTGGTCGTACACGGTGAAACACTTGAAGCCGTTGTAGATGACCTTGTCGATGTCGGTGAAGTGCTCCCTGCGCCAGTCTGTAAAGGGGACGTTGGGCCTGCATTGCGCAGGCTCCTGAATACCCACACAACTGTCAGGCGCAATCGTGGCGACAAGGCGGTCGCCGACATACATGTAGGCCTCGGTGTCATTGGCTGTGTTGCATGCTTCGTACGCAAAGGTGGCGTCATCCGGTTCACACATGTCCATGTAGCACGGTTTGGACGTAGCAGCAATCTCCTCAGGGCGTCGAGCTCGCACAGTGCACGCTGCCGCCGCAGACTGTGTGTGCTGTGCCCTGAAGAGATCTCTGTAGTTGGTACACATTGCAGTGATTATATTGCGGCCATACGGAAACATGGTCATCATGGCCACACGGTGCTCGTGCCTTTCCGGAGCACACATGTAGTACATCAGGGTGGTTAGCTCCGCCGGGCAGTGAGACGCCAGTCCAAACACAGCACTGGCCATTCCTTGCGGACTGTACAGTGTGTTGCTCAGCACAGGCGATGTATGGCAATAGCGTGTCCTGAAGTTCAAGCATTCGGCGGCCATGTCCACACCCATGTTGGTCAAGGCTTTGTGGAAGAAGCCTCCGTCGATGACATCACACGCCACTTTGGTGACTTCGTCCCTGTCGTTCGGGCAGGTGTGCAAGATGGTGTACATCCGTTCGGCAAGCATTCGGCGGCTGACCCCACGGCGCATCATCAGATGCCTGAACTGACACGAGTCAGCATCAGGATGCCTGGGGCCGGAATGGGCTAGGGCAGGCAGCAGCAGCAGCAGCAGCAGGCTAGACATCATTCAGACAGGTGTTTTGACCACAAAAATAAAGATCAGAGAAGGGCTTTCAAATGTCCATAAACCTGACGGTGTTCCTCGAGGCGTCCAGTAGCGCCTTGGTCCACACTATATCTTCGTCCTTTTCCCCCGCACAATTGAAGTAGGCTCTGACAGAACTTGCGTTAGAGCACCCGGCGTGTACACGCAGCAAGGTGGCGTGATATGGAACGCACATCATGCCATGAGTGTCATCATAATCACTGACAATTGTGTGCATGGCAAGTCGGCCACCACACGGGGCAAAAAACGTAAACACATTGTCCTTGCCCCCTTCCCCGTTGATGACATACACCATGTATTGGCCATGACACGGCTCCAATGTCACGTCTGCCACCCAGCCATACTTGACATAATCTCGCAGGTGGCGGACACTGTCTCCTCTGGCGCTACTGCACAAGTGCAGTGACATCTCAATGGACCAACCCATTTTTGGTACACACAAACAAACGGGCTCATGGTTGACTACTTTTATGCCAAGTGCGATCTCCCCTGTGTACCATGTAAGGAAGGAGCTGCAGGTAGATTAACGTGTGGTTCTCGCAACGCAACGGCGTGTCTATGCTGTGGAAGTCAATAATGAGGCTGGAGTTCGACACCAGCCGCCAAAACAACGGCACCGACTCGTACGCAACCAGCAGCATGCAGTTCTCTCCCGTGGCCACGCACGGCTTGTACTGTCGCCCCAGATCCTTGTAAATGTCAGCCGCCACGGCGTATCCACCGTCGCGAATGATGTATTGCGCGATGTCTTTCCAGTCTCGCCGAAAGACGGCGGCGTGTTTTGCCATTTTCTCCTTCAGCCACGGTGGCCGTTCCACATGGGGGTCGCCCAAAAAGACCTTGTGTAGTTCCGGATAAGAACACAGCCCGTCTTTTGCGTATACCGTAGGAACTTTGTCACAGGTGAACACAATGTCCATGTCCGCGTACATGACGGCGTTGCCGCCGTTCCCGTCGAGGAACGACACGTACTGCCGCTTGCGTTCCAGAGAAGCTTTTTCTTTCAGTTTATTGCGCACGGCTCCGGCGTGCTTGATTACAACCACCCGCAGGCAATCCATAAGCGCCAGATCAGCCGTGTAGTCGTCCTGGTAAGATTCCGGCGGTATGCAATCGGGTATGTCTTCCAGGCACAGCAATACAATGTTGTCTTCCTTGTCAAAATGTTCCTTGAGGCCAATCTCTTCATCAACAGGCATTTGCAATCTCGAATACACAATAGCGTTTGGTATTTTCTGCCCTCTCATGGTGCGGGCCTGCTCCTTTATTTTCGAGACGTAATTTAAGTCCTTGCCCCTGAACGGCTTGGAACCGTCCGGGATCCCCGTCCCGTAAACAGCGACCCAAGTGTAGAACACAAAGTTCACCCGTAGTTCTTTGTAGGTGGAATCCAGCGCAAACTCGAAATAGTCGCGAAGAAAAGTCTCAATCTCTTCGAGGTATCCGGGATCTGCCATCTCCCGTAGCCGTCGGCGGCAAGCACAGTGTTCCTGTCAGTGGTGAGCACAGATGTGCAGCGACATCTCAATGGACCAACCCATGTTTGGGTGCGCGTGGTAACAGTACCGCCGATGTAGTATTCAAAAAATGGACCGCGCCCTTCGTGACATACAGACAGACCAGTTTGTGCCTCACAGCTGGATGGAGCGGCACCGGCTGGAGCTACTCAGTGCCATCGTGGTCTCACCCTATGGCCCCACGCAGCTCCAGGACTGGTGTGTGGCATTTAACACGACCGCTAGAGAGGCCCTTGCCGACGTTACTGTGCCGTTGGACGCGAGTGACAGCATGGTGGTGCAGGCCGTGCGCATGGGCGCGCATGTGGTGGATCTATTCGATATGATCGACAGGCGGCCGGCGGCGTTTGACACATGCGTGCGTGAAGACAGCATCGATAGTGCCACATTTGCAACAACAGTGGGGCGCGATGGCTACAGCGTGGTACACCACCTGGCACGCCGTAACATGCTGGCCACGTTGGAGGCACTGAAGCCATTTGACTGGTACTCTCTGAGCCCAGACGACCACACACTCATTGACTGCGCCCTATTGGGCGAAGGCGGCAGGCCGTCCACGGTGGTGCCCTTTTTCATGTCACGTGGCATGAGCATGAACGTAGTGGTGCCGTCTTTGGGTATCACACTACTGGAGCAGTCGGTGCGCACATGGCCCGGAGAGGCGCTGGCGTATCTTGCCCGTACGCAGTACGTTGACCACATGCCCGTAGATGTGTTTGCACACATGGTAGCCCGCAAAAACATCCCGGAGGCTGTGCTGGCCTGGGTGGGCCGCTTCGACATCCTCCACGACATGTATAAGGACACGCTGCTGATGCATCACATTGCAATCCACTGGCAGCCGGTGTACAGTCAAGTCTTTGACGCGATCGACATTGATGTGCTCAACACGGCCACTGGCCCCAAGCGCTTCTACCTGATACACTGCGTCGGCCAGGGCATGGTCCCGGTGGCGGCATTCAAGCGCTATGTGCCTATCCAGTATTGGAACATGGTGGACGCACATGGAAACACTGCGGTGGCCACCCTGCTGAACTTACCGCTGACCGACTATAACAAGAACATGTACAACATACAGAAGTTGACAAACATGGTGGATGCCATAGAGCACATAGCATACCACGACTTTGATATGCTGGAGGAGCATGTATCCGGGACATACCTCGTGACCATGCTGACGACCATCCTTGCATTCATGGCCTTCAGGGTTAACACACACGCTGTCCAGATGCCGCCGGTTGCGCATGACGTGGAAAACGACCAGCTGGTGCTGTCGGCGCACTTTGAGACAACAGACACCCCGGCTGCACTGGAAATGGTAAAACGGTTCCATGCCGAATACACCGACCTGAAGGACTATGCCCTAACTGTGCGTCACCATCATCGCAGGTGGTACGGAGTGTTCCTGCACGATGTCCAGGCCTTACAGGATGCCTTGGTGCGCTGCCTGAACACCCTGGGCGCCATGGGCATAGCCATGGACGCCGACTACATGAAATTTGTCAATCCGGTGCTGGCCAAGACATTTGACGACACTCTTGCCAAACAGGTCATGAGGCAACACAGGATGCGTATCACTCGTTTTGCCCGCCGCAACCCCCAATACACCGATCGGCTGCGGCTGCGGCGCGTCTTGCGGCTATCACCCTCAGGTTTGCCAGAAGATGTGCCTTCCATTTAGGTGATACGGGGGGCTCCTTGTGTCGGTCTTTCCATGCTTGTATCTCATCGGCCGTCATGTGCACCATGGGATTGTAGTGATAGCGGTCGACTTCAGGGCAATGGCATGCACCGCGCTCTTGCAGTGCCACCTCGTTCGGCGCCACAAAGTACAGCATCTTATCCTCAAGGTCAAAGCGATACACGGCCAATGTTTGTTCGCATCTAATAAGGATGTCACGGCTGTGCTCAAAGATGACGGCACACAGAGGATTCATTGTCACCCGCTGCGGCAGGAAGCACGTGTTCCATTTATCCTGCCACTCGGCACATATGGACATCTCTTCAGATGACAGCGGGCCTGTGGTGTATGTATAATGACATGTGCACATTGCACGAAACCTTTTGAATACGGCCATGCGCATGCACATCAATGCTTGTAGAGCGCTGCAATGATGTGGCTTGTACTTGTGATGATTTTGCACACCACCAGGGCCACGCCGACCGTCGTGTGCCGCGCCGGCACCGACTGTCACATCCCATGCACGTTCAGGCACGGACATGACCTTGTAGTACATTGGATCTGCGCCAATGATCAACGCGTTTACCTGTCCTACTACCATGCTATGACCCAGCGTGCGACACCGGGAGCATCATTGATGGTCTCTCATGGCAACGCTACGTTGGCCCTCGCCAACGCAACGTCACTGCTATCGTGCCAGCGTCTCAAATGCTACACATCTACGATCAACGGCAACAAGGAGCAGTTTATCAGGCTGGTCGTGTGGAACCCTGTGGACTTGGCATTTGGCATTACACCGTCTGGGGACGCCTGGTGCAACACATCATCGCCGGGTGCCCATGTACATCGGGATATGCTATTTTGTAATGCCAGCAGCATGTACGACTGGAGCGCTGTGCGGTTTGACAGCGTGCTGCCTACGGCGACGTGCGCCGGTGGTGTACAACATGACTCGGGCCTGTGCGTCGCACGCGATCTACAGGGGGTTGCCCATGTGCTGGGCACTGTTGCCCATGGCACGGTGTCGCACGGGCAGTTGAGGGGCATAGTCCTGGCGACGTTAGTTGTTAGGACTGTCTACGTTGCAATAATGTAATTGAAAATGTTTGATATCCAGGAAGTGTACGACCTGCTGCTTTCTGGTCAATCGTTAGAGCGGTGGTGTGCGCAGCACCGCATGCACATCGCTGATTGTGTGCATGCGGTGCTGCCGATGCTCCCGGATGACCGCAGTGTTGTGGAGGTGATGAAGTTGGGTGTGATTGATTATGATCCATTTGTCATGCTTGCCAGGCACCCGCACGCCATGTATATGTGCATCGTGGCTGGCATATTAGATACATCAGGCTACGCACACCACGTGCGGGACGGTATGAATGTAATACAAGCACTGGCGGGCGCCATGCAGCTTGACACGCTGTTGGCTGTGGCCTCGTTCGATTGGTACATGGTAACCTCTGACGGCCTCATGCTGCCCGACATTGCCCTGAGAGCAGGAGGTTGCTATGTCACAATAGTGAACTTTTTTGAAGAACACATTGCCCCCAATATGTTTGTACCGCAGCTGGGCATGACGGTCGCAGAGCATATTGTGCATACGTGGCCACAGCCGGCCCTTGTGTATATAGCCACTGAAGGGACTGTACATGTGACAGCCGCCGACCTTGTGTACATGATTGTGCGCGGCATGACCGCCGCCGTAGTTGCACTCGCGCCGCAGTTTGATATCACCAGTGCCCATGTTGACGACAAGCTATTGGTGCACCACATGGCCACCGCATGGTCATCAGAATACATGTCAGTGTTCAATGCATATGACATACAGACACTGAACGAGGCAACGAGCTACAACAGTTTGACATTGGTTGACTTTATACTTACCGGATGGGTGCCACAGCAAGTCCTGGCCTATTACATCCCAAAGGAGTATTGGCCAGTCGAACAACTCATGTCTACCCTGTCTGCACACGTGCGGCTGTTGGACCTGTCTGACGATGGCATATACAGGCTACTGAACGTGTTGCAGTGTATGTGTCACATTATGATGCACACGGGTTACAAACCCGACGCTGACGTGCCTGTAGCCATGGCGTATCTACTGACATTCCTGTCGTACAGGGTCAACACACGGCCCGTTCCCATGCCACCACTCAACGCCACAGCCGAGCAGCTCGCAGCTCATTTTGCGGCCGTGTCATATGATGGATTGGACGCCACACTGGCAGCACTGTACGAGAGGGCGCCTGCACTCGAGACATATGCAGAAGATGTCAGGGCTCTGGTTACAGACTATGACCTGTTTCTGACGTTCATCGCAGAACTACAGCACGAGCTGATGCAGTGCTTGTATGCCATGGCGGCGCTCGGTGTGCGGCCCGGCAAGGTGTTCTTTGACATCGTGCGGCCGGACAGCCGCTTGGCTAAAGTGTTTGCAAATACCCTGAAGCAGATAATCCAGAGGCAGCACATGCAGTTGATCGAACAGCACGTGCGTGACAATCCACAAGACGCCATCGTCATGGGCATCGATATTTGAATATGGGCAAAATACACCAAATGTGGATGTAGTAGTAACAATGGGGACGGCTACTGCTCTTCTGCTGTGTCTTGTGGTGTGCGCGCACATGGCCTATGCCGCGCAGGTCACTTACACCATGTATGGAACCAAGGGTGTTGCTCTATCTTGCCCTGCAGAACGGAACCCGAACGTAACCTATATGGCTGTGACGTGGTACAAGCAACACAACAACAGCCTGCGCGGTCTGATGTCTAGGCGGCTATATGAGAATGACACTATGCGTTACTTTGTGGGCGCCCCGATGGACATGACAATGCTCCCTGATGACACCCTGGTGTTGGACTTTGCGCTGACGTGCAACTGGAATGGGACCTACATATGCCATCTTTCTGCCCCAGTGGGGGAACGCAATGTGCAGAGTTCTACAGAGCTGTACGTGGTGCCATGCATGCCTCCTCCTGTCGAGCCACTGCCACAGGACATCTCGGCTGTGGTTATGTTTCCTGTGAATGTGGTGCTGGTTGTGATGACTACTGTATGTGCATTCATTGCTTTGTCGGCGTCTACATTTATGGCCGTCGTCATTGCCATGCGGGTGTACAGCATGTATAACACACCTCCCATATACACGCCTATGGTGTAAAGCTAATGTGTGTTTCCTGTGCTGGTTGTGATGACTACTGTGTGTGCTCTGTCGGCGTCTACATTCATGGCCGCCGTCATTGGCATGTGGGTGTACAGCTAATAAACATGTGTACAATGTAATATGCCTATTGTCCTTATTGCATTGGAAGCAACAAACTGTATACACACAATATTTGAATATGGTGCAATGATCAGGTGGGGGGTTTATTGACATGTGTCAGGGAAAAATTTGAATATGGCCAAATGACTGGCGGCACACCAAATTCAGGTGTCACCATGGACGACCTGTTTCCTTGCAGCATCTGTTTGACCACCATGACAAACGTGGCCATAACGCCGTGTGGACATTTGTTTTGCATGTCATGCTACATGACCAACCTGGCACACAGTCCAAGGTGTGCCATATGCCGCAAGCCTGTGCCCCGGAAGCTGGACCGAGTGCCGGTCCTCGACAGCATGATTGCAACTGCTGTTCGCATCGTACAGGACAGCATTGGGAACGCTAGGACGTCGATGACATCTCTGCAAAACGCAAGAACACAGATTGACCACATGACGGTTACAATAACCCAACTTGGGCGGCAACAAGAAGAAATGGCCAAGGTGCAGGCGGAACATCGCAACGCCATAGAGGAATGTAATTCACTGAGGGATGCCCTGGCTGCTGCACACAATGACATGGTGAGACTGCAGGAGCGGTGTACTACTGTGCAGGCAGAGTTGGAGTCCTTGCACGTACATTGTGCCTCGCTGGAGAACACCAATGCACTGGGGATGCTTCACAAGCAGATTGCGGAGGAGCGTGCCAGCCAGGCCAACCGGAAATACCTGGCTATGGCCAGACAGATGCGTGAGATGGGCAGGCTGAAGAAGAGGTACGCGCGGTTACAAGATCGGTTCAGGGCTGTCACCATGGAGTTGGAGTGTGTTGTATGTGAGGACTGTCGACCAACAACGGCACACGATGGCTGTCTTGTGTGCGAGGTGCGGAAAGATGTTACACAGCTCCGTGCAGACTACAACCACATGAACCTGAACTATGTGTGCACACAGGTGCAATTGGACCGTATGGTATGTGCACAGTGTCAAGCGATGGATACACACCAGGGCTGCCTGGTGTGCGATGCGCATGCATCACAGCAGGCTGAGGTTGACAGACTAACAAGAGACAATACCACAATGGCCACGGACTTGACCAGGGCTCAGACTGAGGTGAATGACCTGAGCTTACGGCACAATGCTGTGTCTGATGCTGTACATACTTTGTGGTGTGCTATGTATGATTAAGTGTACATAATTTGTGGTGTGCTGTGTATGATTAAATAAAAGGTGACACGTGCATTCATTGTGTGTTGTGTGGTGTGAATCATGCCTACGGGATCTAGTGCCGAATATGTTGTCCATGGAGTAGCACCCACTAATGTTGCTCAGCAAGTCAAGCCACAGCAAAGGCCCGTCTTGTTCCAATGTAGCGTATGCCTTGACAGTGCCAGGGATGTGGCCGTGACGCCCTGTGGCCATGTCTTTTGCTACCAGTGCCACATGCAATGTGCTGAGCGCCGCAGCATGTACCGCTGTGCTGTGTGCAGGGCAGAGGTGCGTGTGTCACAGGTACGCACCCGGATGCCTGTGTTAAATGCTATGATCACTGAGGCCATCGCGTATGCCGAAAGGAACAATGTGGCGGCGCTGTCGGATGTGCGGGCGATGCTACCCTGTGTCATGGCCATGATGGCCACTGTGCAGCAGCAAGTGGGTGTGGAGAAGGTGGGCGTAGTGAGGCTAATGCAGGACCTGATGGCACACATACTTGACCATATAAAAGAATGAATATGTAAGTGTGGTTGGTCACGGTGGCTCTTAAATGCAGATGATATGTTACCGCCACATGCGTGGGTCAGTTGTCCCGCACAGGGCACTGAGATATGTGGCTTCATTACGCCCGGGAAGACCTTCTTGGATAGCCGCTATGACACGTACATTGCGGCCGAGGCGCACTACAGACCGCCCCTGCCGGACATGTACAGCGCAGTCATCGACCTGACAAACACCGCCAGGTATTACAACGGCCGAGCGCTCGGCGCATGCTATCACAAGATCAAGTGCAAGGGCCACAACCAGTGTCCCAGCCCACGGGCCGTCAAGGCCTTCATTGACACGGTGGTGGCCGCCCCAGGCCTCGTGTATGTCCATTGTACATACGGCTTCAATCGCACTGGCTATCTGATCTGCTGCTATCTGGTTGAATGTCGCAAGATGTCTGTGCACGACGCCATACGACTGTTTGCGGAGGCCCGGCCACCCGGCATGTACAAGGCAGACTACATTAAGACGCTGTGTGTCAAGTACAACGCCAGGGTGCTTGCTGTGCCGTCCAACCTGCCGTCGTGGCTACCCGAACAGGTTGTGGTGACACACACTGCCTCGGGCCCAAAGGCAGCACGGCACGTGCTGCGCTGCATCTCTGTGGAGGACCCTGTGTTGGCTGCGGAGATTGTACGTGTGGTGGCCACGACTGTGGGGTACCCGTACACGGACCAGTTTGCAGGATGCATGCCGGTGTCGATGAGCAAACACAACTATGCCTCCATTCTCTGTCTGAAGGATGATGCGCGTGCTACCTGGAAGGCTGACGGTGTGCGCTACATGATGTACATTGATGGCAAAGACCGTGTGTATGTCATTGACCGGTGCGCTCATGTGTCACGGCTTACTGCCGATGTCTTTGTGGGGCCTGATGGTATGCATTTGGTGGACACCCTGGTTGACTGTGAGTACACTTCCAATGGCACCATGTACATCTTTGATGCGGTGTATGTGCGCGGTGTATATGTGTGTGACGCGCCGCTGGATAGCCGGCTGGCCTCTGTGCAGTGTGTCGCACAGGCCCACCGAGGGCCCATGTCGGTCAGGGTGAAATGTAGCGTAGGCATCGGCGACTTTGAGTTGCTGTACAGCACGTATGCGGACCGGAGCGACTGTGATGGGTTCATATTCCAGTCAAACAGCAGGCCCTATTATGGAGGGCGGGACGTGCAGATTATCAAATACAAACCGGTGCACAAGAACACGGTGGACTTTATGCTGGTGCCGAGCGACGCCCAGTGCGCCGGCCTGTACTTGCACAACGACACGACGCCGTTTGCACAGGTCAGTGCATGGGATCCGGCCATGGCGGGACGCGTGGTGGAGTGTGCCTATGTAAATGGCACATGGAGTGTGCTGAGAGTGCGCGCTGACAAGAGTCAGGCCAACACCAGGGTGACGGCGCTGCGTGTGTACGAGAGCATCATCCACCCGGTGGACTTTGACCTTTTCCGCGAGACGATATCATTGGCAATGTTGTTTTGACCTAGTGTTGGCAGTTGTTATGTAAACAAATGTCAACAAAAAATGGATGTTTTGCTGTCCCTGTATCCCAGCTTGTCTGACCGACACTTCAGTGTGCACGGCGATATACGGCTGACGGGCGGCCTCGACCCTGCCGACGACTTTGTGCAGCAGCAATATCTGGCGCGCTTCCTGAGCCCCGAAACGCCATACAATGAACTGTTGCTGTTTCATGAGATGGGCACCGGCAAGACGTGTACCGCGGTGGCCATTGCCCAGTGCGCGGCAAAGTACCTCAAGGGGGTGTTGGTGATTACACGGGGCGAGGGTCTTATGCGGAACTTTCAGTCTGAGATAATGCACAAGTGTCATAGCGTGTGGCGTCGCGAGCGGCGCTCCATTGAACAGTTTTTCCGCTTTGAGACGTATGACCGGTTTGCCGCCTGGTGTGGCAGAGTGTCTCGGGGTGTGCTTGCCACCAAGTACAGGAACCATCTTGTGATTGTGGACGAGGTGCACAACCTGCGAGAGGACAATGCCTCATATCGTGCCCTGCTTGAGTTTATGCACACTGTTCAGGGTGCAAAGAAAGTGCTGCTCTCTGGCACACCCATGAGCGATCGCGCAGACGAAATTATAGACGTCATGAACCTCATATTGCCACCGGATGCCACCATGGACAAGGCCCACTACTTTACGGCGGGCGGAGTGTTTGTAGATGGCCGCGAGAGCGAGTTCATGGCGGCGGTGCGGGGTCGCGTGTCTTTTGTCCTGGCCAAAGATAGTGGGGTGCGTGTAGTGTACGCGGGCGCCGCCGTCGACGGGTTGCCATTCAACGTGGTACAGCTAGCCATGCGCAAATATCAGAGACGGGCGTACAGACGCGCTGTGCGCGAGGACGCAGAGGCCAACACAATATTCACAAGTACACGCAAGGCATCGCTGGCTGCCATGCCGGCCGAAGGCCAGCTGGTGGAATACAGTGTCAAATACGACTATGTGCTGAGGTCGCTCGAGCGGGCCCGCAAGGCGTTTGTGTACTGCGATGTGGTGCGCGGCACCGGTGTGACGATGCTGGCTGACATTTTGCAGCGAAATGGATGGCACATGGTAACGTCGTCGAAATTTAACGGTGTCAGGCGCGCCAAACGGTTCATCGTGCTCACTGGCGCAGAGTCGGCTCGTGCCCACAAGATGCTTGAGCGGTTCAACCACGAGCGCAACGTGGACGGCTCTGACATTTCACTCGTCATTGGCAGCCGTGCTGTTGCCGAGGGCTTCACCATGCGGGACGTCACGGACGTGCTTGTGCTCACACCCCATTGGAACTTTACAGAGACGTTCCAGGCTATATACAGGGCGGTGCGTGCACGCTCCCATGAGTACACACGTACGCTCCTCGGTCAGCCTGACCCGCAGGTCACTGTGCACATGGTGGTGGCACTGTGTTCTGAAGAGTCTCTTGACCTCAACATGTTACGCACGGCTATGGCAAAGGACGTGCAGATTAAGAGGGTCGAATACATGTTGAAGGTGGCCGCGGTCGACTGTGGTTTCATGAAAGCGCGCAATATGCGGCACACGGGCGATGGTTCCCGCGAATGTCAGTACACTGTGTGTGAATACCGGTGTAAGGGACAGCGCACCGCAGAGCGCCGGCGTAGACACTTTATTCCGGTTGTGCCGTCGGAACGGGCGCGCCTCAACGCTGTGCAGGGATCTTCTCTGATTGGCTGGGGGGGCGAAGACGTGCCGCAATTGTGGTACATGTGGGCGCACCGCGTGCCTGTGCGCAACTTCTCCGGCCACATCGCCTACATGGTACCGTCCATGATAAACGGCAATACCAGCATGTTGGTCACAACGGACCCGTATGCAACGGGCCTTACTGTGGAGGACGAGTACTATGCCAACAACTTTGTCTGCAGCAATGAACACGCGTTCACCCTGGCGCAGTTGTGTGAGCGCAGAGACGCACGTGCAGCCCCGAGGATTGTAGCACGTATACTCGACGGCACGGACGGCCCAGAGTGCATGTTGCGCTTACCCCGGGCCTCACAACTGAAGGTACTGAAGGCGCTGGTGCAGATGTATGCCGAGCACGAGGCGTTGGACGAGCATCAGTCGGGCGTGCTGGACATGTACAGGGGATTCTGGGACCCCGAGTCATACCAGCTGTGGCTGTATGAGGCGGACCTGGTACTTCAGCGGAGCGATGCCACCGGGATGTTGCAGTGGGGCACGGACCCGGCCAAGCGGGGAACGCGGCGCAAACAGGAGCTCATGGCCTCGCCGGTGGGATATTATGGCATGTACAATCCCGCAAGGGGCGACTTTTGCATCCGTGACGTGCGGGGTGCCGCCGATGGGGGCGACATGCGGCGGCTAAAGGTTGGCCAGAGGTGCGTGGACATGGACAAATGGACGCTACTGCATCTGCTTGTCACACGGCTCAAGCCTCGCGACGTCCCTGACTCGCACAGGTCAACGAGGCGCCTAATGGCCATGTGCATGGACATAGCACGCGCGCAACGCGCACACAATGTCATACGTAATTTTGTGCCCGCCGACAGACGAGAGGCCGTGCTGTTTGTGCACTATGTAGACATGTCTCGGGAGCAGCTGTGCAAGGTTATAAAGCGCTGGATGCGGCGTCACGGGTTGCTGGAGCACAACTTTGAGTGCGGGCATGCGTTCAAACACCGTGCGTAACCTAAAAAACAACATGTTAGTGGTTCTCAGTGGTGTGTCCGAGAGGGCCACCGTGGCCTTGCCGCGCCTTGTCGGGATGATGCAACACGCCGTGTTGTCTCTCACGGGTTTGGTGATAGAACCGCCGCCGAATGATTCGGTAATACACGTCAGGACGCCCGGCACAATGGTCGACAACATGGTGCGCCTCGGCGACACGGGCGCATGCACATTCGTATGTGTGCGAGACAACAATGACGGCCACTATAAGGCGGCGGACCCTGGCCACAGTGTCATTGTGCGGGCGCCAATACGGGACCTGGTATTAGAATTTAGTCCAAGCGACGATTGGACTGCGCAAACGCGATGGACAGCGTTTTTGGTGGTACATGAAAATATTTGATTTTGCAGATGTCACAGGCCTGTCGCATGTGAGGAGGGTGTTCAGGCCTGTGACATCGGATGTCAGACAGGATATTTGAATATTGTCAGGTGGCAGTCACTCCTGCATGTTATAGGCCTGTGGACACCATGGCACAGAAGGACCACTGTGCTGTTGCGACCATGACATCTGACGAGGATGAAAGCGACACTCAGCCCCGCGACTCTGAGGACGAGGACCGGCGGCAGGCACGGCCACCGTCGCAGGTTCGTAAGCGACCTGCGACATTCAAGAGCTATTCTGCCTGTATGCGCAACCCCATTGGAGCGATACGGGAGCATATGAAGAGACTGAACATGGCGACACGCAAAAATGGACATGATATGACAAAAGCAGAGTTGTGCGCTCAGTTGTTCAAGATGCCCAAGCCAAAGCCCAAGGACCAACAATCGTCAAGGTCTGGTAAGACCATGGACAACCTCATGCGCAAGTATACTCTAGCACAGATGCAGCAGATGTGCACGGAACGTAACATACCCATCACGGAAAATGGTATGCCATTATACAAGCACGCACTTTGCACCAAGCTCTTCTTCGATGGCGACAATGCACGCGCATCGACGAGTGCCGCCGTAGAGCGTGTCATGGCGCGTTACACCCCTGAACAACTACAGTTTATGTGCCAGGACAGCAACATTGTGATAATGGACGACGGTCGTGCAGTGGATAAATCTGCCATTCTTGCCAAGCTACGTGAACAGGCCAGCAGTGGTGAGGAAGGTGAGAATGTCAGTGGTGATGATGCCCCCGTGGAGGATAACAGCGCTCATGGCAGCTCTTTGGGGGACGCCACGAGCAACAGCGGTGAGCAGGACGAGTATGCGGACGAGTCGCATGTCCCTACGATGCGTGAGTGTAAGGTTATGGCTACGCGTACTGTGATACGCATGTGCGAGCAACGTGGCATAGACACGATAGATAGAGACACCGGCAGGTTACATACACACCACAAGTTATGCCAGATGTTAACTGGGGCCAGCCCAACCATTCCCCTGCCAAAGACAATGACCGAGTGTACCAAGCTGCCCATTGAGGATGTACACAACAAGTGCGACGAAATGGGTATTCCTCTCATTGACCCAATGAGCGGGCTCAAGCGCAACAAGCGGGACCTATGCAAGCGTCTGCTGGACATGAGAAATACAACACGACCACTGCAGCAAGACGACTTGCCTGAGCGACCCCTGCAAGACGAGCCAACCTTCAGACGCCTGCCTGAGCGGCCCCTGCAGGACGAGCCGACTGAACGGCCCCAGCCAAGGCCCTTCAGACGCGTGCCCTCGCAAGACGACGACGACGACATGTTGTCCCCGCACGACCGGCCTGACAAGGACAGCCCCTTCAGACGCCCACAGCAGGAGCCCGGCAGAGCTCGGCAGGACCACAGACCGTCACCGCCTATGAGAGACGTGTCAAGCCCCTTCAGACGCCTGCCTGAACCGGAGGACCCGCGCGACATGGACCAAAGGGGTCCTGACAGCAGTCACCTAAAACGGCCACTGCAAAGTGATGACGACTACGGGCATCGGAAGCGCTCTGTTGCTGTCCCGAGGCTGCCAACGCGTCCCCTCAGCAGTATGTACTCTGACATTTCTGAAGACGACCTGCCGCCACAGGATGCAGTCGATGAACCCATGTACACGGCGGTGCAGCCTGCAAGCTATGCCATTTGGCAGCAGCTCATTGCCACAATGTCTGACAATAAACTGTATGATGCGTGCATTGAAGGGGGGGTGCCTCTGCGAGATACGCACACTGGCGAACGCCATACGCCACGCGTGCTGAAGATGGAGTTGCTTGAGGCGGTGCACCGGGAACTGCGCATCTCCCAGAGACAGTATGAGGAGCCGCTGTATGGCACAGAGACTATAGCAGATTTGAGACGCATGTGTACCATGGCTGGCATAAGTATACGCGATGCACACGGTGACTATCGTAACGAGGATGTGCTGCGGGGCCTGTACGTGGAGCACCTGAGTGATCCCTGGCTGTGGCCACGCATGGTAGACATTGAGGACATGGTGAACATGACAGACCGCCGCGAGCTCATGGACACGGCCAGGTCAATGAACATCCCCATCGGATACGACTATGTACGTGGCACGCGTATGATTGAGGAGATCGCACGCGACATACTGTATGAGCAGGCCGCGGCAAGGCGCCGCAGCCTGTATGACTCGCCTGCTGAACAAAGCGCGCGTCGCAACGCCGATGCCTTTGCCACACACACTGTGCGGTCCAGACAGCCGTCCATGAGGATGCCACACACCCTGTCGCCACCTCAACCCATTGCAAACACCAGCCCCATCATGTCTACGCAGCAACCTGACGTGCCGGTGATAGCCACCTTCAACAAGGGGCTCCGAAGCGCCAACCCTTATCCAGCCGCGGCCAGGGACATACGACCGCACCAGGAAACCTATCTCACCAAGAGGCTGTACCAGTCTTTCATCACACCCTTGCAACTGTCCCAGGACACGCTGGCCCACGGCTTTGATAACGCCATTGAGTATACCAGCATTGAGGACATGCCTCTGGAACACCGAGAGAGTGGAGATATGGTTATGACATACACCCCCTATAACCCGATATGTGCGTGTGTGAAGGATTATGCGGCGGAGAAGGTCAGGGACGTGATAAGAGAGCCCACGGCGCAGGAGCTGGAAACGCTGGAGATGTATGAAATATCGGCCGAAGAGCTGTCTTCCAGACGCGCTGCGGCGCCAAAGGTGGTGCTCAACGATCGCTATTATGCACCCCACAGCACCTTGCGGTCACGGGACCGTGTGCCATGCGACATGCACGTCGGACACTACAAGCGCTACATTGACGATGTTCTGGAGGCGTACGCCCTTCGAAGCGGGCCCGAGTGGAGGGTACGAATGCGGTACGGCAAGATGACCCCTGCGCTACAGCCCCTGTTGTCACCCATCAGGTCGCCAGCCCCTCCTGTGCCACGTGCTAGGGCGCGCAAGAACCCAAGGCCGTGTCAGCTAAAGGTCAGTGACGTGGAGCAGGACGCCACTGTGGTGGACTATTTCCAATGGTCTGAACAGGATTATCAGACACACACCGAGTGGCTGATGGACACACAAAAGGCGTACGCTGTGCATATGTTGCTAACCAAGCTGGGCTATCAGGTGACCCCCGACCAGGACATGAGAGAATACCTGCGCCAGTTTACCATCAGGGACTTTGGGGAGCTGTTCAAGAAACTGGACCCAGAGGGCCGGGTCTTCCAGACGCCACTGGACCTCAAGATGTACGATGGGTACTTTTACACCCTGGAAAGTATGTTGGACTACATTGACACCAGCACGGGCGAACTGCGCACCACCCAGCAATTCCAGGACTACATCAGGCTGAACCCACAGCGCAACACACGACTGAGGACCGGTCCCGAATGGACACAGGTGGTTGATGTGATACAGAATGAGATCCAGCAGCAGATGCTGAGTACGCAACTGGGCGCTCTGGATCAACACACCAACGATGACATTTCCGATGTGGTGAGCATACCCCAGGGGTCACTGCGTGACCTGTTTGGCCTGGAGGACCTGTTGCAAAACGAGAATGACTTTATGATGGAGTATGTGGGGCCTCAGCTCACAGAGTGGCAGCCGCTTGGTGTAAATGAAAATCAATGAGACCATCTTTGCTCTCTTGCCACAATTACGTCATTTCTAAGCTTAAGAGATATGGCGCGGACACTCTGCAATTGTACATGTTCATATTAGAAACAGCCCCTGTTATTGTACAGTATATGACCACGGGGCACACTGATCAGCTTGATGTGTATAAAACCATTGTGTATCGTGTATATGACCAAAATAAATGGACGTATGAAGAAGAGTTTCGGGTCGCTTTGTTTAATACCACCCCACCGCATGCACAAAGCACTCCACCACCACAGCAGCAGCCGTGTGGCGACGACAAGCGTATAAGACGCTACGTAGACCAACTACATAGCTATATATACCTGTATCAGGGTGTAACCAACAGCAAATTCCCAGTGCACATACCCAACAGTGTTCTGGTCAACATACGAGACCATCTGCAAAAGTATCGTATTAAAGAGGCAGATGTAACGCTGCAACAGGTGCTGTCCATACTCAAGGTCAATAAGCACGTCAAATACTATGACTATGCCACTATTATATATCGTATGTTAACAGGGAAAGCAGAGGTGCTGCCTCCCGATGTTGTCGCTGCCGTACAAGCCGACATTGTGCGCCTAGCAGACGCCGCCATGGCATCTCCTGACATATGGACCCTGTGCACACAAGCCGGTGCCACATATGTCTTCTTTCAACTGCTCAGACATAATGGGTACGAGTACAACTGTCACACCTTCATGCAGGCCAAGACACTGAGCAAAAAGCAGAGCCAAGATGTTGCGTGCAATGCACTATGTGATCGGATGTCATGGACATTCTGGCCACTGTGACACCGTAGCCACGATGGTCCATGACATCCACTACGCAGCCGTAGCCACGATGGTCCAGGACATCCACTACGCAGCTATATATATAAAAAAGAGAGAGACAATGATGACAACTCTTGCGCTGGTCATGACGCTCATGGCCCTATCCACAAACGCCATGTATGTACAGCACGGCAGTGACTACTGCACAACAACAGTGCGTGCGGACATTGCCAGTGCCATTAGTGGCATGCGCGCCGAATACAATAACGGCCTCGGAGACTATTTCAAGTCACTTGCACCGCACCCGAATAATCCGTATGACACGGATGATTACAAGTACATGATCAACAGCACCAACTCGTACAACTGTCATGCTCTACAATCCACAATCAATGCCCTGCTTGGCATGTACGGCTATGTTGATATCGATGAGCCACATCAGCTGGCCATGATGAAGCTCGCCACGCATACAATGCAAACAGCCATGCTGCTTAACAAATGTGCAGCACAACTGGGATGTTACCATATCCCATTCGACGTGGAGACCTTGCACGAAGCGCACCCCGATGATGTCATGGCATCTTTGGACACCGCATTGAACCTGATGTCAATGGTCACCAATGAAATCTAAACCGGATTTATGCAAAAGTTTGATCAAGTATGACAAGGGACCGCTTGTTGGCAAGACCAATGTGCTGTTTTCGTACGGCATCCAGGAGGATGGCAACAAAAGTTGTATGGGATACAATATCCCCCACCAGACCCCACAACAGGCGGGGGTCGCCAACAAAGACAAACAAGGGAGGCTCGTGTTCCTCTGCGACGTGGCGACCCTCTTAGCCGCAACAGGCGGGGTCGCCACCAAAGACAAACAAGGGAGGCTCGTGTTCCTCTGCGACGTGGCGACCCTTGATACGTGAGGGTCGCCATTAAAGAAAACCGAGCCATGTGTGACCGCGTGTATGTAATATTGTACTGCTCGGCCGAGTCTCAGCACTGTGATAGACTTTTGCAACGGTTGTCCGACGATGCTGCGGCCTTAGTGGGCATCACCGTTGTGAATGTCGACAGTGCCGATACACGCTTGTGGCTCCAAAAGACTAGGCCCACCATTACCGCCGTGCCCACACTAGAGATATGCTACTTTGATGGCGCCATAGACAGACACGTGGGGCTAGACCCGGTCTGTTCATTCCTTGGCATCTAAGTTAAAATGGATATCGTCAAAGTACCATTAGTGCATCCAGACATACTCAGCCCGGTGCCAGATGTATCTGGCCTGGACCTGAAGTTACACTTGTTGGCGCCAGCCGGCATGACGCCCTCAGGCGAGGGTGCGGCTGACGCGTCTGCAGATAATTCTGCGGACACCCCCGCGCCCCTGGTCGAAGACGAGGCCATTACGCGTAAACGCAACGACTTGTTGTTCAGGCGTGCCGTCCTGGTCAAGATGTTCCCATCTGCCACTATCCCCGAGATCACTGCCTACAGCGACCCCGAAGTCATGTCGGATCGTTTGGCGAGCCTGACTCGAGAGCTGCAAGTAGACCAGCAGGTCAGCGAATGGAAGCGTTACATTGTGCTTGCGGTGTGCGCTGTTGAGGTCATCCTTGGCAAGCTGAACATTGACATGCGCGGCTTCGCGCATCAGCAGATCCAAGGCATCAAGTCTTACGACAGCCTTCTTGCAGAGTTGGTGGAGAAGAACCAGGTGGTTGAAGAGGAGAAGAGTTCTGTTGAAGTCAGGCTCCTCATTGCCATGGGCACTAACGTTGTCCTGTTTGTGCTTGGCAATCTAATAAAGTCTGGGGGCATTGGCGATGTGAACCTGGTGGACATGTTTTTACCGAAAGAGCAGTAATAAAAATATAATGCCGAGCACCACTTCCAAGTGTAACCAGCTGCGCAACAATAGGTACACTGTGAACCCGGTGAGTAACCGCGCTATAGCGCCCCGTGGCGATACCGCCAACACCCTGCGGCGCATATGTGAGCAGCCCAGGTTGTGTGCCGAGTACAAGCGGTCGCCGCGTTACAACCCATGGACGGACCGTACACTGGCGCCCGGCAGCCCCAAGCACAACCTGATATCTGGCATGTGCGGCGGCTACGCCCCGAACTGGTCCAGGGAGCGTGTGCGCACGAATCGCAAAGCACACAAAACCAACAGCCGGCTCCAGCGCGAGTGGTTGGAGACGGTCAACCGGCCTGGTGCACATGTGCCGCGCCGGGACGACGCGTGCGCCTTGTATTATGACGACCCTACTGTGAACCCATTCACTGATGAGCCACTGCGAAGGTACTCGCCCATTGACGACCTGTTGTATCGCAACTGCGAGTCCGCCGAAATCAAGCGCAGGCAGTGCAGGGCCTTTGAAGAGAACCCTGATGTGAACCCAAACACCGGGCGTAGAATATCGCCGACGGGCCCCATTGCATCGAGCATGCGGCGTCGCTGTATGAACTACAATGCGGTGCCTATAAGCCGGTCTGAGGTTGGCCCACGTGGTGGTCGAAGCATTGGCGTTAACACTCCCTTCAGTGCAAACAATAGCAACATAAGTGACACACAGTCCTCAGGGTCACATCGGTCCATTGCAGTGAACACGCCCAGCAGCCATTCTGCGCACAGCCTTCTAGGCACTATAAGCAGCAGCAGCAGCGACAACAGCAGCCCAGCTGGGCCGAGTGGTGTGTCGGTGGGCGTTGGCCGCACCCCTGTCGCGCTAAAGCGTAGCCCTGTGCGGGAGCGGGCGGAGATCATCGAAAACTACACAGCTTCTCGTGGCCAGCAGTAAATGTGTATGTGTATATAAGAAAATGTCGTCATACCGGTGCCGCCAACTAAGACAGCAGCAATACCGATACAACCCACTGACGGGGGCCAGGGCGAACCGCAACAGTCCGCCCATGCGCACCGCCCGGCGCGTGTGCAATGATCTTGCGCTCTGCTCACAGCACACAGACACATACAACCCGTGGACAGACCGCGCCCTATTGCCAGACAGCCCTGTGCATGACATGATAGACTATGTGTGTAACACACGTCATAGCGATGGACCGCTGAATGACGACCTGCAACGACACTGGGAGTCCTACGAAACCAAACCGTATGCTGGAGGCATATCGGAGGATGTGCCAGATGAGCGTACGCGCATGTGCAACAGCTACAGAGATCATCCTGGTAGTAACCCTATAAGGCCTGGCGAGCGCCTTGGCCGGTACTCTAGTTTCAGCAACAGTCTGTACAAATACTGCAATAGGGGCCGCGAGGCAGATTGCGACGCTTACTTTTATGATGACAGCGTTGACCCTGAGACAGGCATGTCGTTGACACACGCCGGCCGACACGCCTGGGACAATCGATGCGCTGGCATGTACAATCGGTTTGCGCAATCCCCCGACCTGTACAGCGACCGGTACTTCCCACCATACCGTGCAGATGCCGGTACACAGACACCCGGCTTCACGGGTCCCGACAATGGCATTGTAAGTCGCCCAGAGGCCGGTCCACGTGTGCAGCCCGGAGATTCTGTGGTGCGCAACCTCAGTTTCTCAGACACGCCGCCAGCTGGGGTTGCACATGCGTCGGCGGACACCGGCCTTGACGCTGACCTGAGTGCTATTGCACGTGATATGGATGCTCATCCAAACAATACTCCGTCTCCCCTGCCCAACACCTCCGAGTTAACGGTGGGCCGCGAGGAGCTGGCGCCGCAACACTCGGCGGAACTCTTCCCAATTTAAAATGCCGTTCCTTTACAACACAGTGCTGTTCATGTATTGGTTTGCCGTTGGCAAGTTGGTTGCGGCCGCCACTGTCGGTGTGTGTGACAGGGCGACTGGCACGCTGGGCCAGATATTCCTGTTGGTGTTACTGATGAGCATTGCACCTGACATTGGCCGGTCTGCGATACTTGCGGCCCAAATATTTATTTGAATGTGACCAGTCGACATATGTGCCTCGTTACACATAATGTCTGCATTTATGCCGATCTGTGTGTTGAATAACCTGTATACATATACGGCACCCTCATACGGCCGTTGGCAGTGTCAGATCACAAAACTTGTGTTCACCACCTCAGCTGCCACCCAGATCACGTATTGGCGAATCGCTTGGGGCGACGTTGCAGAAGGACGGTGCCCCGCGAGCTCTCTGTACAGAGTACATTGTAATTGTCTGACTGGCGTGGGGGTTGTGCACTGTTATAGGGACAGGACGGACAGCAAACTTGTATGGGAGTGCAACGGCTCTGGTGACTATAACATTGGTTTGACGGTACCTGACGTATTGCATTGCGAAGCATATGCCTTTGTGAGCGTCTGTCGGACATCGCCTACCACTGCCCGCATATACATCAGGCCCATCAACGACATTGTAAGTATTGTAACGATGTGTCATGTGACCTGTAGTGTGTGTTGTTATTGATACACCTTCTTTGCAGGTCCCACCTGGCACGTGCTATGTGACAGTTTTGGTCGTATCGCAGTTCTACTATGTGCAAGACGTAACATCTAATCCCCAGGTAACATTTGTTTATCGCAAACTGCACCCTTAAGAATATAGTGTGTGTGACGCCTGTTTTGTGCCCAACAGCTCCTGCAGTTTACGGTGCCATCGAGGCCTGACCAAGACTGGCTGGACATAGCCGACTGCCCTCAAACTATCGACATCTGGGACCTGTTGGGTGAAAAGACATTATGTACCCTGAGTGTCCCGGAATGGAAGAGTGTCTCATCGACCTCTTTGCAAAGCACGGGTACACGTGGTGGTTCAGACGCGTCATGTTTGCCTACAACAGAGACAAAATCCACACCCCTGTGCCAGTGACTCCGAACTTGTATGCCCATGTCCTGAGAGAGATTTGCGACAGCGATAACCCAGCACTGACGTATGCAACTTTCATCGCCATGTGCGCCGTGACCTGCGGTACCGCCACCAAAGACTGTGCTGTGCAATGTGCCAATGCATTGGCCAACGACCAAGGCTTTCAGGCCATAGGCTGGGCCCGCCTGTACCGCTACATGACAGAAGAATTACCTGACCATTTCGAGACAGTGGGTGCACTGTGCATTGCCTGTGTGTTCTTTGGAAGCACTGTGTATATGTGTGCAAGACTTATGAAATAAAGATGCCAACACCACTCTGTTGTTGTGTCACATTTCCACACTGAAAATGCGACATTTATCAAAGCATGTTACGTACATACACAGCACTGCGCATGTCGCGCTGTACAGCCACCATTAAGATCATCATGCATACATAGTGATACTGTCCACCTAGAAGGCAAGCCACCTGCTGTTTGCGAGTCCTGAGATGGGCCAAAGGCCAGATATCCAGTTCATACTTGGTGTACATTGTTTTTGTAAAGTCTCACCGGCGCCGTGGTCCTCGGAGGTATGCCCGCTTGAACTTGCACGCACACGCCGTGTGCGTCACGACGGACAACACCACTTGCTGTGTACGGCGAAACGCCAACTTGAATGCCGTCACGTTTACCGCGCTCGTAGCAGTTGGTCTGCACGTAGTAGCCTCGTCTCCAGAACAGCAGCCGCCGCAGCGTGGCACATACGTACATGCCGGTAGGTACATGTCGTAGCCACTGAGTGCCACCTTGGTGGGCCTAGGTTGGCACGAACTCTCCATGATAGACTCCAGAACGGTGTCGCCCGCCCACGCGACAGCCATGATAGCCAGTAGTAACACTGTGCACCTCATTTCTTTTTCTTGGTGAATAGTACAATTGTGGATTGCGGGACGCCCTTCTTGTCGATGCTCTCCTTGACACGCAATGCCAGGGTGTCGCTGTACTCCAGTTGTTGTTTACCCGTCGTTTTGCAGTATTCAAGTATTGCAGCGGTATAATATTTACGCTCGGTCTGCTGATGCCTCAACCTTTCGCGCCCCTGCTTCATCCTCTCCATCAGTGTCACGTAGGCTGTCACGGCACCTTCGATGGTCATGCCCGGGGTCGGCATCGTCCTTTTGTAAACGCCTGGACTCACGGCGCCGCCTGATGCTGGCCTGGAGCCTCTGGCGGGAGTCGCGCATGTAGCCGACGATTTCGCTGGCCAGACTAACTAACGCGCTGATGCAGGTGATGCTCAGCGCAGTCATTTTTTCACATGTGACATAAAATGCGCGTGCTCGAACTTTTTTCAGGCACAGGCAGTGTGGGCGCCGTGGCACGCCAGCGGCGTTGGACCGTGGTGTCGCTAGACATCTGCGGCTCGCCTGACATCAAACAGGACATCCTGACCTGGGACTATGCTGCTGCGTACCCGCCTGGCTACTTTGACATTGTGTGGGCGTCGTTCCCATGTGAGACCTTTAGTGCCACGCGGCGTAGTAACATTGGGCGGCCCAGTGCACGACACGGTGGCGCCATATGGACCCGAGAGCTCATGCAACAGGACATGCTACAGATTGGCGTGCCATTGCTTCGGCGTGCCGAAGAGATTATAGACTACTTTAAGCCAACGGCGTATTTCATGGAGAACCCAGCTACGGGCCGTGCCAAGGACTACGTGTCCCCGGACAGGCCCATGTACATCTTTGACTACTGTCAGTATGCGCCCGAGTGGGGCTACCGCAAACGTACCGCTGTGTGGACCAACGTCACTGTGCTCACGCCGTTGCTGTGTAGCGGTCCTGGCAAATGCGGTGCTATGAAGTATTTTGATGATACCAAACGCTGGGGCCATGTCATGACTACGGACGGCGGCCGTGCGGGACGCAAGGGCACCACGCGCCGACAGCGCTACAGAGTGCCACCCGCCTTAATATCATATTTGTTTGACTGTGTGCAAAAAACATGTTGATCACAGCGCAGACCGTCACAGACGATGTATCGGGCCGCGTATGGCACGGCACAGAACCTGACAGTGAGCCGCAGCAGATGCTGAGGCGTCCCGTGACACCGCCTCGGCCACCGGCACCGCCCATTCTGTCTTTCGGGGCCTCAGGCACATGTAACGCTTACAAGGCATACATTGATAACGCCGTGCAGAGCGTGGTACATGACGTGCGTTGCGGAGACCCGACCGGCACACTTTTGGACCAATATAAGCAGGCGTTGCCGAAACAGATTCAAGAATACAGCGCCGACTTTGAGCGACACACATGCGCCGAGGCCGATGATTATTGCCGTGTGCTGCAGGGTGTCGTGGACAACGTATTGTCGCTGTACATGAATGACTCTGCCGAGCGACTCCGCAGGTACTGTCGTGCAACAGAGGACATGGCGTATGAGGCGTTGTTGCGACATGACGATATTTCACCCATGGACAAGGTCATGTTGGCCATGCCCCCCAGTCCTGTTGGCAGCCCCGTAAAAAGACGTGCTATGTATACGCGCATGTGTGTGCAACCCGCGTCCGGCATTAACCCTAACCCGTCTAGCAAACACGTGCTGTGCACGGTTCACAGGCCGCCGGGCACCGGACCGTGTGTCTTGTTCTGGAACATGCGATGTGACATACATTCCATGTCCAAGACAAAGATTTTCCCCAATGCATTCATTTCCAACTACACTGTGCTGTGCGACGACACGCCATGCGGCACATATGCGGTGATAGGCGCACCCGCGCAGGGCTATCACACACTGCCCCCCACTCAGGACGGGGACCAGGTAACGGTATATTTACAGTGTGTCATGTTTCAGCAATTCATAAGACGGCTCGACGTGCAGTTTGATCCGCAGTCACGTGTCGTGCTCCTAGAATATTAAAAGGATGGACTTTGCTGACATACAGCCTTTACCGGAGTGCACGCCGATGAACCCGGCGAGCGATGTGTATGTGGAAAAGGTCTCTGCAGAACACACTGCGGCGTACGAGCTGCCGTGTGTGGCGTATGATGTGCGACACGCCGCCGCGTGGCTCGCGCCATACCCCTTGCGCACAAAGATACGTATAATAAGCCACATGAACCAGCGAATACGCGATCGTATCATGGAAACGGTGTATCCCACGTTGCGTGCCGTACACGACCGTGTGCACGTGCAAAGCGCTGATATAATGGATGTCTACCACAAGGCGATCGCCGACCAGGTGCAGGCCGAAACTGAGTTGGTACGTGACCACATGGCCAACCTGGTGGCAGTGCGCGCCATGGAGGTTGCTGCCGGCCCGCAGAGACAGGTGTCAACCGAGTGTAGGCGAGCCGTGATTGATCCTGCCAACTACAGCATCACACCCGAGTCTCCTACAGCGACCATATACACCATGGACTGGGACGTGGACTGGGGTGTTGTGTTTGTACAGTTGACGCTCAGGCTGTCTGGTGTACACAAGCCAAATACATATGACATTGCTCTGGTTGTCTTATGCGACGGCGTGACGTGTGGCCGCACACAGGCGGTCACCGTAAATCACAGGCACCCCATACAGTTGACTTTGGCCCTGACTAATGTCCACGTACACCGTGGAGTGTCCGAGCTCGCCCTGGCGCTTACATGCGATGGCCTTGAGCGTGGTTGGGCCGTACTGGCTGAGGTGATAGAACCGTGTGAAATAATGTCGCTGGTGCACTAAAAATGTCTGTGTATTCGTTTGAGCCTGCCGGCTTTGGCCCACGCCTGTGGTTTGTGTTGCATACCGCGGCTGCAGCCGCGCCCACAGTCCTAACCCCTGCGGATAGGGCCGCGTGGCTGGCCCTGTTGCGCAATTTACACGTGCTGATTCCATGCAAGACATGCCGGACAAACTACATTAAAAAAATAGCGCACATTGATGTGGATAACTGGCTGCGTACCCGCGACGACCTTTTTGACCTGACAGTCCGTATACATAACAGTGTGAATGGTGCTCTTGGCAAGCCACAATTTTGTCCCCGTGCTGCGGCGAAGCTCTACGGTAAGGGTACCGCCCGAGGCGTGGCAGTGCGACGCTCCCGATGAGGAAGACTGGCGCCTGTTACGCGCCCCCCCACGTGTTCCCGACAACCGTGCCCGGTCTCGCCCTGTAGTGCACATTGGTCCGCCTATTGAGGCCAGAATGTCAGTGTTGCACTGTGGATACGGCCGCCTACACAAGTTATGTCGCCGCCGCCAGGTATTGCCAAAACCACGGACGAGGACCCAAACACACCGGGCACGGCGTAAGCGATTACGGCGTCACCGTAAAAGAACTGTACCGGCGCTTCTGCGTGCACCACAAATGTCACCTGGAACGCAGTGTGTGTGACGGGCGGCGTTACCGTGTCATCGCCCTCGTTCAATTCCACCGTATGCACACCATCCGGCCGCACCGCGGTGTGCTTGCTCATATGCCGCCTATGTGCGTCGGTCATGTGCAGAGCACGCATCACGTCATGGTCGGCGCTGTGCGCCACAACTTCGGCTATCCCTCTCAAGACATCCTCGGCCACATGTCCGGTGTTTATGGGAGGAAACTGTGGCATTTGGAGGTGTGCCAGGTGCGTATGCAGCTGTGTGAGGTGATCCGGGACAGTGTGTTGTCGAAATGTGACCGCGGATTGCGGCACGGGTGCCATAGGCGCATTGAGCCTATTGATGTCGATTTCCCTATCAGCCGCCAGCTGTCTGCGGTGGGTGGCAAGAAGCTGTGACTCCATTTTTCATACGATAAATGAAGCACTTCGATGTTGTCGGTAGAAATAATCTTCCACGTGGGGGAAAAATGAAGCAGCGCACGCAACCAAACAGGTGTGTCACGGCCATTAGGCATGACACGGAGGGTCCTGTGTATGACGAGACCGCCGGGGCGTTTGTGCCTGCCCCAGCTGTGACAGCAGCGGTGCCTCTGTCGGAGAGATACGCACTCCCTTCTCCCGCGGACATATCGCCTGTGTTCTCACATGGACTTGTGCCGAGTAATAGTATGCAACGCCATGTGTTATGCGACCTTGAACGCATGGGGCAGTCGATGGCCATGGCTGCATCGGCGCCGGCGGACAGGGCGGCCGCGCGTGCCCATGTCATGCAACAGTACGGTGCTCTGGAGCACCACACGGCGGAATATATGGACAGTGTTGAGCGTGCCACGACCGTTGCGTTCAACCAGCTCCAGGACGCCATACGCGACTATGACATGGTGGCAGAACATAACCGTGAACTGGCGGACCTTCTGAATCGCTTGCCAACCTTGTTGCGACAGTACATTGAGCAGCATGACCTTACGACGGCACCCTTGCATAAGGTCCGCGATGGCATTATGTCTAAGGCAGCGTTGGCATATGACCAAGTGTTGGCGACGCACAATTCGCTACGTACTTCTGCCGATATGCGCTTGCGGAATGCCTCCAAACTATACAGCGAGAAGGACGCTTTCTTACAAATTGCCACTAAGACGGTGCCCAAGTGGTTGCGTCAGTGGGCTGACCAGCGGTCCGCCGTGTTAATAAAGCTACGCACCATCGACAGCAATGTGGACAAGTATGTGCTGTCGTCGGCGGCGTTAAGGCGTAATGCCAGCCAGTACGCTACACTGGTGACACAACAGCAAATGGACGCCAAACTGCTCACCTTTCAGGCCGATGCGCCTGCCAACACAATTGCGGGCCGTGGCGTGTGGTATTCGGCGCCACGGCCTAATGCGGGGGTTATTGTGTATAATCTCGGCGACGATGATCGCACCGTTGAGCATGAGGTGGCAAATGTGGCTGTGGCGGCCTACACTGCGGGTGCCATGGTTATTACGGCGCGCGTTGCGTACACCATAACACCCGCGGGTTCTATAAGTACGCGCTATGACTCTGTGATGTTGTTATTGTACATTGACGACACAGAGGTCCATCGACAGACACGGCCGTCCGATTTGGCACGCCTTGACTATGTCTATGTGCACGATGGGTCTGGGACACCGTGCACGGTAAGTCTGGCCATTAGCACCATAGATATGCCCCCCGACGCCACTGCGGTACATGTGTCCCTAGACCCACGTGTAACATATATGACCATTGTGGTACAGTAAAATGGAAAAGCCACGCAATGGGGCGCAGTGCCCAGCCCCGGTGTCTCCTGTGGATCCCAGGTATGGCCACAACCCCCGCGTAGACCTACGCGACTGTTCCGATGATGTTGTGTCAGACCTGGTTGCCTTTGTGCAACGGTCCTACTGGGACATGGGCATCGATGTAAAATATTACACTGCGTTACTTGAAGAGGGCTCACAGGCTGACCTCACGCTATTGTCACGGACCAGCAGACGCAACTGGGATCACCGTGCTGCTGTACAGGGCGATGCCGTGACCAAAGTGGACACTACGCCACTTATCGCTAGCATTAAGCTTATGCGTGAGCGGTATGCGCAACACATTACAGACACGGTCAATTCTACACTGGCCACTCTACGCCCCGCGGCCGATGAGTATGTGCCGTCTGCCAAAGAGCTTGAGGAGGAGTGGACCGTGGAGACGATGACCGCAGTGCAGCAGCTGAAGGATGCTGTTTCGGAGTATGAGGCACAGACCGCCGCCTCGCTAGACCGCCTTGACGATGCACATGATGCCAATGCCCAGGCGGTTGCCGAGGCCACCGACATATACTATAATGTTATAGAGCTGCAACAGGAGGACTGGGAGGATGTGACGCAGCGTACTACACGGATCAATGCCCAATTACGAGACCACATTGAGCACATCCAAGCGGTCACAGATAAAGTAGCGTCAAAGACGAGCTCCACTGCCTTTGCCACTGCGGAGGACCTCGATGCCGCGCTGCAAAGGGTGACCGACGCCGGCCTGCGTGTGTCAGGACTACCCCCGGCATTACTGACACGGTACAACATTGTGCCGGGCGATCACATTATAGAGCAACAGTGCGATGTCTTTAGTGCCCAAATTGACGGCCCCGTGCTTGTGTCTGTTTGTCTCTATTGTCGGTTCAACGTGAAAGATGTCACGACTCATGTGGTTGTCTCAAACTGTGACGGCCCGGTGTGCAGCAGCGAGCCCATAGCCAACCAACACGGCACCGTGTGCCACATGGCTGTGGACGGGCTGCATGGTGTATGTAGTGGTGTGACGGTGTCAGTGTACATTCGCGGCAGGTCAGGTACGCTAATAGTGTCAGTGTTGCCCAACAGTTTTGTAGTGCTGACTGCACTCACCTGAAGGGGATCACGGCTGTGAGGTTGACCTGGGTGAGGTGGTTGGGTGCGATGAGCACAATGCGTATCGTCGTCTGTGGGGTACTGTATCCCCCGGTGCGCACCGCACCTACGCCGTTCATTGTGGTCCTCAGCATATATCGGAACGTGGGACCGGACACCAATGCGACGTCTAGACTGCCAACGCAGTTGACGGTGCCGTACACTGCCAACATGCTGTGGGTTTTTGGCACCTGGATGGGTGCGCTCTCAAACGCCCCGGTGCGTCCCGTTTGTTTGGCAAACGCCAGTGGTACAACTAAGGGCGGCTTGTACGTCAGATGTATGGTCTCTGTCAAGCGGGCATCTAGGGTGTCTTTGAGCACATACTCGGCGTCGAGCAGCGCGTCCGACTCGGCGAGATTCCGGTTGACCGTGGACAACTTTGCCACCACCGTGTCCAGCAGCTCATACAGCGGCTTCAGGCTGTCACTGTGTTGGTGTGTGAGCAATTGCTCACTTACACTTGCAGCCATCTGTTCAAACCCCCGCATTTTGTCAATGAGCCTTTGGGTTGCTAGCACGACCGCCGCAGCACTCACATCCACCCTCGGTGGTCTGTATGGCATGTGGGAAATGGCGCATAGCCACAGATACTGTCGGTCGGTGTCGTCGGTGGCCGCCAACAATTGTTCGTCCAACACAGTGTGCTCGACAGGTGCCGTAAGCTGCCTACGTACCTCGCCCAGGCTGTCACACGGCTGATTGTACATGGCCTGCAGCAGCTCGGGGGGGTCTGCGTTGGCATCAAAGGTTTGCGGCACAGGCTGCATGTTGCGCTTCAACAACATGTAGGCCAGCTGAAGCCTGGTTAGCGTGAAGCGATCCATGGTGCGGTATATGTTTTTTACACCATGCCCAGTGGTGTAAAAAATGGACGTGTCTCCTGATGTGCATTTAAATCTGCCGGACGATGTCCCCGTCGCCTGGCTGAAGGATGTGGCAACCACGCGCGACGGTGTTCACGCCAATGTGGACGATGTGTTGACCAGCAGAGAGTGGCGCAAGGTGACGGGCGGCTTGCGCACCGTCTCCAACACAGTGCAGCCGTTAACACCGCCGCCCGTCGATGAGCCGGAAGATATACCACCACTTTTTTCGTACCACCCTATACCGGAGGTGGACACCCATCACCGCATGCCACAAGACAATCCATTGTACAGCGATAAGATCAAGCACATAAATGAGCAGCTGGAGTACTTCACGCACCTGTGCAAGGCCATACACCCTCTGGTGCGTTATGACATGGAGACGGCGTTTAATGCGTTGTTGACCTGGGTTCAGGCCAACGTGCCTGCGGTTGGCACCCGCCAGGCCGAGGTCGACGCGTCGGTGGGGCGTGTAAAGCAGGACGCCGAAACGTATATACGCGCCGTGGTGGCCCAGGCGGGTGTGACGTTTGCCCAATTTGCTAACCGCATCAAAGATGCCGACCTGTTTGAAGTAAACCGCACCGGCATCCAGGATAGAGTGCCGCAAATGAGCGACCTACTTATGCAGACGCTGTATCGCGTGCTGGCCAACACAAACACGACGCCTGTGTTGGACCCACATCGGGTCATTGCGCCGCCGCAGGCCGAGGCCGCACGCCGTTTGGCCGCTCTAAAGGGGGTATATGAGCAAGCGATGGACCGCGACCGCACGGCCATGCAGCTTGCGTACGACCGTGCCGTGGGCCATCTGGAGAAGCTGGTCAACGCTCAACTGCAGGGCACGCAGTATGCGGCCCAGTACGAGGCGCGCCGCATTCAGGCCGAGGCAGACGCAGCCGCAATACGTGCGGCGGTGGACGCGTCTGTGACGCGGGTGAACACCCACAGGAACGCCGGTTACATAAAGGCGAGTCAGATAAACAGCACAGTCTCCCAAGCGGCCGCCTGGATGCCCATAAACAACATCCTGTATGGCACTCCCAAGTGGATCCACATGACGGTGGCGAAGGTGTTTGGGGACCTGCGTACATTTGGCAAGAGCGTCATCTGCACGTACACCCTGAAACCGGGCGAATGGCGTGAGGGTATGAAATTTGTCATTGCTATCCATGGCACAATAAGTATAAGCGCCGGTGACACCGCAGACAATGTGCATCAATTTACAAAGCCTTCGACTGTCACCATGGAGTTGGACAGCGCGATTGTGCACAGGCGCACTGTGCACGACAGTAAAAGCATAGGCCTGGCGTGCGTCCACTCCCCGGCCAAAAAGATATACAACGTATATGTGTTTCTCGAGCCCCAAAGGTCTGGCCTCCCCGCCATGACCGTGATGAGGCTGGAGAGGAAGTTTCACTGTGCCTTATTGATGATATAAAACTGACTATGGTGGACGCTATCATCCAGACCTTGACGGCTATGCAATTTGAGGGTCCTGTAGCTGACCAGGCGCCCTTGAATCCCGCCACACGGCCCAGTGGGCTATTCCCTCACCACTATCCTGTAGACAAGGACGCGGCCCCGCCGACTGAGATAGATTTGGATGTGGGCGACGTGTGCGGTGCGACCACAAGCCCGCGCGGCGACACATCTACAGCCGTCACGCTGTGGGACACCAAAAAGCGCATGCTTATAGACATGACACGTGACATGAGTATGGAGATGAAACGTATCTGGCAAACGCACTACGACAACCTCCTGACTGACATTATATATGGCATAACATCTCAGGACAAGACGCAGTGGGCGGCCGACGTCCAGGCCCGTAGCCGCGCCAACCAGCAGATGCGAGATAAGCTGCGCACTTTGGTGCCGCAGATCAACGAGCTGTTGTGGCAGACATATAGCGGTGTTGTTAAGGACGAGAAGACGCTCACGCAGCTTATTGACGCGCAGTACACCGCGTTCCTTGCGTACGCGGAACAGACCCTGACCACTGTGCTGGCACAGTTTGTGGCTCGTGTCTTGGCGATGGCCAACAGGCCGTATCGCAACCCGGTGGCGTTTGAGGCGTGGGTAAGGGAGAACCTTTTCGCCATGCTGTATGTGCATGTGGCCAGGGTCCGCGCCGCCCTGGACACGGCCGTGGACCAGCGTGCAGAACGTCTACAGGCCATAAACGAGGAGTACGAGGCCCTGAAGGGCCAGTCGCTTGACAACTACAATGCCAGGCATGCTGCGTCGGTCAAGGCGGAGCATGCTGACGAGCAAACACGACTGGCAGCGCGGGCCGAGCACGCCGCCGTGGTGGGCTACCTTGAAACGACGCTGGCCAAGTATGGCGATGATAATGTTACATTGGCCGACGTTAAGCGTGCGTTGCTTGCGATGGCTCCACGCGATCCTCTTCCAACGAGGACAGAAGCGTACATGTATGTCATGCCCGACAGCGGCGCGTCTCCGTTTCAGCTGGTGAGCGGTGGTCGCTCAACCGCATCTATACAGTTCAACATGACGTCCGGCCGCCATTACGTGTTTTACGCAAACATATTTTTCAATGCCCTAAAGCAGTCCTACACGGGCAGGACACAGACGTGTAGCGCATCTCTGAACGTGGACCATGTTATGCTAAGTGCACATCAGGTGCCGACGCTGCGCGAGTACGACAACATCAATTTATGCGGAGTGCCGTATGTCGCCAAGCGATCCGGCAGTACGGACCTGACCCTTGCAATCACGGGCGCGGACACTACAATGAACTTTCATAACGGTACCACCCTGGTAGTGATATGCTTCTAGCGGAAAAGATGATAGGCGTGCATCTCGAACGAGGTTGTGACGCGTGACGTTGCGGGGCATCTGATGTGCAGGTACATGGGAGAGCCACTTGGCAATGTGGCGGTGGGCATTGGCGGCGATATGATGACATTGCTGCTGTTAGTGAACGGGTCTACCTCGGCCAGCAGTGTGCGTGGGCTGGTGGTGGTGCCCGCACTGATCCATAGGCTGACTTTGGTAGGCAGTGGAGCGAGTGACAGCGGGCCGGCGTGAAACACTACGGACTCGAGGCCCGTGGGGATGATGTACGGTTGCGATGTGATCTCAAGCATGGAATTGTTTTCGACAGCCGCCGTGTTTGTGTATTGTATGATGATGGGCGTCACGCTGGGTGCTCTGTAGTTGAAGTTGGCACGGAATGCCTGTATCGCCTGAGTCATTTGCTCTTTGGTGGCCAGTGCAGACGTGACACGGATGCTGTCCACCAGTGATCTGAGCGTATCGATGCGGTCTAACAGTGGTTTGCGCGCGGCGTACGCTGTTGGTGACGCCAGCACATTGTCAAGGGCGGTGTTCTCTGTAGCGTATTGCCCATGTATACGTGTGGCGTCATCGCCCTTGGCTGTGACGGCATCGTGCCGTTTGTTCATGGACTCGTTCCACGCAGTAATGTGTCCGCCCACGTGTTTGTCATAGGCACCCTCCATGTCATACGCCTGTGTGGCTAGCCTGCTCTTGTCGATGGCATCGTTATTCATTATGTGCTGTGTGACAATGCGCTCCATGGCCTCGTTGTCCGACATGAACGCCCATGGGTCGTGTGCCAGTAGGTCTGCTAGTTTGCCTTCGAGGTCCTTTTGCGGGCCGCACACTGCAATGGCTGCGCTCAGATCACGTAGCAGAGGCGGCACATGTGCAAGGCTGACGGCGGTAGTGGTGTCCAGTGCGGTGGTGAAGGTGTTCTGGTCCTGCAGGGGCTCGGTGGAGCGCTTGTACCTGTGACGCATCAGGTTGACGGTGGTGACATATCTTTGTAGAGACATTGTTTTGAATACACATAAACACAATGACATCAGACAACTAAGGATGCTCTTTGTAAGTAAGTTTTGAATGCACACAAACACAATGACATCTCATACTGTAAGGATGGATGTGGCAGCACTCTTCAGCACGCTGGACGGCGAAGCCCCGGTGTTTGGCCATTACATCAACGAGCTCGCCAGTGGCCGTGGTGTGTCATACATACGTAGCGTCCTGCAACACTGTAAGCATGCGCGTTGGTATATGATATCGGTGAAGATGCCACTTACGGGATACACCATAGTCCACCTGGCGGCCAGCCTACTGGACTATGCTTCTGTGGAATATATGTGCACCGAGCTGCAAGCGGACATGACGGACGAGTACTTCAATTGTCAGACGAACCGGTTCGAGTCTGTCGTGGACATCCTGATGCGGCACCCCGACGTTGACTGGCAAAGGGCCTATGCGCTGTGTTCGCGTGTCATGGGCGAGTCGTACAGCACCAAAGAGCCCTACACGAGCCGCGCGCTTGTGGAGTGGCCCGACGAAGCTGTGTGGCGGCTGGTCACCGACACGTATGTGGTACATGCATGTGTGTATGCCAGCGTCAACAGGCCGTCACTGTGCCTCAGGGCGCTGTTTGAGAAACCGACAGACTTGTTTGTGTACGACCTTGGTTTCAGCGCAATGTTTCATATGATTAGGAATTATAGCCCGCTGTACGATAAGTACATTTCTGTGTGTGACATGACAAGAGAAGTGACTGCATCTGGCTGCAGTGTCCTGGAGGCCATGGTGAAGCACGGCTCGTCGCCGGCGCTGCTGCCCAGATACTATGGCATGATTGTACCCGAGCCTGTCATGATGCGCCTGCTGAACTGCGTGGTGACGACGCCCGACGCCATGGTGTCCACCAACCTGCTGCGCGTCGTGCGCAATATGTTTACCCCAGTCAACACAGACATTGTTGAGCGGTGTGCTTCCATAGTGGCCATGTATACCGAGGGCACCTCATGTGCCGATGCCATCCCTCGGTACGACTATGTGCAGCACACTGACATCCTGGACCACATGACTGAAATACTGGACACTCTGCTGCTGCGCTGTGACACGCACACGGGCCATGTCGTGGCCATATGCGATCGACCCGACATGGGCATGCCTCGCCTGGAAACCATGGCCAGGGCAGTGTTGCACAAGTACGGCATTGGCAAACATAACCCACTTGTATTATGAATAAATAAAACAATACTGTCACAAACGTGTCCTCCTGTCTCATTGAGCTGATGACACATGTGCTGTTGTACACATGTGTTATCAATCCATTATACGTGTCTTTATGCCAATGCTGGCCAACTGCTGGAAGAACAGCTTTGACGTGTACGGCATGGCGTAGGTTTGCACCGACACACTGCGGCAGTGGCGGCACACGTCGTAACTGTCGGTCATGACGTGGCAAACGGAGCACACTGGCACCGTGTAGGGGTCGCTCATAGTGGTCATGCTCTCGTGCAAGGCGGCCGCAGCACCGTGACTGATCTTGCACCACTGTTCCATTTCCCCAATTTTTATGCCCCCGTCGCGGGACCGCCCGGCCACCGGCTGTCTGGTCAGGGGGTCTACTGGGCCGGTGGTGCGAGCGTGCACCTTGTTGGCCACCAGATGCTTTAACTTCTGATAGGGGCATGGGGCCATGAATACAAGCGACTCGAAGCGTCGGCCGGTGCGTCCACAATACATGACCTGTTTGGCGTATCCCAGCTCCTCGAGAGTCTTGAGCAGGTCGGCGCCATCGCTGTTGAATGCGGTAGCATCGTATCCCTTGCCGCCGCCTGCCACCGCACCGAGTTCAAAGCACATTTGTAACAAGTAATGTACCGTCATGCGCGAGGGGAACGCATGCGGGTTGATGACTAGGTCCGGGACCACGCCGTCGGCCGTGAACGGCATGTCCCACTGGTCGTACATCATGCCGCACGTGCCCTTCTGGGCCGTGAACGATGCAAACTTGTCGCCCATCTCTGGTATGCGTATCTTGCGCAGCTTGATCTTGACGCATTTGCACCCATCGGCCATGTTGAACACCAGCTTGTCGTCAAAGTAGCCCTCTTCGTGTGGCTTCACGGCCAGCGAGCAGCACGCGCCCTCGGGCCTGGACTGGTCAAAGCTCATCTTGCCGACAACCACAACGCCGGCCGCGACAAACATACCGCGCGCCAGCGCAGGGTCGAAAATGCCATCGTCACCCAGGTAGTCGTACACCAGACCGGGGCGGCGCTTGTCTACCGGCACGCGCATGATCCGCTCAAACTCACAACGTTTCACATGCTTTTCGCACTCACACAGCGTCTTGTATGTGGTCGACACAAACATGCCCCGCTGCACCGACGACCTGTTGAGTATTATGCTGTCCTCCTGGTTGTACCCGTCAAACGTTAGCACAGCCACAATGGGGCACGCGCCATGTGGCATGGTGTCAAACGACAGCGCGTCCATGGCCTTGCTGCGCGACAACGGCACCTGGGGGTACATTAGTACATCCAACGTCACATCCCACCGACTCATGTAGTTGAGGCACGGCAGCCCCACGGCCTGTTTGCCCATGTTTGACTGGTACGCATTACGTGGACTCTGAGTGTGGTTGTAAAACGGGATAACGGCTGACATGGCGTCAGTCAGCACCACGATTCCAGGCAGGTCCATGAAGTCTGCGCGCATGCTATCCATAGACACCACGCGCTCTGTGGGCGATGGGAACGGCCTGACGAGTAGCTCCTGGACAAGGCTCGGGCATACCATGCGGTATTGTCCCCTGTGTATGAGAGGCCGCATGAAACGGCCGCCCTCGCTGTACACATGAACGCCGTAGCCATGCCTGAACACGACGGTGACATCCGGATAGTCCCATAGCATGTGCATGATGGCCATGCCACACAGCATGCGGTCTTTGACCCAGCCGACTATTTCACCGTTTAGCAACACGGGTTGGTTGCCCTGTGGGTCGGCAAACCGCGGGAGCGCAGACATCATCAGGGTGCGTATGTTGCGCGGGCACACTGGCACCGTGATCGTAGCCGACAGCGCCAGTTGTACCACATTTCCGACGCGGTCACCCTCGGGTGTCTCATATGGGCATATGTAACCATTGTGTGAGTTGTGCAGCTGTCGCACCTTGATGTTCTTGCCCTTAAAGCCGACGGCATGTGTCATGCGCCTGAGATTGCTGATGCGCGCGCCATAATTCTGCACACACATAAGCTGCGACACGCCACGCGGTGTGTATGTGTTCTTGCTGGTACCAGAGTTTTTGCGCACCAGCCAGTTGCCCGTGGCAAACGCCAAATGCAGCACGTTTGTAATGACGTTGGTGATGGCATTGACAGAGCCGCTTTTCCCTTGCAGGTCGGGCACACCCACCACACAAGACTTTTCCATCACACGCTTGACAGTGCACACCCACTGCTTGAACAGATTGCGAAACAGAAACAATATGAGCGCGCCGCTGGTGTCCACCCGCTTCCACCTCAGATTGTCCTTGTCATGCACAGCCCCGACTACGTGTGCGGTGATGAGGGTGGCCACCATGTAGCCCAGGTGCTGACCCGACATGTCTGGAGTGGTGTGGCAAAACATGACTCCCGCCAATACGGACCGCACATACTCGGCGGTGACGGTGGGCTGTGCTACAATCTTTGCAATGTATTCAAAGGGATCGGGCTGACATTCACGATACTGCATAAGCATGTACTGGACCATGGCAATGTGCTCCGACACATACCCCCCCTGTGTAGTGCGCTGCCACGCAAGATTGCAATAGCGCAACATGTCCTCCTCGGAGACGCCCAGTGCATTGAACACCGCGCCGGCAGGCAGAAAGCTCTTGATGTATGGCACAGACATTTCTATGATGCACCCTTGCATTAGCCTCACCTTAACCAACAGGTTATTGCCCGTGGTCTCGTTGTGCGTGCGCATCTCACACACCAGGGTCTTCTTGGTGGTGCAATGCATGGTGATGGGTATGTTGTACGCAGTGTGAATGTGCGGTATGATGATGCGCTCTTTGCCCTTGACAATAAAGTAGCCGCCGGGGTCCTTTTCGCACTCCCCAATGCCCTGGCACAGTGGCGGTGCCCTCACCATCACCGGCATCTTGGCCAAGTTGTGTATGTGCTGCACATGCTTCGCCCCAGTAGCCATGCACGTCAGATATGCCTTGCACGACACAGTCGTCTCGTACGTCTCATCGTACGCCCGAGCATGTCCGGGAGTCTCCGGGCTGGGCTTTGAATAGGCCACATCGCCAAAGGTCACAGAGTGGTTGTGTATAATGACAGGAGGCTCGCCCTCCACCACCTGCGGGATCTGCACCCTCAGCAGGTGCTCGTAATGGGCAATGTGATGGTGCACCAGGCGCTGAGGCGCGGTCCAGTAGCTGAGGTGGGCCTGCATGATTGCCTTAGGGGGACCTTATGTTAGGCCACCTGATTCAAAATATTAATTTGAATACCACCGAATGACATTGACTACACTAAAAAAACAACAAACAGCTACAATGAAACCCACAGCGTTGTTCGTCCTGCTGGCTGCAGCCACCCTACTCAAGATGTCCATGGCTCATGAGACCGCCTTTGAACACATGCTGAAGAACAGAGCCATGGACTGGCACTCGAAGGCCAAAAAGATTTTCAACGAGGTGCACAATGACCCTGGGAAGAACTTCAAACCCGCTCAGGCATTTATGTGCAAACCGTCGTCATCATGGTTCCGGACCTACATGACCACGCACATGGGACACAAGGGAAAGGCTATGGTGGTGGCTATGTGCACCCAATACAGAGATTCGCTGAAGCAGACTCGACAGGCGACCGCAGAGCACCTGAACAAGAAGTGTTACTATGTGGATGTGAAGGGCGCTGACTATAATGGTTTTGCAATATTGATGGACCTCAGGCACCGTTTTAGCATACACAACGACAACGACGTGGCGGTGACATACAACGTCAAAGGGGGTTATAAGGATGCGACAAAGAAGAGGGCGATTCGTGTGGACGCCAGCGGTATGCGGTACACCGACCAGAGGGTTACCATTCCACCACATGGCTCAACATGGTACAAAGACGACTGGGGCCGCCTGGCCAACCGCCCGGATGGATTCTGCAGCATGTCCCCCATGATGACCCTGCCTTATGCCAGCTGGCACAGGCCGCGGTTTCATGTACCGCAATATACCCTCAACAAGAAGGTGTTTCCATGCAAGGCGACATTGATGTATGACGACGAACACTACAATCGCTTCCTGGAGACCCATTTTGAGGACAGGAGGAAGATGTGCCTGTACGAGCCCCATCAGACGCTGCCGTCGTCCATCAAGAAGAAGGTGTCGTCTCTGTGGAACTGTAAAGAGAATATGGCTGTGTATATCAGCTACTGCCCACAGTCGTACCTGTGGCAATAACAACTCAATAAACCGCCGTCTTGCAATATCTTGTTCTGCAGGCGGCTACTGCCCACAGTTGTATTTGTGGCTAATATTATATGTGTAACAATTCAATAAACTGCCGTCTTACAGTGTCCATATCTTGTTCTGCATCAATTATTATGGTGTCTGGGGTTACTCTAGCCTCCCATTGCGTGTGTAGGAAGGCCATGTAGTCTGGCGCGCATGGGTTGAGTTCGTTCGGGCGCGCCAACGCACGTGCAGCGGCCACTGTGGGGCTGCAACGCAAATAGACTTGGGTCACATTGCTGAACCATGGCACCGCCGCTATGTAGGTGTTGATGGTGTCGTGCGACACGGTGTCTAACTGACCGGTGGCATACAGCCATGCAACAAAGGCGCGGCAGCACTGTGGGGACCGCTCGACTACAGTTGGCAGTGGGTTATCTTTATTAGCGCTGTATATGTGACTGTAGCTGCGTATCACCGTCATTTGGAACGCCGCCGCCCATCGCACGGGATCTTTGTAGTACAATTGGAAGAACGGCTCCCATGTGTCTGTGGGCTCAAGCACGACGTTAATGCCAGTGTTTGCGAGGCTGCGCAGCAGGCTCGACTTACCCACGCCCACATGGCCAAACACAGTATATACAGGAGCCATTTTGTCATATGCGCATACCTGGGGTATGTTTTTTTGAGTGCGCCACATCCAGCGACATACAGAGCAATTGCAGGTCTACCATGGCGCATTGGTGTGACATCAAACACAAGGTCCTGAGTGGTAAATACTATGCCGCCGAACACTACAAGTTCAAGTATGGTAATGGTTGTCTCTCGTCTCTGCTTGCACACGGGCGTGTTGCCTGTGACATCCGCAAGATACTGTGTATAGGATGTGAAACTGGGATATATGAACGCGTGCTGTGCGCACAGCTGTTTGGGGTGTATGATCCTATATTGACGGATATTGACCCCAAGGCCACATCAGTGGAGAAGTTGTCTTGTACGGAGGCCCTGGCGCAATATACTGATGTCGACGCCGTCATGTTTTGCCTGCCATACTTCCTTGCTACAGGCTATGACATCTGTCAGTACAGGGGGAAGTACATCATCTATGTGGGAGAACTAGAGACGGATGGACACAGCAACCCTGACACTCTGCTCCAGGATATATATGCCTCATTTGACGAGGAACATTGCATTGCCATGGCGCGCACCAGGCCCGTGAGCTGTTACGAACACCTGTGCGTGTTCCGCAGGCGTGTATCATAATAATAAAGCAATACTCAAGAAAGTTGCTCACTGTGTATTATTTTTTTGAATGTACCACAATGGTTACAAATGTATACATGTACAACAATGAACAAGGACCTGTATGATAAAGAGGCTGAACAGGACCGGTTGGCACGAACGCGCTTTAGCAGCCTGACACAATCACAGTATCTGTGCCGTGCATGTGGCAATGCCAAGACATACACATTGACTATGCAGACTAGGGGCGGGGACGAAGCACTGTCTGTTTTCGTGTGCTGTGTTGCGTGCGGCAAGCGCTATCGCATTTGAGCAACCATGGATATCGGCCGGTTTGTGTTTGGCATGTACACTGCAGACGATGTTCTGAACACGTCTGTGGTCGAGATCACCAAGGCGGCGCTGAAACAAGAGCCCGGCGCCTTGTACGACCCCAAGCTCGGGCCATTTATGTTGCCGTCAGACGACGAGCCTGTGTATGACCAGCGCTGTGTGACGTGCGACTCTGTTACATGCCCCGGCCACTTTGGGCACATTGAACTGGCACAGGACGTCATATTGCACTACAAGGAGTGTGTGGCCTTTCTGCGCGTCATCTGTCACTCGTGTGGCGCCCATGTGCCTGGTACACGTTTCGAAAGCGCTCTTCGGCGGCTCCCGCCGCAGCACATTCAGTGCCTGGTGTGTGGTCTGTACCAGCCGGTGGTCCGATGCGGCTCTAGTGTCACGGATCCGGCGTACATCGTCACAGAGGATTACTGTGGCGCATCGCACGTACACAGCGATGTGGAATATGCACGCTCTGTATTTCAACGCGTCACACCACAAACACTTGCCACAGTGGGGCCCAAATTAACACACCCTCTAAATCTTATCATGAAGCGCTTTATGGTCCTACCATCGTGCTGCAGGCCTCCAAACAAAGTGGGCGGTTCTATGGTGCACGATGACCTAACTCTGCTAATATCATACATTGTCAAGCGCAATCTGAAGCTGGCCGCGGCCACCTCGCCCGAGCAGCGCGCCCTATACTACCAGGCGCTCAAGGGCGACATCCTGTGCTACATGGACAATAGCAAGGGACGTGCGGTGCATGTTACGAGTAACAAGTCGCTCATGGGCATCAAGGAGTGCATCAGCAAAAAGGGTGGGCTACTGAGGCAGAATTTGATGGGCAAGCGCCGTAACTACACTGCACGGTCTGTGGTAGGGCCCGAGAGCACCTTAGCGCTGGATCAGGTCGGCGTGCCCCTGCAAGTGGCAGACACCTTGACCATAGAAGAGCCCGTGACCAAGTACAACATAGAACATGTGCGACAGATGCGCGCCACCGGTCATCTCAAGGCACTGTACGACGCTGATGGGCAGGAAAGGCACGTGGTGCGATGTGGTTTGACACTTCACCGCAGCTTGCGGGACGGTGACGTTGTGGTGCTCAACAGGCAGCCCACATTGCATCGCAACTCCATGCTAGGCATGCGTGTGAAGGTGCTGCCGGGCAACACCATACGGGTGAATCTAGCGGTCACGCACGGTTTCAACATGGATTTTGACGGGGACGAAGGCAACCTGTACTTGCCCCGCAGTCTGCTGGCGCGTGCAGAAGTGGCCACCCTCATGTCCCCATACACCAACATATTGTCGGACTGCAGCAAGGGCGTCGAAGTGCTGCTGGTGCAGGACACTGTGCTGGCGTTGTATGTGATGTCCATGTGGCCACATACGCGGCTGGAGCAGCAGTTTGTTAGTATGTGCTGCATGGCCGTGGGCGTGTATCATCACCGCATACGCACCGCCCGCGATCTGTTCCGGCTGATGGTGCCCGAGGGCTTCACGTGGCGCAGAGACGGCATCGCATTTGTCAACGGCCATCTGGCAGACAACTCTGGGCCGGTGACCAAGCGGGCACTCAGTGGGGGTTACGATTCAATCATTCGCACAATGGCATTGCACCATGGCCAGAGAGCCGCGGGCCGCTTTATAGACTGCGCACAGTTTGTGGCACGCGAGTGGCTGTCGTGGTATCCCTTCAGCATGGGCCTAGACGACATGGTGGTGCCTGGGGCAAGGGACACTGCAGAGGCGGTGTACAGACACCATATGATGTTAATGGAAAGTGCCCGCGATGAGATTGAAGTGGTGTCTATCCTCGAATCTATCAAGAACACCCTCATGGCCATCCCGCTGGCACCCACGTGCATGTCGGTCATGACGAGCGCGGGCAGCAAGGGCGATGCGTTCAACACCATGCAAATTTCCATGCTGCTAGGACAGCAATATGTGGATGGGATGCGCGTGCAGCGAGAGACAGACTATGGTTACAGGTCACTGCCCCACTACAAGCCCGTAGAGGTGCACAGCGTAGAGGCCAAGTACGAATCGAGAGGGTTTGTGCGCTCGTCATTCATAGACGGCCTAAACCCACGCGAGGCCTTTTTCCACGCCAAGTGTGGGCGCGAGGGCATGATATCTACCAGTCAGATGACCGGTGTCACTGGGTACGCGGAGCGGCGCATGGTCAAGTTCAGCGAAGACCTGCGCATTGCCAATGACCTGAGTGTGCGCGATGCCAATGGCAACATTGTTCAGCTGCTGTACGGCGGCCACGGCATGGACCCCATGATGTGTTGGCAGGACGGTCGCCCGGTCAACTTTGAGCGCATGGCCATGCAGATTGACCAAACTCTTGACATGTGCATGATGATACCCATGGACATGGCACAGGCAGCGCAGAGTGTGTGCGAACGCCTCGCTCCTTTATTTCCGCCGTTGGTACGTGACAGTGTGATGGAAAGACATGCGCGTATCATTAAACAGGGTGCGACACAGTTTCCGTGCAGCGACGCTGACAGATGGGCGCAAGAGGTGTATGACGCCTATGTTAGGGCGCTGTGCGTGCCGGGCTCGCCTGTGGGCATTGTGTGCGCCCAGGCCTTTGGCGCTAGACAGACGCAATCCACACTGAATATCTTTCACAAGGCAGGTGGCCTGCATGACACAGGTAGCATGCGCTTTGGCGAACTGCTGAACCTCAGCAAGAAAAGCAGCCGCCGCCTGTTGTATGTGCATGCCCTCGGCGAGCAGACCCTTAGCAGTGTAAAGGACATCTTGGGCAATGCCTTTTTCAGGGGCCCGTTGCAGGACTTTGTCGTAGACAGCACGGACGACGGCGTGTACACGTTCGACAGGGCTGCCCTGTTTGATCGGCGCATCGACATGTGCCATGTGTTGAATGAGATCAACTCTAAGCACGGATCGTGCTGCACCATTGAGCAGCTGTCGCAGTATGTCCTCAAGATTCATCGGTGCTCCGATGCCGATGGATATCTGGCTGGGGTGTTTGTGGGCGGCGCACCGACTATATGCAACGTTAACTTTGTGTTTAACAATAACAAATGGATTGCGGTGGTAAGCGGCAGCACACTGTTGTACGCATTGGGTGTACAGGGCGTGGACGCAGACAACACCACTTGCAACAATGTGTGGGACGTGTATGAGGCCAAGGGCCTGATTGCGGCCAAGCGGTTTCTCACACATAGCATGGTTGAATGCCTGGGCGACGATGTTCACATGGCTCACATACGTGTGCTTGTCGATCGTATGACATTCAGCGGACTGCCCACTGCAGTCGACCGCTACACCATGAGATCATGCGAGACAGGCCCCATCAGCAAAGCCACATTTGAGGAATCGCTAGACATACTTGTTAGCAGCGCAGTGCGTGGCGAACGAGACAATAACACGGGCGTTGGTGCCTGCTTGGTGGCCGGCAAAATGCTGCCGCTGGGCACTGGTTCATGTAGGGTCGCCACCGACTATCTGTAGTGGCGCGTAGTTAAAAATGGGTGTCAAAAACCTCAACCTGTTTTTGCGCAGCGTGGGTGTCACCGAGCAGTGGCTACCATACAGCAACTTTGCAGGCAAGCGCGTGGCCATCGATGCGGCCTATCTCATGCACCGCTTCAAGGCGGCCAATGGCAACCTGTGGGACATGCTCCTCAACAACTTTGTAGTTGCTTGCGTTATCAACAACAAGATTGACATGACATTTGTGTTTGACGGCACAGCGCCCATTGAAAAGACGGATGAATTGGCGGCGCGGGCCACTCGCCGCGCCGCCGCACTTCTGCGTCAACAGAACATCGCAGCTGCTGTAACAAATGGTGACGAGAGTGTGATAGACAAATGTAAGACATCTGTGGCACGCAGATACAATGTCAGAGCAGATATGGTCACCGCGCGCATGGTCAATGACTATGTGGAACACCGTGTGCGTACACACCAAGCAGTCACACCCGAGGACTATGAGCGCATGAGGGCAATACTGACAGGATTTGGTGTCCCATATACATTTGCACGCACCGAAGGAGAAATGCATTGCGTACAGATGGTAGCAAATGGCCAGGCCGACCTTGTGATGACCATTGACACGGACGCCATTCTGGTATCAGCACTGCACTCTGTACCTTACGTGTTGACCAACTTTAAGGCCGGATGCTTTCGTCAAGTGAGTGTACACGAAGTGCTGGATAAGTGCCACATGACACCAGCACAGTTCCTGGACTTCTGTATCCTATTGGGCACCGACTTCAACAAGCACATCAGAGGCATCGGTCATGTCAAGGCACGGAATTTGATTAAGACCCATGGAAGTATAGATAATATGCATACGGTTGTCGACACAAGCCAGCTGGGAGACTACAAAAGAGTCCGAGAGATCTTCATGTCATATGGATAGTGTTTACACACAACATATGACATGCTACAACAACAATTGCATTGCTGCGACCACCTCCTCAGGTCACTGACCATTAAGGAGTACACTGCTTTCAAACAAGCCATTGTACAACTCCACCAACGACCTGGGATGACATATGACATTATCAAAGACACTCCCACTGTACACATGACAGATGTGCTGCTGTGTGTATACGAGACCAAAGTACTGGTGTACACCGTGGCAACCATGTGTAAAGTGATTGGCTATCGCCAAGTGTTGTGGAAACTGTATACTTATCTGAATAGTAATGGTATGTGTGATGATAGCGACAGTGAGTACGAATCATCTGGAAGCAGTGAGTAAGCAACAATAAATATGTATTATACTCAAGCACATGTTATGTGGTTATTGTATGATGCGTGTCAGGCCTGTGGTACACGTCAGGCCTGTGGTGCGCGTCGTGTGTGTCAGGCCTGTGGTGTGCGTCAGGCCTGTCAGGCCTGTGGTGCGCGTCGTGCGTGTCAGGCCTGTCAGGCCTGTGGTACACGTCAGGCCTGTGGTACGCGTCGTGCGCGTCAGGCCTGTGGTGCGCGTCGTGCGTGTCAGGCCTGTGGTGCGCGTCGTGCGTGTCAGGCCTGTGGTACGCGTCGTGCGTGTCAGGCCTGTCAGGCCTGTGGTACGCGTCGTGCGTGTCAGGCCTGTCAGGCCTGTGGTGCGCGTCAGGCCTGTGGTACGCGTCGTGCATGTCAGGCCTGTGGTACGCGTCAGGCGTGTCAGGCCTGTCAGGCCTGTGGTACGCGTCAGGCGTGTCAGGCCTGTGGTGCGCGTCATGCGCGTCGTGCGTGTCAGGCCTGTCAGGCCTGTGGTGCGCGTCGTGCGTGTCAGGCCTGTCAGGCCTGTGGTGCGCGTCGTCGTCTGTGGTCACACATTATGTACATGTGTGTTATTAGAAATCTTCAGTCATTGTAAATTCCATGCTGCTTGGCGTGAAAACACCCATTCGCTGATATTCACTCACACGGCGTTCAAAGAAGTTTGTTTTACCTTCAATGCTAATGTTATCCATGAAATCAAATGGATTGGCAACGTTATACATCTTTGCATAACCCAGGGCATCGAGCAGGCGATCTGCAACAAACTGTATGTACAGTCTCATACTGTCACTATTCATACCAAGTAGGGGTGTCTTTAGTGCCTCTTGGAAGAAAGCCGTCTCAATGTCAACGGCATCAGATATGATTTGATGTGCATCGTCCTGACACGGTTTGTTTGCCATTTGCCTAAACAGCATACAAGCAAAGTCACAGTGTAGACCTTCGTCACGGCTAATCAACTCGTTGGAAAACGCCAACCCTGGCATGAGCGAACGTTTCTTCAGCCAGAATATGGCCGCAAATGACCCAGAAAACATGACGCCTTCAACAGCCGCAAAGGCCAAGAGACGTGTTGCGATAGACTTATGTGTGGCATTCAGCCATTGTGCAGCCCACTGTGCCTTGGCTTTAACACATGGCATATCTTCAGCTGCTGAAAACAATGCGGCTTGATTCTCTTTAGCTACTAATGTGATAATCAGCTGAGTATACATTTCAGCATGTATATTTTCCATTGCCACCTGAAACCCATAGAAAGCTCTGGCTTCTGGAATATAGTCAAGTTCTTTTGCGAAATTGCACACAAGGTTGTCGCCTACAATGCCATCTGCCATTGCAAAGAATGCCAGTATGTGAGACATGAACCTGCGCTCAGCCTCGGTCAGTTTTTCTGTCCAATGGCGTACATCAGTACTAAGATCCACCTCCTCAACGGTCCAAAAAGACGCAACGGCCTTCTTGTACATGGCCCACAAATGTGGGTCGCTTGGTCTGAGCACATACTTATCCATCTTTATAATAAACCAGCCAAAAAATGTCATGTTATATGTTTATTTAAACACATACACACAGTGGCAGGTAAAAAGATATACATAGTAGCACTCATAGTTTAGTAGCATAGTGATTAGCACTCATGGTTCAGTGGTAGTAACATCATATTGACCATAGTGATTAGCACTCATGGTTCAGTGGTAGTAACATCATATTGACCACAGCGGGTGAAACGGAAAAACAGATGCCCTATTATAGCAAACATAATAAATGCAGCGGCAACCATGCAAGACCCAATGACAATTCCCATCAACAGGCCTCCTTTCTTCATACCCCCAATGTCACCGAGGTGCACATCATCTTCCTCACCAGTACTTTGTTTCACGACAGGTACTTCATTTTGGATGGCAGGTGGTCTGTGTGAGGCCGCAGCAGGCGGTGGTGCTCTTTCAGGGGTGTGTTGCGGTTGTGAGGGCGCAGCAGGTGGTGGTGCTCTTTCAGGGGTGTGTACCACTGCCACAATAGGTACGTCGTGTTGCGGTGTCTCAGAGGGTGGTGCTCTTTCAGGGATGTGTTGCGGTGCCTCGGGCTGTGAGGGCGCAGCAGGTGGTGGTGCTCTTTCAGGGGCTGCCACAATAGGTACATTGTGTTGCGGTGCCTCGGTCTCTGTTCCAGCTGGTGCGCTGTCATGTTGAGGAGGTGGGGGTGTTGCAACCATTGGTGGCTTGGGTTTCTTTTTGCATTCTCTCTTGGGTGGCGGCGTGGTTGTAGGCGGCGCGCTGGTGATATCCTCATACTCTGGACAGTCGTACTCATCCTCCTCTTCCTCTGGTTCTTCAGGCTCGGTGGGTGCCACTGTAGTGGTTGCTACGGTGGTGGTGGTGGTCTTCTTTTTGCATTCCCTCTTGGGTGGCGGCGTGGTTGTAGGCGGCGCGCTGGTGATATCCTCATACTCTGGACAGTCGTACTCGTCCTCCTCTTCCTGCGGGTCCTCAGGCTCGGCCTCGGTGGGTAGCGGTATTGCGACTGTGCACATTAGTCCTGTGAAGCCTTCTTTACAGGCACACTGTCCGGCTTCATTACACTGCAGTGACATTGATTGAGTGGGATGACACATGCATGCTTCACAGCCTGTCTGTATATTGAAATATCCAGGCATACATTGATCACATTGCAAGCCCATCACATTAGGCTTGCACATGCATTGTCCAGTGTACTCGTTGCACAGTGGATGCAATGAGCCGTGTCCACTGCAAACACATGGTTTGCACTTGTTGTTAGGGTCAGGACTCAGGGCGTTGCCATAATAGCCCCTGGTGCATTTGTCACAGAAGAATCCATCGGTATTATGCAGGCAGCGCAGGCATTCGCCAGTCTCAGGATTACACTGTCCTACTGGGTTGTCGTCAATGTTGCCTGAACATTGGCAGCGCCTGCACGGGCGAACAGGGCCTCGCAAGCCACTAGGGTCGCCAAATGACCCATCGAGGCACTCTTCGCATGCGTTGTCCTTTGTGGTATTGATAGGGCAGCCCGTACATATGATGTTCTCTCCAGTCTGTCTACACGGCCCATTGTGAGGGCACGGACATGGTATGCATCCATCTGAAACATGGAAAAAGCCAGGTGCACACTGTTCGCAGTATCTCCCGACGAAGCCAGTTGGGCAGTCGACACAATGTACACCACTATTGTCGTCGGTATAGTTCATAAAGCAGGGTCCTCCTCCTCGACATTGGCTACATTGCATACAGACCACTTGGCCATTGTGTTGCAGCGCACATTGTCCATCGCATGGGCAGCGGCTACAATACTCTCCTGTCCAGAAGTAGCCCATTTGACATACATCACACTGTGGGCCAGCATATCCAACTGGACATACACAGACTATTGTACCATTCTCCGACATACACGGGCCATTGAACGGACATGCACATTCCCGGCACACACCATCACGGGCTTTATAATATCCATTCAGACAGCTGTCGCATGTGTCTCCAATGTGACCCGGTGGACAGCTTGAACATACCAGGCGACCCATATGGACTTCACACGGACCATCTTCTGGACATGGGCATTGTTGGCATGAAATCGGGTCGCCGTAGTAGCCGTCTGGACAGCACACGTGGGCCCCATCATAGCTTACTCGACATAGTCCATTGTCACAATGGCATGTGACATTCGATTGGTAGCACTGGAGCATATTGTAGGGCATCTCACCGGGGACACACTCATCCAGACACTCCAAAGAGCCATTTGTGTATCTCACCACATTTTCACAGTCACTGCAGTTGCCGCTCAAACACTCTGGCTCATCTATGTCATCGTAGTCGTCCATTCCGCTGCCCCCATCGTCAAGCAGTGTAGGTGGTGGAGTAACGTCATCGGTGTCTGTCGGCAGCTCACATGAGACGCCTACACAAGGCTGACTGTCAGATGAGATGCGGCTGGCGTGGCATGTGACGCTCTGCACAGGGTGAGGTTTCAGCTTGATGACAGACACAATGGTACCATCATACAGCACCACTCCATGTTTCAGGACTTCGCTGCTGTTGCGGCCTACATGTACCACCTCGCCATGTACAACATGCTCTGCCAACAGGCTGTTGCTGTCGCTTGCCCAAACAATCTTCACATCAGTCTCTCGAGGTACCCCGCAGCTGAGGGTGGTCGTCTGGTTGTCAATTTCCAGGTTATAGAAGGTGGTGGCGTGGCTATATGCCACAGTCAGCAACACAAGAAGTAGCAGAGTCGCCATTGGTCCGCTAGGTATGTTTTCCAGTGGTCATATATGACATGAGGATATTCAAAATTTTTATACAAGTAAAAGATGTTCACTGTGCTTGAGATAGGAGACGTGTTGGTGCTAGTGTCGCGTGACAACATACGCGTGATGTACAACCGCGACCCGGGGCAAGCCGTGGCGTTAAATAATACCACCCAAGGGTGCGTCACGGTCACGGCGGTGCCTGACAACGGGGATTATGAGACATTGCGCAGGTGTCTTATAGTCGCAGCCCAGATTTTTGGGTCGCGGCTGCGCGTGCCTATTACACTGATCCACCCAGACATGTCACAAGATGGATTTGTCAATTACCAGGACATGGGCACACACATTGGCTTCTGCCCTCACTACTTTAATGCAGCGCAAATGCCAGTGGTTAACTATGCTGCGAGAGAACTCATCTCATCCGGGGGTCGCCCTCAGCCAATGACAATCATTGTGTATGTGTCTGCACTGCAGCTTGATCGCCTCCGGCAGCTGGTACACATAAAGGCTGGTGGTCAGGCCAATGGTGCTATGCACGTGCTCATGTTTTACCAGGGTCGATATGAGATTGTCACTTGCATTGACAAGCACTCCAACACAGACGTAGACACCGGCATGGCATCATCGTTCCGCTATTATGTAAATGTGCCGTTGCCATTGGGACCGGTATCCCCCGGTGTCATGTTGCATGTATATGCCACACGTAATGGTATTGTGCTCAAATCTCGGCACAACCACAACACATACACGTGGGCTGACATAGAGGCGATGGATGGTGTACAAATGGAGGTTTCTTACACCCCGGGTACAAATGGCTACCCACTCGCTCCTAACACATTGATGTCTGCCACCGGACAGCTTGCAAACGCATTGCAGCGGTTTAATTCACCCATTGGGGGTATAATGCCTATCACCTATGACACACTAACACACTACGATGTACCTCAGATACTACCAGCGCCGCCAGCGCCACCAGCGCCGGCTCGACATGTTCATTTTGATGACAGCATAGAGCACAATAGGCAGACTAATGTGAGTGTTGTGTTGGATGATATAACCTCTTTAAGGGTAGATGCCATAGTTAACGCAGCCAACCCCGGAGGGCTCGGTGGTGGTGGTGTCGATGGGAGTATTCATAGGATGGCAGGCCCCGAGCTCAAGAGGGAGTGCGAGACCCTTGGTGGTATTAGGTTTGGGGAGGCAAAAATCACAGGCGGCTATCGGCTGCCAGCGACTTATGTCATCCACACTGTTGGCCCTATACTGAATAGGGGTGCTCGTCCCACCGCAGCGGACAAGCGCGTGTTGACCAGTTGCTATATCCAGTCATTGCATGTGGCCCAAGCAAATGGGGCGCGCACCATTGCGTTCCCGTCCATATCCACGGGCGCGTACAACTACCCGATTGAGGATGCCGTTCATGTGGCCATGTCGAGCGTACGTGCATATGTCATACAGCACCCCGGTGCTTTTGATCACATCGTTTTCTGTACGTTCAGTAATGCTGACTTTCAGGTGTACAATAGCCAGTTGCCTACATACTTCAACCCAGTGCAATAGGGTCGATGCGGTTGGTGCGCAACACATGCTGGATGTGGTCTACCTTGATGAGACCTATGCCCATGGACTGCACATAGCGGCCCAGGAGGATGCCCATGACGTGGAGATATGCGCACAGGTGGTGCTGCAATGTTTCGCGCACCTGTTGCTGTATCCGAACACCTGGCATTCGCTGTTTAAGCATCCTGATGATTGTGCCCAGCTTAATGTGATATACAGGCACGTCCACCTCGGGCCATACAGTGACGCCAATCACCTTGAGCAGGCGATCTGTCACAGTTTTACTGTTGTTGTACTGAAGTGCACCCATGATGCGTGTGCACAGGTCAGTCATGTAAACATCCTTGATGTGTGCGATGGCCTCGTGCAGCACACTGCCAGAGAGTCGGCAGTCCTGTCCAAGTGCAACCTTCAGTTGCTCTTTGACAGAATTGCACGACAGGGTGACCTCTTTCTTTGGCACATCTGCTGGTGGGACATCAGCAGCGTGTGGAACGGCTGTTGTTGGTGATGACTCTGCCATTGTTTTTATATAGCGGGTATAAAGTGTCTCGACGGCGCGAGTCATACGGCAGGCGTCGTGCGTCTCAGTAACTGTTTGTGCACGTACGCCAACTGTAAGTGCGCCGCATATACCTTGCTGCACACGGGCCCGTAGCCGGCCGTAACAAGTAGCTGGTCGCATGCGTTGACCACACTTTTCATGTAGTACAGCCGATCCAGTGGATAGGCCACCTTCATTTCGCGCCACCGCTCAAAATCCAACAGCCTTGCCCCCAGGGCGCCCTCAGGCACACCATATTGGTGCTTAAGAACGACATACTCGATGCGAGCGCCACTGACCACGGCGCGGCCCTGCAGTCTCATGCGCTCTGCCAATTGTGCCTGCGCAGGCATCTGCTTCACCATTTCCTGCCGCAGCGCGATGGCGTACCCTTCGGCATCGTCCGGGGCTACCCTTTGGGTGGCCGCCGCCTGCGCCTTCTGTGGATTCCTGACTTTGTACGAGCCCTGGTTGTTATCGTCCCCATTGCCAATGTCCTGCACACTCTTTGTCAGCACAAAGTCGTCGTCTTGAAGCGCTCCCGGTATCATCATGTCGTGCATCATGCACGCGGCAATGAACGGCACATCTGCAGATCCCTCAAGGATCGTGTTCATGATTGCCGCATACGTGTTTCTGGCACACATGGCGCTGTCGCGTCTGGACAGCATCACACCCTTGCTGCCTGTTCGCTGCTTGCCGTCGCGTGTGAATGCCCTGTACACATAACGTTTCTTGGTGAAGATGATAAACTTGGTGTAGATGCACTGCTCAAACTCGAGGCGCACCGGGCGCTCAAAGAAGGCCGACACGGTGTCGCTGGCGTTCACGGCCATCTGCCACAGTTCATCGAGTGATGCGCGGTCGTGGCCCAGCTGTATGTAGCACGAGTCGGTGTCGCCGTACACAATGGTAGCGCCCACCACCGTCTTAAGGAGATGAGCGGCCTTCTCAATCAGCTTGCGGCCACAGTACGTCGTCGTCATTGCCCCCGCCATAAACGGCAGGTAGCCCCTCTGCGTGCCCATGGTGCCGTACACCGAGTTGGCGCTTATCTTGTACGCCAGCTGCCTCTTGTCCAGAACTGCCCTAATGTCGGGGTCGTCTGTGGTCTTGATGCGCGCCCGTATGCGGGCCCTGCTCTCCAGCAGGTTACGGAGCACACGTGGCAGCACGCCTTCGTGAGCATGTGTGAACCTGAAGCTGAAGACGTTACACTTGACTGCCGCAGGTGTCATGCTAGCATACTGGATCTTCATGTCTGCTATGCGCTCACGCAGCCTGGCCCGCTCTTGGGTGGCGCGTCGCGGAAGCGCTGCCATGTTGCATTGCAAGACACCAATCTCGATGCCAAGGGCGTGTTGTTTTGCATACTGCGGGTCGTGCTCGCAGCCTTCGTGCTCTTGCCACGCATACTCTTCGCCGCCCTGGTCCACCAAGGTGCTGTAGCATATGTTCTTGGATATGATGATGCTCGGATACAGGCTCTGGAAGTCCATGGGTATCACGTTCTTGTACACGCCGGGCACCGGCTCATACACATATGCGCCCGTATATGACGAAGGGGACACCACATCCGAGTCACAGCCACCATCCGGAATGACATACACCTTGTCGACCACGTCCATTGGCGTGCAGTCACGATAGATCTGCGCAAACACCCGGACCTGCTGGCCCTGGGTAAACAGTTGCATAATGGATGTGTTACACACGCCGGCCATCTCGCACAGCGCCACCCACGTATTGAGGTAGTCGACCAGTTGCTTGCACAGCTGCGTGTCCTTCACACAGTAGCGCCCCACGCGTGCCATCATGCCCGTGTTATAGGCGTGAAAGATGTCCCTGGGGCGAATGGGGTCCTTGCCCGCCTTGACAAAGTGGTTGGCCACATAGTCCAGGCTGTACGAGTCGAGCTTGTGATCCATCATGATAATGGGCATCAGATCTATTGTCAAGACGCCTTCCCATTGTATGTATGTCATCTTTGCGTGGCCGACACCGGCCGTCTTCTCTATGGCCAGCCTGCGGTTATCAAAGCCGATGCGCCTGAGGGTGCCCAGCATGGAGGTGCGTGCGCACCTCTTGATAATGTACGGTATGTCAAAGCCCATGATGTTGTAGCCACACACAGCCACCACCTCGTGTTCCCTGATGTAGGCTATGAATGCGTGCAGCAGCTCGCCTTCTGTGGCGTACTGGTACACAGAGTCGTCGTAATCGCGGCCGGGCAAGGAGAGAAGGTCAGTGCGCAGCACCGTGTTGCCACTACACAGCACCAGGCCTATCTGAAATATCACCTCGTCGTCCCTGTCACTGGGGAACACGTTTTCATGGTCGGACTTGACCTCAATGTCAAAGTAAACAATCTTTGCCGGCGGCACGCCCTCCATGTCCGGGGCCGGCCTGACATCGGTACGCCAGTTAGGCACCATGTACTCTTTGGCTGCCATTGTTACAGTGCGCGTCACCACACATCGCTGCGACACCTGTATCCAGCCAACGGTCGGCAGGCCGGCGCGTGCTGTGAACTCCATCGTCTTGCTAACACGCGACTCATGTATCTTAAATGGACCCTGTGTCTCCTGTACATCGCGCATGGCATTGTAGTTGGGCACGCGTGCGGCAAAGTATGTGCCCACCCCCTTTGCGCCATACAGGCTACACGCCCGGGGCGTCTCATAGACCCTGAACCCGTGCTGGGTGAATGTGGAACGTGGGTCATGCTGTTGTGGGTCGGTGCATTCGACATACACCACTTGCTTAAAGTTGGGCACACGAACACACACTACAGTGTTGTTTGGGGCTATGCCGTAGCCACGCACCTCATAGTTAGCATAGAGCCACTGATAGATGTACACACTATCCATCGTCACATCACGGTCATGATTACATCGCACTCATTAGACAAAATACAAATTTTTTTATATATAAAATGCCACAGCCCATTATCTTCAAGTGCACTGCCAGCCCAAGTGCCCTGCGTCGCTACACGGCGAGTCCCAGGAAACGCAGGTCACCCACTAAGCGCAGGTCGCCCGCCAAGCGCCGGTCGCCCGCCAAGCGCCGGTCGCCCGCCAAGCGCAGGTCGCCCGTCAGGCGCCGGTCACCTGCCAGGCGTCGTTAGATGCGCACATGTCCTAAGCGGACGTCGCGAAGCAATTTCAGATGATCCCTATGCAGTGTGACTTGTCGGTGTCGTTCGACCGCATGTAATGATTGGTTGTTGGCGTACCTTTGCGTGTACATATCATATAGCATGATGCTAATGCTTATGGCAACAAGCAGCCGTACAGGCCCATGTGTGTTGCACACAATGAGCATGACGGCTATAATTGTGTACGGCAAGACAAATGTCATTTTTTCCTGAAAAACGACATAAAAAATGCCGACTACCAAACACAGTGCGTACTACACATTACACAAGATGCGCAACCCAAACGGGCATCACAAGCACGTCAGGGAGCAGCAGCAGCAGCAGCAATCCGACTGTGTCGATTGCCACAGTGCCGAGGGACATGCCGAGGGTATCACTGACAAGATTAAGGACATGTTTGGCACCATGTCCACCATGGAAATATGGGCTTTGGCGGTGCTCCTTGTGGCCGTGGTGGTGTTTGTGTGGTATGCAATGGGCGGCCGTAGCCACGTCGGCCGCTCCAGACACCCAAACCAAGGAGCTGCGCCGTACCCATATCACGGCGCCTTTGAGTTTTGAATGCCCTTATTAAAATGTCATCCGAGCTGACACTGTGGCGCAGTGTGGCGGCCGCGTGTGGCGCGACGTACCCACTAGTGAGGAGCTACGTGGCGGCACTCGAGTCGGGCTGCGATTCGGGTACCACGTTTCGCAACTACTGGAGCATGCGGAGCGCCCACATCATGGCGGGCAACCCGTTTGAGGACGACGACTACTTTGAAACCACGAGCGGCGTGGTCATCAGCATGGCCATGGTGGCCGAGCACTGCGACTCATTACCCGATCTCTTGGCAGCGTACAACGCCGCCGCGCAAACCGCACCCTTGTTTGACTGCCCCATGTTACAGGGCTTCCTTGACACCGTGATGCAGTCTCAGCTATTGCAAGACATACACACCGATGTGGCCGCCAGCGGCAACTCGGCTAACCTGTTGAATATCATATCGCAAAACATCGGCAAGCACGACGACTTTATAAAGCAGTTTTCAGGCGATATCATCGGCTATCTCGAGACTATGCCTGTGGACCAGCTGGCGCAGATGATGGAGGTCATAAAAGAGATGACAGGCCAGGGGGGAGACGAGCTCATACAGGCCATTATGGCTCATGCGACAGTGTAGGGTAGATGTCACCACACTCCGCTTTGCGTGCGTCGTGCATGCAAAGCGGAGTGTGGCGACTAAATGGCAAACAGATCGATGTCTGAGATGAGTGGTGTGCCAATGGCACGGACCGCGGCGCGCCACTGTGAGGCGGGTGCTCCCGTCAACTCGGCCAATCTCGCCAAACACCGGCACTCTTTCCAGTATCTGAAATGTTTGTCTCGCCTCCTCAAGAGGTAGTACCGCCCTCTTACAAAGGCTATAGGTTCAACGCCAGCTACCGGCGCCAGGCGTACCTGTCCTCCGTCTGCGTGTACACGCCTGACATAATGACACGTGTTAAAATCCATGGTGTACACTGTACTCCAGTCTCTGCGCAGGTCATGTCGCTTTAGCACGTCTACAATAAGTTTCTTGTTGTCATCGTCTACATATTCCAGTGTGGCATCGCACGTGCGCACAAACCGGATGACACGTGCCGCGATGTTGCCCTTTGTGCTCTTGTCAAACACCAACTTGGCCAGTTCGTGTTTGGCCGCATCCAGTGCAGGCCCCACGACGGCCTGTATGTTCTGCTCAAACACCGCGGCGACAGACTTCTCTGTGGCATCCGACAGCACGGCCCAGCCGCGTGGCGTACGTGGCCTTGTGGCGTCACGCGGGGTGCTCAGCATGGACATGATGACGTCGACCATCCGTGCTCCGACCTTGGGGTCCTTGTCGAAGCCCAGCATGGACACGACGCGGTCAATGTAAACTGACTGTTGACTGGTGGGCATGGGGAGGCCATTGAGGCCCTTTGCGGTCCTGTAATACCGCACTTGTTCCTCTATTTGCTTAAGCTTGTCCACTTGTTCCTGCGTGAACATGTTTGTTTTTTACAATACAGTCGACTGTGCCGCCGGTGGATCGCCCACCTCGCTGTCGGTGTCAAACTCGCTGTCGGTATCCAGCGATACGTCCCTGTCGCGCAACGTCAGCGGCATTGTCTCAAATATGTCCTGGCCCTTGGTGATGGTGGCGAGTTGTGATGATATATTGTGGCACGTGACGTGCATTAGGCCCTGCGTGTGTGGTGCCTTGACGTGTGTGGTCACACTAACCCCACCTTGTATGGTGTCCCATGGGATAAGTATGGGCTCTGGCCGCCCTTGAGCCGACGTCACAATGACGCTCAGGCCGGTGCGGTGCGGCACCACCAGGACGGACACATCTTGCCATCTGACAATCTTATCGCGTATGTCGATACCAACAGCATACTCAAAGGCGCTGCGTGTGTCGGGGGGAGAGGCATCGGCATACTCTGGCATCGACATGCACGACACCAGGTAAATGTGATCGTCCTCGACCGTCAACACGTGCAGAGGCCCTGCGCCGACAATGTCATATGCCACCATCTCTTTGAAGTGGCTGACCTGAAGCAAAGACATGACCACATTCACTTGTATGAGTGTTGCGCCACTGAGCGTGTGATATGCCGTGTGCCCCACGAGCGCAGAGTGCTGCGCACTCATGTACGCCGGACACATGCCCACCTCGCCGGGTCGGTGGAAATTGACAAATCCGTTATGTGCCATATATGGCCGCGCGAATTCCAACGGCATGGTCAACTTGGGCCCGTATGCGTGCGCCGCAGTGTAAAGGCATGCCCTGAGCTTACCCGCGTGGGTATCCTGCCCCGCCATGGCAATGACGCGGACGCAGCCGCCACTAATTTGGACGACAACATAGACCTCGTTATCACGATCGTGTATGAAGGACACTGTATTGTCCGGCCGTCCTATGGCCAGCACTTCGCCAATCTCCAGGAGACTATACATTTTTGTAATAAAAATCATGGAGTCTTACTTTACGCGCCGCAGTCCCCATCCCTCGATGGCGCAGCTCGAGACGTTGCGGCGGGGCTTTGGCACGGTGTTCACAGACGCCACACTCGAGGCGGCCTTTGTGCGCTGTGGCACCGTTAAGGCGACCGAGCTTTACCTCGAGGACCTGGCGCGCCGTGAGGCCGCCAGTCAAATGACGTTAGAACGTGACACCAGACATCGCATGCCAACCTGCACGTCAATGGCCAGGTCTATCCCTAGCGTCATCACGACTGCATTGAAGGCACGCGGGCACACTTTCTAGGCCACCGGCGGTGCTGCAACATGCTATTTGCCATGTCCGCGATAGCCGGTGGCACTTCCATAGACGCTATTGCGGCCAATATGTCTGGCACACTGCCTCCCGGCAGTACACGCGGCCGCAGCGCCACTTTTGCGGCCCACTGCTGTGCAGCCTCAATGCGTTGGTCCCCTGTGTGTATGTCCACGATGCGCACATTGCCTGTGAGGTCGACGTGCCCAACCTGTGCACCAAGTATCATTATCGCGTCGGCGGCGGTGCGCCACATGGTCTTCTGGTAGACGTGGCTGGCCAGCGCGCGGGCGTTATGACTGTTGACATTGTACGATACACTGGCTGCAAGCTTTGCCAGAGGCATTAAGGGCCGGGGGCACTTGTTGACACACGCCGCTCTCAGCATATCAACCAGTTCCCACTCTGAGCCGCCGTGCTCACTACTGGCGTCTAGCAGCGCTGTCCACGCTGCCTGCAGTGCGGCCCTTTGCAAATGGTGGGCGCGGATGGGCACGGTGGACCGCAGCACATACAGCATATCTAGCAGCACATCCGCCGTCAGGCCCCGTGTCACGCCCGGCATGCGGCGCTGCAGCTCCGTGTTGATGCTGCGCAGTCTATCGGTATACGGCCTGCTATCCTGTGTGGGCACAGTAGAGATGAGGCATTGGTACGGCACTATGTCTGTCCTGTCGGGCATTTGCTGGTGCACAAAGTCTACGTTCATTAGAAACACGCACGTGTCGTATCTGGTGTCCATAACGTGGGTGCTCTGCGAGACGCCAATATGCGTCAGGTAGTCTGTGCTCATCGTGCGCCTTCCAGGCATCTTTGCACCAGACAACCCAAAGTCTATAATTACCGGTTCGATGCCATGTGTAGGCACGCATGCCACCACATCCTCCTGCGTCACGTACACCACGTGTGTGTGTTCACATGACCTGAGCAGCACATTGGCCACATGCATGTCATTGTGTGTAATGTGGCGCACTGACAGTGCGCTCAGGCATCCCAGCACTTGTACAATGACAGAGCTTATGGCGGCGTCCGTAGCATCGGACTTGAGCATGGTGAACATATCATGGTACTGACACCCGACGGGCTTGTCGACATACACGCACGACAGTGCCTCCGCGCCACTGTCGTCAGGTATACACTGTGGGTCGTCGGTGTACGTGCACTCCAGGCAGCACCACGGTGCAGCCTGGTGTGCCTGGTTTGCCATGGCATGTTCGTGGCGCCCCTCGTTGCCCCATGTCTTCAGGACCTTTGTAAGTGTGTATGTGCCATCATCTTGCGCCGTCACCCCCGTCACAGAGTATCTGCCCTGTCTAGATTGGGGCAATTGAGTGAACATTTTCTTTCACCACACAATATTGTATGTGTGCCTGTACACACAGTATTCGTTGTAGCACAGAGGATCAAACCGGCACTGCTTTTTGCCGCACCACGCCCTGTAATTGTGTATAATGCGCCGCTTGTCTAGCACAGTCTTGGGCCACCTGGTGCTGGGCACCACAATGTTGAACGGCACTCTGCACACTGGACACGTACGTTCGCCACCGGTGAGTGAGCCACAGCTACGGGCCCAGGTGCACAGGCAAATGTAGCAGAATGGATGGTTGCATGTATTGACCAGACCGTACCGTTTGTCGTCACTCTGTGAAATTAGAGTCAAACAAATGGAACATTCCATTTTTTAAAAAACCACACCATGGACTATATTGCTGAGCTACCTGTGGCCGCCAACAAGCCGACAGACATCGAACAACGCGTGTTCAAATTTTTAGACAATATGGCCAAGGTGGCGCCCACAGAGTGCACCAGTGTCGCCCAGTTGGTCGTGGTGCCGTGCATAGCCTTTATGCTGTCGGAACTGGTGCCACACGACAGGCGTTCCTTGCGGGTGGCTGTTTTCGTGGGCACTGTCGTGGGTGGTGTTGCCCTAATCAAGCTGTATTATAAAACACAATGAGCGGCATCCTAACATCGCTGGCGGGAGCTGTGTTGTGTGCGGCATGTTACCAGCACATCGACAAGCTGGTTGCGGGGGTGCGCATTGTGACGGCCATGACTATTGTCATACTGCCAACATGGGCCAAACGCATGCTTGCACACTATCGCGGCCACATGACTGTGAGTGCACTACGGTCGTCCGACAACCGTATTCACATTGAAGCCTATGACGCAGACCGCACGTGCAGGGTTATACTCAAGCGGGATTTGCGCAACATGCGCATCGTGCACACTGCGTCTGGGGAAGACGCCACCGCCCAGTACGGCGCTTATTTTGGGTGGCAACAGGTGATGCCGGCCGGCTACCACATTGACTTCATCAGCAGGCGGCATACGGACACCGACTGATGCCCTTGGTGACGGACATGGGCCTGTTGTGTTGGTTTTCCATGCGAACGTACTCTGCTACAGGACGACAGCCGCCATCGCGGGGCACATAGTATGCATAGTGATTGTACAGGTTCCGGTTGGGGGGGATAAAACACACCACGCCTCGATTACGGGGGTCAAACATTGGGGCGCCATGCAGCGCCGCAGACAAACCAAGAGACGGAGCAGACATTTTTTTTAATGTTTTTAATCTTTAAAAACATGGAACAGATTATTGCCAGCAAACAAAAGTCGATGCTCGTCGGCGGCGTTGCTCTCGGCGTTGTTGTCCTGGCCATCGTGCGCACGTACGGCAAAGGCGCCAGTGCCTGTCAGTGGGAGCCCATGCTGTGGTACTCCCTCTCGGGAGCCTCCATCGCCATCCTTGCCCAGCTCATCTACGGCTACTACTATGGCCAAAAGAGGCAGAGCAGCATGTAGAGTCCACCCATGTAGCATTGTAGACCCGGCACCCACAGTCTTCAGTTTGCATAACATAGGGGTTATCATCTAGGCCACAGGTCACCCTGCAACACTCTGTAGTCTGCGGCTTGTCACACATACACGTACAATGCCAACTCTCCCTGAGAGGTGGCATTCCACCACACCCATGACACTCTGCTGTACAGTCTGCAAGGGCTGCGGTCATACATAGCTCACATCGCCTTACACACCGTTCATGTTGGTCATTGCCCGGTGTCCCTGGGCCTGTTGGTACCGTCCACCTGTCATCATCACGGTCGGTCGGTGCCGGCGGGCCTGGGGACACCGTGGCCATGATATTGGGGCTGGCCACAAACATAGTATGCTGAAAGCCGCCATACTCACACACTACATGAACCCCGGGTGGCCGCACATCCACCATGTACATACTGACAGTGTAATTGTCATCCCTGTCCAGAGTCACAGTTGCCAGTGTACTGTTGATGTATATTTCGGTAACATAGTGTTCATTGCCGGGGCAGTTGGAACCGTTTGCCACACACGTGTACTTGCACGAGCCGGTATCCTGTACACACCCGCGCCCTACAACAAGATGTAACATTGTGGTGAAGTTGCACACGGTACCGCCGTCAACAGTGATGTATGCACTGTCGATGGAGTTTCTATACCCACATGATAAATAGTCTGGCCCTTTCATGTGACCTACACCATAGTTGCCAACATGCCATTCATTGTCATATTTTACCATGGGTACCTGCGCATCAGCAAGCGCAGCGCACGACACCTCACAATCAAACTCTGTGTGTCCACACGTCACATAGTTCTGCCTGTGTACCTTTTCATGACTGTGTATCCAGTGCATGTGCACATGCCGCATGTCACCATTAAAGTTATATCCACGACAGATAAACACAGTGTCGGTAAAACATGTCACATCCACTGTCATGTCTCCTGTAGTGCTCATGTGATAGCATTGGGTCCCACTGCCAATGGCAGTCTCTGTGCGATAGTCGCTGTACAGCTGCTTGTGGCTCTGCAGACTTCCGTGGCTCCATCGTGGTGGTGCGGCTGACCAGCGGTAGCTGTAGCCATCCTCCCGAGGGCACGGCACCGGCACATACGGCGTCATGCCCCGTATCACCATAGAGGCCGTAAAAGTGTACCTCACCAGGGCATCGGGCAACGCGGTCGGGGTGGTGGGTGGCTCCACGCACACTCCGTTCAGGGCAATACAGCATGCCACGCTGCCAAGGTGTTCTCGAAGTGTCCTGTTGACTAAAGTATGTCCATCCACCACAGGCATCACCGTGAGATTGGTCAGGGGGTCGGCCCACATCAGCTGCAACCCATGGTCTCTGTTGAGTGTGTAGGGCGTAGAGCACTCCAGCCGCAGCTTGTCATCTTGCATCATCGCCGTCACATTGGGCTGATAAAGTTGGCTGCCACTAATGGGCAGCGTCAGCAGTACAAACACAATGGACGGAATGGGTGCCATGGTACCTATTCTTTTTGCTTTTGTGTAGTTCATTTGTGGGATTCAAAAAATCCGGCTAAAAAACATAGCCATGGGTGCTGCCCAGTCATTCAACGGTGTCGACACTGTCCTGAAGGCCGTGGCCGAGGCCACATCCAACATCGCCAACAACACCAAACTGACCGCGGACTCGTCGCAAATAATCAATATATCCCACGTTAAAGGCGATGTGATCATCAAGGGCGTGACCATGGAGCAGACGGTCACCGTGAACCTTCAGGCCACCATGAAGGCCCTGGCCAACCAAGAGACTCAGCAGAAGGTGCTCAACGACATGGCACAGCAGGCGGCGTCCGTGGTGAGCGGCATCAACTTTGGTCAGTACGCCTCGGCCACAAACAGCATCAAGCAATTTCTTAGCGTGACGTCTCGCATTGTCAACAACATGACGCTCACATGCAGTGGCGAGGTCAACACCAAACAGGTGATCTCTGTGGACAATGTGACGGGCAACGTTGTCATCCAGGACTCTGTGCTGCGTATCTTTGTGTCGGCGCTGTCGCAGTGCGTGCAGGACGCCACGGCCAGCAGCAGCAGCATGCAGGATGTGGTGAACAAGCTTCAGCAGCTGGCCACCGCCAAGGCCCAGGGCGTGGACCTGTGGCAGCTGGCCGCCGTGCTGGCGGGCCTGCTCATCGGCATGCCCCTGGCCACCGGGTCCATATTGGGCAAGCGCGGGGTAATCGGCATGGTGCTCTTGGTCGGCGGCATGGGCGTGGCGGCGTATGCGTTCAAATTCATGTGTCGTCAGGCAAAGGGCGCCGAGCCCTTGGTGTATCCGCACGCTGTCGCCCCGAGCTCGCTGGACAGCGCGCAAAAATTCACTGACGTCACCCTGGACCAGGCGGTGGCAAAGCTGGCCCAGGGGCAGATGGTGTACTACGAGCGGTACAAGGCCGACTCTGACGGCGCACCTGCGCTGCTGCCCAAGGCCACCGCGTACGTCATGCCCGCGCAGCTGCCCGTTGTCGTCAAGCCCATGATACGCTACAAACTGAACCTGGCCACAGACACCAAGCCCGACCCCAAGGACTCTGGCACCACGGCCACAATGAAGCCGGGCGACGCGTACCTGCACAGTGAAAGCGGTACGTACTATGTGATGACCGAGGACGGCTGGCAGCGCAGGGGCAAGGTGCAGGACGTCAAACCCGACGTTTTGGGTGCCGCCAAGAAGCTGGGCTGGGGTCACGGCGGGCCGCTCGACGGCTATGACGTGTGGATCATGTTCTACTATGAGCGTTCTCGGCTCAACCACAACGTGCGCGTCAAGAAGGCCGACGGCACGTGGCAGGACGTGCCCGGCACCCTGAACATAGACACGGCGTTCACGCCGAGAGACCCCAACACGACCGTGGTGGCGGGCATGCCGTGTGACACCACGGCCACCAATGTGGTCCTGGCCACGGGAGGCACCATCGCTGCGGTCGGACTGTTGGTCTTGCTGAGTGCAGGTTTCCAGAAGAAAAATGAGCCCGGTCATATATAAAAAAGTATCACCGTCATCATGTCTGCAATCTCAGGTGCAAACGTAACCAGCGGGTTCATCGACATCTCCGCGTTTGATGCGATGGAGACCCACTTGTACGGCGGCGACAATGCCGTGACCTACTTTGCCCGTGAGACCGTGCGTAGTTCCTGGTACAGCAAACTGCCCGTCACCCTGTCAAAACAGACTGGCCATGCCAATTTTGGGCAGGAGTTTAGTGTGACGGTGGCGAGGGGCGGCGACTACCTCATTAATGTGTGGCTGCGTGTTAAGATCCCCTCCATCACATCCAGCAAGGAGAACAGCTACATCCGCTGGTGCGACAATCTGATGCACAATCTAGTGGAGGAGGTGTCGGTGTCATTTAACGACCTGGTGGCACAGACCCTCACCAGCGAGTTCCTTGACTTCTGGAACGCCTGCATGATGCCCGGCAGCAAACAGTCTGGCTACAACAAGATGATTGGCATGCGCAGCGACCTGGTGGCCGGCATCACCAACGGCCAGACTATGCCCGCCGTCTACCTTAATTTGCCCATTCCCCTCTTCTTTACCCGTGACACGGGCCTGGCGTTGCCTACCGTGTCTCTGCCGTACAACGAGGTGCGCATCCACTTCAAGCTGCGGCGCTGGGAGGACCTGCTCATCAGCCAGAGCAACCAGGCCGACATGGCCATATCGACCGTCACCCTGGCTAACATTGGCAATGTAGCACCCGCACTGACCAATGTGTCTGTGATGGGCACTTACGCTGTACTGACAAGCGAGGAGCGTGAGGTGGTGGCCCAGTCTAGTCGTAGCATGCTCATTGAACAGTGCCAGGTGGCGCCCCGTGTGCCCGTCACGCCCGCAGACAATTCTTTGGTGCATCTGGACCTCAGGTTCAGTCACCCCGTGAAGGCCTTGTTCTTTGCAGTAAAGAACGTCACCCACCGCAACGTGCAAAGCAACTACACCGCGGCCAGTCCCGTGTATGTCAACAACAAGGTGAATCTGCCATTGATGGCCACCAATCCCCTGTCCGAGGTGTCACTCATTTACGAGAACACCCCTCGGCTCCACCAGATGGGAGTAGACTACTTCACATCTGTCGACCCCTACTACTTTGCGCCCAGCATGCCTGAGATGGATGGTGTTATGACCTACTGCTATACGTTGGACATGGGCAATATCAACCCCATGGGTTCAACCAACTACGGCCGCCTGTCCAACGTCACCCTGTCATGTAAGGTGTCGGACAATGCAAAGACCACCGCGGCGGGCGGTGGCGGCAACGGCTCCGGCTACACGGTGGCCCAAAAGTTTGAACTGGTCGTTATTGCTGTCAACCACAACATCATGAAGATTGCTGACGGCGCCGCAGGCTTCCCTATCCTGTAAGCTATGGATTGCCCCGTGTGTCTGGTAGCTATGTCGGAGCCGTGTGTGCTCAATTGCGGCCATAGCGTATGCAAGGCATGCTGCGGTAAGCTTGGGCCCACGTGTTGTGTGTGCCGCACTGTCATCACAAGTAGGGCCACCAACTATGCGTTACGTACCATGCTGGAATCATGCGCTCCGCACAACCATGTCATGTGTGGTCAGCACGCCATGCCAAACTATTATAAGTGTGTCACGTGCGGCGATGTGCCGGTGTGTCTTATGTGCACCCTTCAGCAGCACTGGAGCCACCAGGTTGTCAAGTCATGAAACAATTGCACTTGCAATTGCTTCAAAAACAATGTTAACTGTACTGCTGGACCTAGACCACACACTGATAGAGAGCGTAAGCACCGGCAAGCTCAAGACGGCAAACGTGCAGCGCGGCCCCGGAAATGTACCCACGCACGGCGCTTCGGCGGTGCGACTAGCCAACGACATTGCACGCTTTGAGTGGCACCTGATCCCAGGCTATGTAGTATGTCTGCGTCCCCACGCAAGGGCGTTCATCGCACTGCTGTTTGCCGCTGGGTACCGCGTTGGTGTGTGGACCGCCGCCAGTGCGGGCTATGCCCGTGACATCCTGGCGCTCTTGCACCTGGACAGAATGCCGCTGTCGTATTTCATGTACGATGTGCACGACCAGACAGGTGGCAAGCCGCTCCACACCCTATTTGAATCAAATGATATGGTTGTGATAGTAGATGATAATGACGCTGTGAAGGCGACGCAGCCACATCGCTGTGTACAGGTGCCACCGTTTTATGTGTCAACACCCGAGCACGACACTGCACTCATGGATGCGGCAAGCGTCATCATCAATGACTTTCAGCCAAGCCAACTGCAGCAACAGTACAAGTAAATATGCCACAATGTGTCTCATATGTTGTTGTTGCGCACACTGACAGTCATTTGTGTCTAGGATCATATGTCCCGTCGCCGGGGTGTACCGTTGCCAGGTCACGGAGGTGGTGTTTGTCACCACTGCTGAAACGACGATATGGTACACCGTGTTGCCCCAGTGCTCATATGGCCCGATGTACACTGTGGACTGGTCAGTCCCTCACTCTGTAACCGAAGTCAGGCTGCCTACACCTGTGGGTGAGTGGCCGGCCACCCCATGCATGATGTGGTGTGGGGTTCACCTGTATTCACAGACTCGTGTGTGTTTGTTTTTCCAGATGTGATGACGAGCTTGGGCCACCACAACGGTGTAGTAACGCGGGTGTACACCCCCGATACACAGCACACGGGCTATGTCACGGTGACCCCGTCTGAGGCTAACAGCCTGAGCGGCTTGGTGTGGGTGTGCAAGACAGAGGATCCACTGACCGTCACGCGGGCAATGCGCCTTATCATTACACACGAGAGTCTTGCAGTGATGGCACGTATCGTTGCATGCGACATGCCGGTGCCTGATAGCACCATCCACTGCGGCACCCCATTCTCATGTAGCCAGGAGGATACATTATCCCTGCATGTAGACAATGTGGTGTACAGTGTGCCTGGTGTGGAGTGTGACATTCGTCTGGACACCAACGTTGTCTTGGCGAATACAGTGGTTGTCCGTACCAGAAACCACATACTCAAGAGGGAGAACCTGTTTCCCACCGAAGGTATGTGTACAGTAATGTGTGTTATTATTATTAACAATAATAATGGCCTTTACAATATGTGATGTGCTCTGCCTTTTCAGACTACGAAAGTGTGCTACGGGCACTTCGCATGTCGTTCTTGACGGAGTTTGCCGACCGGCATACCCTGATGCTGTTGATGGATGGCCTGGTGGATGTGCGCATGCTCATGCCTGACATGATGGTGGCGATCAAATGTGATACAAACATACGCAATTGGGCACGCAAACTTATAGACAATGCGTGCAGGCAAGGCAACAAAGTGTCTAAGGTGTTCATGATATTGTGTAGGTCCCTGCAACCCACATGTGCTGTTAGTGTCAAATATGCCTCTATGATCACACAATAAAGAGTGATTTAAGTCTGTATGTGTGTGTGTTTTGAATATCTCGACTTGTGGTGCAGTGTCTGTGTTGTAGACAGCTATGAACCTCAGTAGTCTTGTGTCTGCTAGAGGGTTTGACTGCAGCCTGGTCCAGCAGGTGGCTGTTAACGAGTGGCGCATACCAGGGCAACTACAGCTGTTTGACTTTGCGCAGGAGCGCCTGAACACGACCAGCATAAGCCACCTCAAGAGCTGTGTGACGGAGCACAATTGCATTGTGCTGTATACCGTGGCTACACACGACGTCCTACGCCGATCCAGCGGACCCATACGAGCAGACGCCCCGTGCGACGAGGCTCGTGTAGAGCTACTCAACAAGGCCTTTGTGCGACTCCAGGACATTGAGCTGAGGCGTGCTGTCGTGCGTGACAGTCGCCGCCTACCAAAGTTGCAGGCCACGGACCCGTGTGTCAGATTTTTTGGATTTGTGCGTGGTGACGTGGTGTCGTGTGACGAGGACTCGCCATGGCACCGTGTGTACTACATTGTGGTGTGACTGATGTCTTCCTGCACACGCTGAACTGTATGATTGGAATCGGCCTTCTGGCGCTGCCCCACGCGGTGGCTGTGGTGGGGCCTGTGGTGTTTGTGGGTGTGCTGCTGTTTGTGGCCGTGGCCGCAATTGTGTCCACACACATGCTGACGGCGTGCCTGCGCACTCACAGGGGCAATCTGGAGGACATCTGTGCCGCTATGTTTGGCAGGGGTGGCTATTGGATAATGTGTGCACTGATTATACTGGAAAACCTGGGCAGCGTGTGCTCTTACATGCACATGCTTATGTCCGTGCTGGCTGTGTTGGTGCCTGACATTAGCATGTACTATGCCTTGGGAATGCTGATATTGCTTGTGCTGTTTCCGGTGTCCTTGCCCAAGAGCTCCAGGTGCCTCATGATTATTAGTGGGCCTGCACTAATGTGCGTGCTGGCATTTGTGGTGTACACCATCTACTATTGTGTGCACGCCACGGCGCCGGGGCCCGCGTGGCCGCTGTTTGACGACCGCATGCGCGTGGACCAGTGTCTGTCCATCATCACATTTGCCTTTGTTTGCCAGCCTACCATTGTGACTACTGCCAATCTGCATGGGGACAAGGCCTGTGGGGCGGCAGCCGCCGCCATGTGCGCCATGTCGGTGGGCACGGTGCTGTATGCTGTGATTGCGCTGTGCGGGTGGCTGCCCATGGGCCCGGAGACACCCGACAACATAGTGTTGGCATACATGAACACATTGGATGGCAAGATTGTGGCGGGCGTTATGTGTGTCAGTGTGGTGTTGACGGTGCCGGCGTTGTTGCTGCCTGTGGTGCACATGATGGCCCCCATTGACCACTCGCCGATGCAGTGGATGTCCACGTTGGGCATGTACGCGTGCATGTATGTATTGGTCATTATGATACCGTCGTTCAAGGTCGGTGTGGTGGTGGTGGGGGCGGTGGCTGGCACAGTGCTGGTGTTTGCCTTGCCTGCCCTCATGTACACATGGCTATATTACAGGCGCCGTGTGTTGGCGTGGATGGTTGTGGTGTTATATACTGGCATAGGCGTTGCAGTCAGTGTTATGGCTATATATGACATCAAAATACAATTACAGGGGTATTAAAAGATCATGTTACAGCAACAGCCTTGTGAGCCATGTGTGGACCAAGCAGATGTCCCTGTCACACCCATTGGCGGCACCAGTAGCCTCATAGACCTGACAATGGCGCCGGACAACATGGATGCTCTGCACACTA